GCTAGAATAAAATACAGAAATATACCTAAACTAGAAAATGGAACATGGAGATGGCATGGGTGTGAGGGAGATTGGGGATACCCAATGTCGGTTGATGGTCATATATTTAGGACTTCTGACATTCTTCCCATAATAGAAAGAATACCTTTTAATAATCCAACTCTATTTGAATATAATTTAAGTATAAATTATCTTAACCAACCGTATATGTTATGTTATAAGAAGTCTAGACTATTTAACAATCCAATAAACAGAGTTCATAATAACAACGATACTCCGCATTCCAATATTTCGGAAGATTACATATTAAATGAATATCTAAATGGTAAGAGAATGTATATAAACGCCAACATAGAAAATACTAATTTTATATCACCACACTTTGAGATGCCAATAATATTAAGATAACTATTTAGACCATTTCCATTCTGATATATGTCTTCTTAACTCATCAGCATTCATTCTCGTAATTGAATCGTATATAGACTTATTTCTCCAATACATTTCTCCGTGACTGCTATTTGGTCCCCTGAAATGGTCTACGTGAAATATTGGATATGAAGTCCTACCTATGCGTAATCCAAGTTTTACACTTCTATGATATCTTTCTGTGTCTTCGTAGCCCCACCCAGAGAAATTTTCATTTTCCATTCCCGATGATATAAATGATTTTGTGTTCCAAAATACACAGCCACCAACAGAATCCGAAACAATAGGATAAAACATACCAGAAATTAATACATCTGTATTTTTATTCTGTCTTAAAATACCATAGTGGTTTCTACCGACTCCAAAAAATCTACCGTCAAACGGAAATACCATATCGTAATTACCGCTTGATAGCATATTATACCCATCTATGTAGGCTTTAACTGGTAACAATACATCTACGTCATAAGTGGAATGAAACTCAGTTTTGCATTTTCTTGCTAAAATATTTAGAATTTTTGTCTTATGATTTTTATCACTGTCTGTTTTTATAAACTCATACTCAACACCAAAAGGATTCTTATATTTACTTTCGGTTCCCATTTCACAAACTGATATATTTGTATCAAAGTGATGCAAAATATAATCAATACATAAGTCTATATTTTCAACTCTGTCGTTGGAATCGACTAACATTGGCATATTAAATGTTATATTTTTTAAGTTGTGTTTCATCTTCCCAGGTTCCCGTAACTATCGTGTGTTGATCCCCAATATTGCCGACAAAACACGTGATCAGATCCCGTGTAAGAACCACCACAAAAATGATTAGGAATAAAATAATGTGAAGGATATACTTTAATCTTTGTATAGTTGTGTTCTCTGATACTATTGGTCAAAAGAGTCGGACCTGTTAAAATCCATGGGGGAGCCATCCCGTTCATATGCTGCGGGTTCATTCTGGATATCTTCTGTATCAATATGTCAAATAACTGGCAATTCTTAACACCGGCTAAGTATCCATTAGCTATTAGCCCCGGTCTATGCTGCTCGCTTTCAAAACACGCAAACGAGTCATTATCAACTAAAAAATCTTCCAATGGTTTAATGCAATCAGAATCAGCATCAATATAGAACCCACCGTACTGCTTGAGTATTTCGTAACGCAATATATCAGCTTTTCCGTGAAATGGTGAGTATGCGTCAAAGTGACGGCGATTAATCATTGGTGGAAGATTTGCATCTGTCCACAGCATATATTCCCAACTTGGATTCATGTTCTTCCAAGTTTCCATCATCTTAAATGGTTTCTTATTTTGATCACCAACCCATATTTGATGTATTATCTTAGGTATCATTTTATTATTCCATATTCCCTAAGCCACGGAAATGTCTTAACTCTTTCTCTTGTTTGTTCAGGCGACTCACATTCCACGGCATGAAACAACTTTGCGTTTGCATCTAAATGGGGATTGGAGTTAAAGTTATTAGAGACTCTGCAATGTTCAAGATGCCACAATTTTCCTTCGCCGTAACGATGTTTAAGTCCCATTCTGATAAATCTCCAGTGCCTTTCATTATCCTCAAATCCCCACGACTTGAAGAACTCGTTTTCCATTCCAGCTTCCATGTATTTGTTAGTCAGCACCCAGGCAGGAGAACCAACAGCAGCCGCCATCTTTCCATTATCTGCAAAAAGCAAAGGATTCATTGATCCCCTAAGAACATAATGTTGATTCTGATTAACTCTCATCAAATCACCAAACCCAACTATATACTCAAATCCATCCTTCGTTATCATATTTCTTGTCTTTTCATACCCATCTGGTTCCATGATGATATCACAATCATACATGACCATTATAGGAGTGGTAACTTGACGAGCCATCGTATTTAAATGCTTAGTTTTCCAAAACAAGTATTCTTCGTTTTTATTGAATATGTATTTTACCTGATTTATCTTACTTCCCAGTATCGTGGGAACCTTGGAAACCTTATCATCTTCAAGGATTATAATATTAGTATCAAGATGATGTAAAAGATACGAAACACTTGTTAAGATATTATTGGCTCTATCTTGTGATTCGACTCTAACAGGCATGATAAATGTAGTGTCTCTTAAATCATACTTTGACATTATTAGCCCCTTAATCTATTTTCTATTTCTGTAAATGGTATCAAAATTCTCCCGACGCCTCTCCCATACACCCTGCCGTTATGGTCAATCTGCGGCTTTCTGTCCTCGTCGCTTGTTGTATTTGGGACATCAAGCATCTGTGTGTAATCCCATGTCTCCTTGATAAACGGAAACCCATGTCGAGGGAATTCACCCGCTAAAATACATCTGCGAGTATAATCACAATGTTCAAATCCATACCCTATGTAATCGGGATCTAAAGCACCAACCTTGCTCAATGTCTGCTTTGTGATTGACATTATCTGTGCGACGTGTGTATGTTCGAATATCACAGTCCCAGATGGAACCTTGATAATCTTCTTTGGTCGCTTCTCGTTATCTGAAACCCACTTTGGACAGTAGTTAAACAAACCAACACCAGTTTCACGGTGGACATTTAAGTATAGAGTGTCCCATCCAACTCTCGTAGGTTTGAAGTCATCCTCAAACAAAAATAGATGATCGCATTCTTGAAGATGCATCATGGCAATACTTTTATTAATAGATATTCCCAAATTGCGATGTGGAATTAGATTCATCAACTGTGATACCTTTTCGTATCCGGTTGTGTCGGTTTGGTCCAGCGAACAAACAAGCTTGTAATCATAACGGTCACGGTCGAGAGTGTTTACAATCGACTCAGCTACATCCGTAGCCGCTGCTGATCTATTGTAAGTTATAAGCCCGATACCAATAAGTGGCTTAGGCATTCTTAGATTCCTCGAAATCGCTTATTTCTTCTTCGAAGTTAATCGTGAATGATATTCCCCTCGCTGCTTCTGGCACATCAATAGAAACTACCTTTTTTCCCGTCTTTTTTTCGAGAAACTTAGTTAGTAACTTCTGAGCATCTTCTAAGGTCACGACTGCTTGTGGTCTATTGATAATCTTCATAATATCTCCTTTGTGAATGGTATGTATATTTTATTGGGATCAAATTTCATATATATTTTATTAGCTTCTTCGGAATATTTCTTTCTTTCTTCTTCACTGAAACATGGCGCAGTTCCAAGGTCTTTAAAGTATATGTCGGATTCAATCACAAATGGATGGGCATCGTGATTTGCCGGTGAGCAAAGTCCAGCCAACTTACACCTTCTTGTGTAGTCACTATGCTCATATCCAAACTTTCCATAGCTAATATCAAAAGCTCCTATCTTCTCAATAACTTCTTTTGTCATCACCATAAGTTGCGCTGTGTTTCTTTGGTATATACCTAAAGTAACAGATGGCAATCTAATAACCTTATACAATAAATCCCTATGGTCCAATCTAATATGATTAAGATGTCTCATACCAGATTCTTTCAACGCTGTTAAGTATAACTCAACCCATCCAGTATATATTGGTTTAAAATCATCTTCAAGTAAAAATATAACATCACAATCCCTCAAATTCCACAATGCTCTATTTTTATTTACTGCAACTCCGCCGTTCTTACCATTTACAACAGGGAAAATCTTCAACACTTCCTTGTATTCTGAGATATCTTCCTGATCAATACTGCATATTAGCTTATAGTTATGTACAGATTTATCAATTGTACTCAAAACCCCTTGACAAACAGATAGACATTCTTCGGGTCTTTTGTATGAAATAATCCCTATTCCTATCTTCATAATTTACCCCTTGACTTTATTTTACCAACATATATGATAAATACCTATTCACGATACATAACATTGTCATAAACTTTATTATAACATAAAATATAACTTAATTCAATATAGAAACCTAAATATGAAAAAACTGTTTTTTAACATAGCAATTCTTCCATTACTCTTGATGGTAGCGTCATTTACAAACAACGGAATTAAGAATACTGATAGTTATACTTATGTGGTATTAGAACACTCATATAGCGATTTCATCAAAGACGCTTATAATTTCAGGATACGAAACAACTTAGATGTCCCCGATTTTTATTACGATATTCTGCAAATAGACAACCCAAATACGCCGCAATGGGTAAAACAGGCAGCCATAGAACAACACAACGATAGCTTTAAAGATAAAGTTCCTCTGTGGATTAGACGTGGGCAGCTTATGACAGAATCCTCATCTTCATATAACGAAGACGGTTCTATAAAGTATGTTAGTAAAAAAAGGGGAGGCAATAATAACAAAAAGGGTGCTATTGGTCCTTTTCAAATTTTGCGAATAGCCTTCAATCACATGAAGCAAAAATACCCAGATTCTCTACGTGGTCGCAGATACGAAGAAATGCAAAATGATACAAAGCTTAATGAAGAAGTAGCTTGTATGTATCTTGTGTATATATACAACGGAAGAGGTAATAAAAATTGGAACACGACCGTGATGATGTATAATGCTGGTCCTTGGGGATCGCTGGATTCCAATGCCAGAAACTACCTAAATAAAGTTAGAAAATACGGAAATATAAACAATTAGCTATTACACGGACAGAAATAGATATTAATATAAATAAAGGCATAGTTTATGGAGCTATGCTATGACCATGAGATTTTTTAATATCACTAAAACAACAGAACAGCTTCTTGAGAGCAGACTTGAGTCAGACATACAAGTATGGCTTTCTCAACCAGAAGCTCTCGTTGAGCGTTGGAGAAAACCAGCACGTGAAGGAATGAAGTGCGTCCAAGTTGGTAAGAGAAAGTATCATTACGAAAAGGTCAAGGAATCCGGTAAGTTTGGACCAACATATATTCTTCATGGAAAAAATGGCGCTCGCTATGGTCTTTTTAGGGGGGCGAACGAGGAACTGCTACCCGTCAATCTTAAGACTAAGAAACTTGTTAAGACAAGTAGATTCCTTCATAAAAATGGAAACATAACATGGAAGAGAGCAATTAAAAATCTTGACTCTCATAAAAAGCTTAAGGAATCTGTTTTATTAGAAGGTGGCAATGCAGTGAAGAATGAGCTTATCCAGAAGCTCGAAGCCGCTGGAGCAACCAATGTTCATTACATCAGAATACCTTCTGATCAAATAAAAGCCGTCTTCAATGAAATTGTTGAACCTCTTCTCAAAGAGATATCTCCGTTCTTAGATCCATCATACAAGACAACTTTCGGGCTTGGTTCAACTCGTCTCGCCGCATATGTCTCTGGTAGAGAAGTAAAGCTTCTTAAGTCAGAAGATCCACAAATAATGGCAAAAGCCACACAAGCAAAGAAGTCATATGGCGACTTGGACATTGATATAGTTCCCAAGGAAGGCGTTGAGCTTCGACAAATTGGTGAATACCTCTCGCAGAAGTATCCAACCAAGGTAGCATATCGCAAGTCGAAGATATCAGCCGAAGAGATTCTCATGGCTTATGTATGGGAAGATGGAAAGACCATTCAGATTGACCTCGTAAAAGGCGGCGGTGCGGACGCGGGTGAAGTAAGCTTTATGCAGTCAAGCTCGTTTGTTGACCTTTCTCGTGGCGTCAAGGGGGCACTTCAGAAGTGGCTTATGCGTGCGGTGTTGGGGGAAAGAGAACTGACCGAGAATGAAAAGAAGATGGTCAAAGATGCTCTTAAGAAGAACGAAGAGTATCTGACTCTGGCTAAGAAGGGATGGGTTCCTGGCAGACATGGTGATACATCGCTTGAGCCGGGAAGATTCCAGTTGGGCAAGGGTGGGGTATATGTAGTCATTGATTTGTTCAAGGAAGGCGTCAAGACCCGCAAGACCATAAAACTGAATGAGAAGCCCCTTGTCGATTTCTCAGACATCAATAAGCTCGCGTCATTTATCATTCCCGGCGCAACTGAAGACGAACTTACATCGGCAGTAAAGATTGCAGAGAAAGTAAAAGAAACCATGCCCGACAAGATTCCCGCAATATGGGAAAGCTTCAGTCGTATGATGGATCAGCAGAAGGGAACTATTGATATTGAAGACTACAACACTGGCATGAAGACAATCTCTGAAATACTTGGCGTAGAATGGAAGGGAGAATAATATGCCACGTGAGGGAATAGGCAGATTTTCAGGAAAGAGTGAATACTCTGATGTTGAGTTCCTTGAAATTTTCAAAGAACTATTACCTTATGTAAAGGCGGGAAAGATAGACCTCAGTAAAGTCAAGAACATTGATGTCGTTGAGAAGATGGATTCTGCGTTCTGTCATTTCGGAATAAACGACCATGGGACATTTTTCATAGAGACATCGAACTCGGGAGAAGTCACTGTAGATAATTACAGACAGAAGTTTTCCAATGAGTACTTCTTCGGGGACTTTAAGGCAAGCTTTGAGTCTCTCCTTGGGAACACTATACTTCAGAATGCCCTCAAGAAGATATCAGCCAAGTTTGGTCCCATCCGTTACGATGCCGAAATATTCCCTGTATTGACCCACACTGGCGACGATACTGGTTATATAACCTTTGTAGCTACTCGCTACGACAAGAACAAATTTGGTAAGAACGGAGCGTTCGTTGTATTCAAGTCATGGATAAAAGACGAAAACGCTCAATGGAAGCGCCCAGATCCAAAGACCAACCATAAGCTTATAGCTGCCATAGAAACAGCAGATTCCGCTGATTGGAGAATTTACACCAACGAAAAGCACGCGAAGCTATCTGGAAATATAGAATTCAAGATTGATAACCTTGATGAGATGCTGTCAACTGAAGAAGGAATTGACGAGGCTCTCACAGTTCTCAAGTCCCGTGGCAATACCACCATGAAGGCTCACTTGAAGAACGCCATTCGTGACGCCAAAGATAAACTACAGAGTGTTCTTGATGCCTATGCGGAGAAGACTTCATCTATATTCTCCAAGGCTGGCGAAAAGTCACCCATAGAAGGCGTTGTTCTTCGTCTCAAGCAAGCTGATGGCAGCATCTTCGAAGTCAAAGGAACCTCCAAGGCATTTGATGAACTCAAGAAGCAGACTTGGGCAACTCGTATGGATCTTGGGTCGTTAGAAGAAGTAACCGATGGAAGATTCTTGAAGGATGCTCTTGGGCTGAGTACAGCCCAGCCAGCCGCTCTGAATAATGCTATTAAGAAGCTCGCTCAGTCGTTCACCAGTGACGAAAAAGACGCTGAGAAGAAGGAACTTCAGTTTCTCTTCAAGTTATACGAGTCACTCAAAGACGCTGGGGCAATGTCTTCTCCAGAGGAAACCAAGCAGAAAGTAAATGCTGTATTTGAGAGTGCCACGGAAGAACTTACAAAGATTATAGATGCTTTCAAAGCAAATGCAAAGTCACTGGATCCAGACACCCGCCGTAAGACAACCAAAGCTATTGAAATTGTCATTGACAAGTTCCAAAAGATTGAAGAAGCTATTCAAACAGACATACCACCAGAAATATTCCAGATTTACATTCTCAAGTTCTTCTTGGAAAGACGCTTGAACACTTACGCCGCTGCTCACATGAACAAACCAACAACCGACTTCAGTAAGTATTACGAAGGTCAGACACCAGTAATACTCTGGAATGGTAGAGCGCAGCCTTGGCACCGTGGTCATGACGCTATGATTCAACTTGCTAAGGACAAACTCAAAGAAGTTGGCGCTGAAAAGGTTCTTATCTTCATCGTCAAGGGCGGAGAGACATCCAAGAATAAAGAAGACAACCCACTCAATGAAGCAGAACAGAAGCAACTTATTCAGGCAATATATAAGAATGATCCAGCCGTATCAGTGGCTCCAGTTCCGTTGCCAACCTCAACATCATCAGCCATATGGGCAAGAATAGAGCCTCTCAAGATGTATGTCGCGGGCTGGCTCGCCGGTGAAGACAGAATAGAAGACTATAAGAAAGATGTAGCTAGATTCAATGCCAACCTATGGGTTCAGGACCATGCTTCTTTGCCACTCAAAGTAAATGACAGAGGAACTTCGGCAGTTGCGTTCATCCAGACTCCAAGAGTTATGAGCGGAACCGCCGCCAGAGAATCGGCTAAGACAACAGATTTCCAAACATGGGTGGCAAATGTATGTCCTCCACATGCTCTTAAAGACAATGAGGTAATAGAAATGTATAATGACATCTATAATAAGCTCAATATCGACAAGAAAGAAGCTGTTGAGTCGCTGGTAAGATCCAAGTTTTCATGTAAACTTGTAGAAGCCGAACCTGCTCCAGCTAATCCACCAGCAGACACCAATAAACCAGCAGAGCCACCTAAGCCAGAAAATCCAAAACAAGAAGAACCAAAGCAGGAATTTACTCCCGAAGTTATTGCCTTAGCAGACGCCATAGATAAAGAAAGAAAGTTATCTCCTGAAAACATAGATGATATTATTAAGAAACTTGGCAGCGATTCGCCGCAGTCCGATAAAAATGACACTCCTGTTCCCCAAGGAACCGCTGGGGATGCGGTTGATCCTGAGAAGAATAAACAGGAACAAAATAAGAAGCTAGAAGATAAACTCAATTCTATTAAAGTTACAAATATTGATGGTGGGACCGCTGATATGATTAAGAAAATAATTCTTAAGAAAGCACAGAATAAGGAACCCCTGGATTTAAAGAGTATTCAGCAAGATATAGAAGCGGAAAATAATCAATTTAAGCATACCCCCGATACTGATGGGGCTATACAGCATATTCTTGACCAAGCAAAAGACGAGATAACTTCTGTTTCTGCTTCGCAAGCAGAATTTAACTCCAAAAAATATAACACTTTGATGAGAAAAACCTTCAATGAAAAAGTATTCAAAGTTATTAATGAACTTCAAGCAAGTGATATAGAACTACAAAAGATAATCCAAAGCATTGATGATATGATAAAGAAGGATCCCAGTAAGAAGAAGGATGTCATTGAAGCCCTAAAGTATTTGAAATCAGAAGCAACAAAATTGCCTGATAAAGATAAACCAGTTGATGTTGAGACAAAAGAAATTAATCCCACAGAGGAACTTCCGGAAAATAAGAAACCAGAACCATATGCTTCTATGATGGGTAATCCCGATGTAATATCTGACCTTAGCACTATTTTCAAAACCGCATTATCAATGGTAGCGTGGGTAGTTTCAAAAGAAAATGAAAAAGCAGGAAGCGTATTATCTGCCTTTAATGGTGGTATTGCGAGAGGGTTGGATAAGATTAATGATTTAGTTAAAAAGGGACAATCTAACGCCGATGAGATGAATAAAGAGTTGAAGTCTTCTTTCCGTAAGTTACAGCAAAGTGAAAAGACTATGGAAAGAACATACAATGAAATAGTCAACAAAGCAAAGGCTGCTGGTAAGAACCCAGATGATCTAATAAAAGCCGCTCGTGAAAAGAGAAATATTGAAGACCTCAAGAAGAACTCTGACGCTAAGCAACTGAAACAGGCGTTGGATAAGTGGAAAAAGTCTACCGGAAGAATAGATTCGAAGTTTATTGCCGAGTTGAAAAAGACAATACCAAACTATGATACGCTTATTCAGTCGGCAACAAATTCCAAAGACCCAAAGTATGCCGAAAGCGAGAAAAATATCGTTACCGCAATAAAGAAATATCTCTTAGGTTCGGGGGAGACAACATATCCATATTTAAGTGAAATGGTTGATAGTGGCGATCAAGACGAAGTAATAAAGAATAACCTCATAGAACTAAAGGGTAATATTGCTTCGCCCCTCCATATGCCAGCAGATAGAGTCACGAAGCTCAAGGAAATAACTGCAACAGGAGAAATGGATTCTTATTTCTTAGCTGAAGAAACCATCAACGATGCTTTAGACAGTTTATCGCGCCTCTACCTAACTGTAAAGAAGAAGATAGACATAAAAGAAATAAAGGACAAAACCAAGCTATCTGCAAGAACGATAAACAATTGGATTAATCGTGTTAAAGATAATCCATACGATGATAAAATAATAAAAGCCATAGGAAATCAACAAGCCCAATGATTATAAAAAGATATATTAACGGACGCCCGTTACCTACATCTGATAACAAACCCAAAGAAGCAACGCCTGCTAAAAAGCAAGTAGCGAAACCAAACAATACACCACCAGTCCCATTACCAAAACCAAACACCCCAGCTAAGAAAAAAGGCGGCTGCGGCTGCGGAAGGAAATAAATGAGTTTTTCGTCATTCTGTGTCCTCAATGAAGCACTCAACATGGGCGAAACCATGGAGGGAATATTTGCTATAGCGGTTGGGGCATATATAGCCAACGGTAAGTTGGATACAGACACTATTAACAGCATAAGATCCTCACCCAACTTCAAAGGTGGCAAAGGGAAAGTTTCGATTCAGTCTAATACAGCCAACAACGCAAACTTGATTGGCATACAGGCAGATCCCGAAGACAAGATTACAGTCAGCGTCGAAATAAACCTACGCCCCAAGAATGTCGGTGGCATGTTTGGCGATGACTTGGAGCCAAATACAAAAGTGGATGCATTGGTTGCGTCAGTCGTAAACAAAGTTCCCAATCTATCAACCATAAAGAAAATCCAAAGCTTCATTGTTGATATATTGACCAACAACAAGCCAGATGATATAGAGTTCGTTGTAATCGCTGATGGTAGCGAAGCATCTGCAACCAAAGGCGGCTTGATCAAGGGTGATGTAAAACTTGACATCCACGCAAGAACCAAGACGAGCATTCCACAGGAAATAAAAGGGACTCTATCGTTTTCTCTGAAAACCGGCACAGATACCAAGACCGTAAGCAACCTTAGTATCTTCGGTGGAATACTAAAGATGGGACAGCATTACGACCTTGATTTCGTAAGCGACATCAATAAAGACACTGAGTTTACAGGAAAGTATAAAGATACTCAAAAGCTTGTCTACGAGCATCCTGACAAGTGGGCAGATGAAGAACACTTTATATCGTACCTAAGAAAGTATCTACTTATTCAGGATTCGTTCCTAAGTAAGAAAGACGATGAGTTTGAAGGTGGTGGGTCAGAAAGAAGAGTTCAGCAAATGACGGCTGAGCTTACACACCTGAAGACACTTCTTAAGAAATTTATAGTAGCCTTCACCCGTGATATCAAAGGCATTGATAGCGATGTGTTTACAACAGATCCACATGCTCGTCTTTTTGCGTCTAAGACTTTTGACTTTATTCAGCGAGAGATATTCGGAACCGATATAGCAGAATATATACACGTAACCGACAGCGACATAAAAGAGATTAAGAAGGCTGACATTGAGAATATGAAGTATGAGTATGTTGTAAAGGTAGAATCAGAACCAAACGGCATTGTAAACTTTATCGGCATAAATATTGATGGCTCCAAGAAGCTTATCTTTAGAGTTGTTCCTCGACTTGAGTATAATATTAAGACGCAAAGAAAGACCCAGTTACTTACGATTGATATAGGGGATTTAGCATGAATGAAGTTAGAAGGATAATGGAAGCGATTTTATTGGGGGAACTCCATATAGATCGTAATATTGATAAAATAAAAGAATACTTCAGAAAATTTACCAAAAATTTAAAAAATATTCCATTTGGGTGGAATAAGAAAATAGTAATACATATACCAAAAACTCTAACTGAGGGACATGGGGACTCATATACATACGGAGAATATGTTGAAGTCCTCTCGGTATTTAAGATAGTCAATAAATTTATAGACGGAAAAATTAATCATATTAATGTAACAACAAACGTAAACGATTCTGTCATTCAAAAAGTAAAAAACAAAGGAATATCCGAAACAGATATTATACGCGGAGAAGAATCCGCATCTCTAATAGCAGAGGCTATATTCGATGAAATGAGAAAAATAGAAGATTTTCTTTTTATATCACATATTGAAGTTCAGAGAACAGGAAAACCCGGAGTTAGAGCAGACATAACTATAAGTGTTAAGAAAAAATATAGAGAGGATGTTATAAAAACATTAGAGTACTCTCTTAAATCTATGGCATCAAAAACATTTACACCTTATAGCTCCACGGGCACGGCATTTTTAAAGCTATTTGTTGATTATAAAGGGAAAAATCGGAGAGAATGGCTAGAGTTAGTTAAACAAAAAATGGGAGATGATCCATTTTTTTTAGATCTACTTAAATATTTAAAATTAGCAGCAGAAGCTAAGAAACAAAACAACGAAAATGATATAGACACATATCGACAAGCAATATCTAACTTAATGGCAAATATAATAAATAAGCACGGAAAAGATCAAACTTTTATAAAAAATTTCCTTGATGTTTGTGGATTTAATTTTGACAAAACAGAAAATATATATGTAGCCGTTGGTAAAGCAAATAATGTCAAATTATATAGTTCCAACAGTAGCGAGAATTTTAAAGAACTTTTAAATAAAATAAGAGAGGGAGTATATATTTCGGCAGAGCATAAAGAAAAAGAATCTGGATTTTCAATCATCATAGTAAATAAGCTTGGATCAAAAATAGACATACCAATAAGAGGCGGCTGGGGAGTCACAAGCTCTAAAGCAGGGACACCGAAGTTAAATATAATAGGAAATGCCGATATATTTAATTAATGGTTGTTTTATACAATCCATGTCATATAATAACATCATGGATTATACCAAAGAAACATCTGAGTATTTGAAATCAGTTGATATTGCCTATAGAAAAAAGATGGGACAATATTTCACCAAGAAATACGTAAGAGATATATTATTCGATAACCTCCCCATAGATAAAACACATATTAACTACAAAGTATGTGAGTTAAATTGCGGAACGGGAGAATTTATATTATCATTTCAAACTGCGTTCAACACCCCCGAAATATACGCTTATGACACTGATAATAACATGGTTAATATATGTAAAGAAACATATAAAAACATAAAAGAAAGCGAATGTATCAATTCTCTTTTGTTGGACAAGAAAGAATATTTTGACTATACTATAGGAAATCCCCCATATTTTGAATTCACTCCAGATAAAACCACCAGAGAAAAATTCAAAGATGTCATATGCGGAAGAGTGAATATATATTCCCTTTTCATAAAAAAATCAATTGATGTAACAAAAAAGGAAGGATATATTGCCCTTGTAGTTCCTCCTTCGATGAACAATGGGTCTTACTTTAGGAAATTGAGGGAATATATTGTAAAGACGTGTGATATTGTCTTTCTTAAAGTCTTAAATCCAAATGAATTTGACGACGCATCACAAACAGTACAAATACTAATACTCAAAAAGACGACTAACAGTGGAAGATATGTGTTCAAGCGCAATGGCATAACCATCTTCACTGAAGATGTAAAAGAAATTGAAAAATTATATGAAGGTGCAATATCGTTAAAAGATGCTGGGTTTGAAGTTGCTACCGGAAATGTGGTGTGGAATCAAAATAAGAATATTCTGTCCGACGACGCTTCCGATGTAACCTTAATTTGGGCACACAATATACAAGATAAGTTAACTTTAAACAATAATACTAAAAGAAAACAATACATAAAAGTTAATTCCTTTAATACTTCGCCTTGTATAGTGGTTAATAGAATAACTGGCTGCGGGAAGAATGCAAAATTACGATGTTGTCTGGTGAGCGATATTAAATACGTTACTGAAAATCATGTTAATGTAATAACATGCGGTGATAAGTGTCGTTTATCACTTCAGTGGCTTCTAAAGCAATTATCATCGCCAAAAAATTTAAAAGCAATCAAGCATATCACGGGGAATACTCAATTATCAAAAACAGAGCTTCTAAACCTTTTTCCAATATATATTGAATAGTATAAAATATTGATTCATATAGAGATGACAGTAAGATAAAACCAAGAAGCACCCAACAAGTCCATATAAACTAGGAAAAATAATGATTAAGTCAATATCAGACTCTCAGCTTGAAATTATCAAGAATATACAAACCCTCTATACTGGCAACATCCAGTGTGATGTTACATTCTCGAAGGGCGCGTTTTGGAAGGGATTGGATGAGCCAACCCTAAAGTTCGACATCTGTCCACCAACCAATAGACCCGATGTTATTCAAGCCGATTGCAGGAAACTTCCGATAACTAATGGTATTGTAAAGTCGATGATGTATGACCCACCATTCATTGTTGCACACGGTAAGGAGTCTGTTATAGGTAATCGTTTCTCGTCATACAAGACGATGAAAGAACTATGGCAGTTCTATGATGACTCGCTTAAAGAATTCAATCGCGTCATCAGTAAGAAAGGACATTTAATCGTCAAGTGTCAGGATATAGTCTCAGGTGGTCGCAATCATTTGTCACATGTTTTTATTTGTAACATGGCTGAGAAATATGGATTTGAGAACGTTGATCTATTTATCTTAACTGCAAAACACAGAATGACTACACATAATACAACTAAACAAAAACACGCAAGAAAATATCATTCATATTTCTTAGTGTTTCAAAAAAAGAATGATTATTTATCTGTGTAAGAGTATAATATTTTTATCAAAAATGACATGATTGGGTATTGATAAATACAATAACCCACTAAAATAAAATCTGGAGACAACGATGACAAATAAGAGAATTTACACCCACGAAGAAGCAACTAAGGAGTCAGTAGAATATTTCAATGGTGACGAACTAGCAGCCTCAGTATTCGTAGGAAAGTATGCGCTCAGAAACGAAAAACATGAACTACTCGAAAGTTCCCCCGACCAAGCCCACAGAAGAATAGCAAAAGAATTTGCCAGAATTGAAAAGAAGTATCCAAACCCATTGTCAGAAGATGAGATATATTCTTACTTCAAGAATTTCAAGTATATAGTTCCACAGGGTTCTCCTATGTCAGCCATAGGAAATCCGTATCAGATTCAGTCTGCATCAAACTGCTTCGTGATTCCTTCGCCGCTTGACTCGTATGGTGGTATATTACATACAGACCAAGAGCAGGCTCAAGTTATGAAGCGTCGTGGTGGAGTTGGATTCGATATATCCAATATTCGTCCAAAGGGACTATCAACCAAGAACGCTGCTCGTACCACTGACGGTATCGGCGTGTTCATGGAAAGATTTTCGAATACATGTCGCGAAGTTGCACAGAACGGGCGCAGAGGCGCTCTAATGTTATCTATATCATGTCACCATCCCGAGATAAGAACTTTCATCAACATCAAGCGCGACAAAAAGAAGGTAACTGGTGCTAACATTTCAATCCGTATGACTGACGAGTTCATGAAGGCAGTCAAGCAGGACAAACAAGTTGAGTTGCGCTTTCCTGTAGATAGCAAGACGCCATCTATTAGTGAAATGGTAAATGCAAGAGAAATCTGGAGCGAGATTATTCAGGCTGCTTGGGAATCCGCTGAGCCTGGAATCCTTTTCTGGGATAATGTCGTAAATAACGGTCCAGCAGATATATACGAATCATATAAATCCACTTCAACAAATCCATGTGGTGAGATAACTCTTTCTCCATACGACAGTTGCAGACTTATGGTTGTCAATCTGAATTCGTTTGTCAATGATGCGTTTACTGACAAAGCAGAGTTTGATTTCGTCAAGTTCGCGGAAGTTACTCAAGTAGCCCAGCGGCTTATGGACGATATGATTGATATTGAGCTTGAGCAGATAGATAAGATTCTAAAGAAGATACATGCCGATATTGAGCCAGAGAATGTTAAGAAGATAGAAATTGACCTCTGGAATAACATCAAGAATGCATGCATCAATGGTCGTAGAACAGGGCTTGGCATCACTGCCCTTGGTGACGCCCTCGCCGCCTTAAATATTCGCTATGGCTCCAAAGAATCCATCAAGAAAACTGAAGAAATATACAAGGCACTTGCCATCAACTCCGAGAAGGCATCGTGTATGATGGCGCGTGATCGTGGAACATTCCCGATATTCGACGCTAAGCTTGAGAGGGGTCATCCATTTATAGAGAGGCTATTGGAATCTGACCCCGAACTCAAGACCCTTTACAAGAAGCATGGTCGTAGAAACATATCGACCACTACCACGGCTCCAGTTGGATCTGTTTCTACCATGACACAGACTACCTCTGGAATCGAACCTTCGTTCCTTCTTAAGTACACTCGTCGTAAGAAAATAAATCCAAACGATAAATCTGCTAAAGTTGATTTTGTTGATGACATGGGTGACAAGTGGCAAGAGTTTCCTGTTTATCACCACGGCTTCCGCAAGTGGATGGAAGTAACCGGAAAAGAAAAAATAGAAGACTCCCCATACTTCAAAGCAACCTCAAACGAGATTGATTGGGTCGCTTCCGTGGATCTTCAGGCAGCAGCACAGAAGTGGGTAAGTCACTCTATCAGCAAGACCTGTAACCTACCAAACTCTGCTACCAAGGAACTTGTATCCGAGATTTACATGAAGGCATGGGAAAGCGGCTGCAAGGGCTTTACCATCTATCGTGATGGCTGTCGTACTGGTGTTCTCGTTGACGATAAACCAAAGGAAACAAAGGAAAAATCCGGAAGAGACGCTATTACCATCACTAAAACAACAGCCCCAAAGCGTCCCACTTCTCTCAAGTGCGAAGTACACCATGTGAAGCTCAGCAAGAAACTTGACAAGGTTCGCTCAATAGAATACTGTGCGGTCGTTGGTCTGTTCGAAGGTGGAGAGCCATACGAACTATTCGTTTTCGAAAACGGAACCATTGACAAGAAGTATGTCAATGGAAAGCTTGTCAAGAAAGCAAAAGGTCACTATGACGTTGAATTTGATGATGGGTTCACTATCAAGAACATCATGAAGGACCAGACAGAGGAAGAAGAGCTTGTAACCCGTCTTGTATCTATTTCGTTGAGACATGGAACGCCTCTTGAGCATCTTGTTCATCAACTTGAAAAGGTCCGTACCGACAATATAGCATCCTTCACCAAGGTCATGTGCCGAGTCCTGAAGAAGTATATTAAAAATGGAGTAAAGGTAAGCGGAGAAACATGTCCAAGCTGCGGTAGCAAGGACATCATCCGTATGGAAGGATGTCAGACTTGTAAGGCATGTGGCTACTCAAAATGCTAATGTTGACTTCCAAAAAATAAGTCATAGAATACATTAATGATTTATAACATGGATTGTCTTGAAGGTATTTCAAGCCTATCAGACAATAGCATCCAGACTACAATTACCTCCCCGCCCTATAACAAGAAGGGATTGCTGGGGAAGGTAAAAACTGGAAACCAGATATGGTCAAAGCACAACATCGACTATGATGTATATGGCGATGACATGCCAGAGAGTGAATACCAAGAGTGGCAAGTAAAGATTCTTGATAAGATATTTGAAAAAACTAAAGACGATGGATCTTTGTTTTACAACCACAAGATGCGTCGAAAGAGCAACAAGTGCTACAACCCCTACGATATCGTGAGCAAGACAAAGTGGAATCTCTATCAGCTTATAATTATTGACAGAAGAAACTCTCCTAATATACGGAATGATGTTTTGACTCCAACCACTGAATATATATTCTGGTTAGCTAAGGGCAAGCCAAAGGTATACAAAAGCAGACTACCCAAAGAATTTCGGTCAGAGGTTTGGGTCATGCCTCCGAAGAAGCAGAAGGACCATCCAGCACCCTTCCATCCATTGTTACCAGAAATCTGTATTAAATTATCAACTGATGCTGGTGATACTGTCCTAGATCCTTTCATGGGCATAGGAACAGTCGCAGAATCCTGTGAGAAACTTGGCAGAGAGTATGTTGGCTATGAGGTATCGGAAAGCTACTTTAAAATATGTTTAGGAAAAAATTTAAAGTGTGATACAATATCCCATATAAATACTTTATAGCAACCCTGTATCACACACTTAGGAACACGCCTTCAATGACCACTTGCTTAACAAATAAGATAGGATATAAAAGAGCCAACGCAGAAGGCGTGGGTTCCTAGAGGCTGTCTATCTCTTCATGAGATACACAAGCCTCTGGTCAAACCAGAGGCTTTTTTCGTTTCGGATGTCTTTCACAATTCTATAGCGTAGTTTGTAGTATGCGGTAATAGCTCAATTGGATTAGAGCGCCACTTTGCCATAGTGGATGTTGCAGGTTCAAGTCCTGTTTACCGCACCATAAGGGGAGCCGCCCCTCTCTAACACAGCGGCATCTGAGAGTATTCCGATAGACTCAGCGTAATAACAAATTCGGAGCCATGCTTCTGTAGCTTATATTAGTTTAAAGCACCGGACTGTAAACCGGAGGAAGCGGGGTGCCTAATCCCCGTCAGAGGCTCTAATGCTCGTATCTTCTATGTAGTAAGAACCCCGATTCTCAATCGGATAAACAGAGTGCAAGTCTCTGTACGAGTACCACTTACAGGAATTCAAAAAAATACTTCTTGCATTCCTAAAATACCTGTTAGGATATACCCATCAAGCCGCTGAGAGCAAGCCATAAGACTCCGTGCTAAAGACACGGCAGGCGACATTAAAACTCTCATAGGATTGACTGATGACTTTACAAGTATATAAACGTAGTTTGATTCATGGGAACGTATGCTCGTAGATGGCGAGCGCGGTCTGTAAAACCGATGCCTTAATTGGCTCCGTAGGTGAGACTCCTACCGGTCCCACCAATATGGGGTTAAGTCGTCTAATGTTTATGGATGTTGCAACATCACATAACAGGACAAAGACAGTCATCTTTACGCCTTAAATGGCATTTGACAAATATGGGTTTGAATCCCATCAACTCCACCAGCATTGCCCTGTCATATAATGGTATTATGTCTGACTGTTAATCAGATCATAGGGGTTCGATTCCCTTTGGGGCAGCCAAAAAATAGTTTTGTTACGGTTTTTCTATACTCCACAAGAGTGAAAAACCCAACACATGGGCGCGTAACTCAACAGCAGAGTGCCTGCTTTACATGCAGGAAGTAGTAGGGGCAGCACCTACCTCGCCTACCAAGTCGTGTTCGTATTATTTCTCTGACCTGGGGTGGTGAAGGATCCCCCCAAGGACGAAAAGGAGAAAAAGCAGTCAAATACGATATCCAATTAAGATATCAAGGTAAGTGAAAATCTTACACACGACACCATCAAAGGAATCTCTTGATCCTCTCACATCATTGTGAGTCCACTCGAAGGAGTGGGAATAAACAGGAGGCATGGGTCCAAAGCTCTAAAAGTGGTAAGCATCTGGCTCTTAACCAGAGGGACTCGGGGCAGTACCGAGTGGACCCACCAATTTCTTGTTGACAAAATGGGGGTATGGCGTAATGGCAGCCGCATCGGATTTAAAATCCGCTTCCTTTACCGGAGTGTCGGTTCAAGTCCGACTACCCCTACCAAAATTACCTCTTGCATTCCTGAAAGGGGCTGTATGATGGTATCATCAACGGCAGCAATGCCAGCGACTTCACAAGTGTATAGCGTAGTTTGTATTATGGGTTGCAAGCATTAGGGCTGATGCAATGGTCTTTTAAACCATGGAACACGGATCGACCCCGTGGCGACCCACCAGAATGTGATCGCAGCATAACTCACTATAAACGCTGCTACATCTCTTTGTATTGATAACCTATTAGACCCTAACGCAGAAATGCGAGGAAAAGTTACCCGCGAGTACACCCTCGGTCTTATAAATCGTTGAAAGGTTATACGGATACAAGCTGGTTCGAATCCAGCCTCGCGGACCATCTCAAAGTTTTGGAGTTTCCTTTTCCTGGCGGAAGAAAAACTCTGTTCATGCTCCTTTCTTCTATGTAGTAAGAAACACGCCTTTCAAGCGTATAAAGTAGAGTGCAAGTCTCTCAAGGAGTACCAGTTGTATAGAACGGTCAAAGCAATAGATAGCGCAACTCATAGAACTCGCAAGAGGGAGAGTTGGCTCGCACAGCAATTCTGTTGTCAGCGACCCATGGAGGACCAACCCGACCATGTAAATATAATAAGAGTTACATTTGGCTCTGTAACTCACATGCACCCATAGTATAATGGCTCAGTACAGGAGACTTTCATTCTCTTAATCAGGGTTCGATTCCCTGTGGGTGTACCATTTAGGGCAGTCACTGTTACGGTTACTTCATTTACATAAAACGAAAAAAAAACACCGTAGCTAATAATCTCCCTGATTCATCTGTGTCGTATGTAAGTTGTGATAGCCGTAAAAAGTGTCCCTAGCTTGCGTTAGGTTGGCTCCCATTTTTGATAGAGAAGCAGTAAATCGTTTGGTTATGAAATATAAATACTGGTATAATAGGAGTATTATGTTTTATACCATATACAAGATAACTAATAAGATAAACGGTAAGATTTACATTGGGAAGCACCAAACCGAAAATATCAACGATGATTACTTAGGTTCCGGACATCATATAAAGGCTGCCGTTAAGAAATATGGGAGAAGTAACTTTACAAAAGAAATACTCCATGTTTTTGACAACGAAGAGCAAATGGATAAAATGGAAATACTTATTGTGAATGAAGATTTTATAAAAAGAAAAGATGTTTATAACATATCAGTTGGTGGCGAAGGTGGACCAAAGTTTAGAGGAAAGAATCACACTGATGAGACAAAAAGAAAGCTCTCCATAATAAGTCAGAAACCAAAAACCTACTCGAAAGAATCAAAACAAAAAATGATAGATACTAATAAGACAAGAATTATATCAGATGAAACGAGAAAGAAAATGTCAGATAGAGCAAAGAAAAGATATATAAATGATGAGGTAAGAAACAAAATCTCATTATCAGTAAAAGAAAGATACAAAAAAGAGAGTGAATGTGGAAGTAACGAAACTAAGACATTACTTTCACAAAAAATGAAAGAAAGAATGTCATCGAAAGAAACAAGAGAAAACTTATCAAACACTATGAAAGAGAGATATGGTAAAATATATTCTCAACTCATATGGGTGAAGAATCTTCAAACTGGTGAATGTTTTAGAATAAATAAAAATGACATAAACAAATATATAGAAATGGGATTTGTAAAGGGTAGAATTCGTATTAACACTGCGCGGTGGTGTAACAGTAGCATAATTGGCTCATAACCAATAGATAAAGGTGCGACTCCTTTCTGCGCTTCCAAAAGTTTGTAGGTATCTAATAACCTTCAGCATTGCGGGGTAGAGAAGTAGCATCTCACCGCCCTCATAAGGCGGGAATCGCTGGTGCAAGTCCAGCCCACCGCATCCATCGTGGGTTCTTTCTAGTAGAAGCTAAGCGACTCTACAAGTTTCTTTCCCTGTCAACAAAAAGAAACATATAGCTTTCCATGGGGTGATAGCTCATTCAGTAGAGCGCCTGCCTTGCACGCAGGAGGCGTCCGGAGCGTAGCCGGATCATTCCACCATACGAGAACTTTTGTTAGAGGCAAAGTGTTTCACTCATAAAAAGAAACCAGCTTCACCATTTTTGGGCACACATGTTCCGTGGGGGCGAGACGCACTTGCAATGCATCTGTGAAGGGTTCGACTCCCTTTGTGTCCACCAAAGGGGTTATTCGATACCATTTCCCCATCTAACAATGGTTGATTAGGATCGGGCAGCTAATCGTAAAAGGTAATTCTGTCCACCAATTTAATTCGGGTGCCTAGTAGTGAACGTGGAGCGACTTTTTCAGGTCGCTTATACGACTAACCATCGTAGCCTCTCGCCAGCCTACTAGAGACTCACCTTTTCGTGTTAGCGTGTAGCTCAGCGGTAGATCCGACAGACTGCAAATAGCGGTCACTAAAATGTCATGCGGGTAAAACAGGCGACTTATGTTGCCTGGGTTCGAATCCCCCTATGCTAACACAATCCTTTGGGGCAGTCATTGTTACGGTTACTTCACCTTATGAAACAAAACACCGTAACTCCTAATCTCCCCGATTTCTTCATGCCCATGTATGCCGCCTGCCTTCTAAGCAGGAGAAAGCTAACTGGATACATGTAGGTTCAACTCCTACCATGGGTGCCACATGTTCTCGTAGCTCAGTTGGAAGAGCTTTGGATTTCGGTGATTAACAAATCACTGCCATAATCCAATGGTCGTAGGTTCAAATCCTACCGGGAACGCCAAATCATTGGAAAGTAGCACAGCGGTAGTGCAAGTGACTGTAATGGGCAAAGGAATCAGTAAGTTCAACTCTTACGCTCATCACCATAATCACTAGGTCAGGGGTTCGAATCCCTTCTTTCCAGCCAAACGGTATTGAAAGCTAATTCCTAACCAGTTGCGGCGAGTAAGTACCCTGTGTGAACAGGAGTCTCTAGTAGCATCGGGTGGTTCCTTTGCGAACAAGATTCCCAAGTAGCCTAAATTTCATATCACCCATTACGATGCGAGGGACGATGAGTGGTATTCAAAGAAAGAAATAAAACATCTACTAGCTCGCGTATAGTAGATCCTATGCAGTGTTGACAGAGAGGCTTATGTGCCAGCCTTCCAAGCTGGATACAAGGGTTCAATTCCCTTACACTGCTCCAATTTTCTGTGACGAATGTCCCATTACTTCTGGTTTGAGATATGACAATCCGTAACCCTAAGTCCATTCCTCTTAACTTGGCTATACTTATGTCATTGAGTGCCTTGAAACAGGAAGGTGTGTGAGACGAAGTTTGGTCAGAACACTTAAAAGAAAAGGATGGAAGACACACAGAAAAATATGCGTTGGTAGCTCATCGTTAGAGCGCCTTACAAAAAACTAGCAGCAAGCTGCGCGTAGCGAGTTGCCTGTAAGTTAAGGGGGAAGGTGGTTAAATTCCATCCCGGCGCACCATTTATGCAGGTTTGGTGTCCAGTGGTAGCATGCCTGACTTCCAATCAGAAGGCGTCGGTTCGATTCCGACAACCTGCACCAACTCGTCCCTTGAAAAAGGACTACTTGTGACTGTACAAGGATTGAAGGGGATTCTTGCAATACTTGAAGATTATTGCCGCGCCACTAGAAGGTGAAAGGCGGTCTTTATCTGGAGCAAGTGAAACCGCAAAGGATTGCGAAATCGCTGCAAGTACATACCAGTCTTTCATCTGGAAAACGGTCCCAAACGTTAAGCGAGCCTCTATGATACTAAGGGGTGACAAGCAACAAGAGAGGTCTGAGTAGCCAACAGTGTTGGTGGGCAAGGATATAGCTTTCTTGAAAGTATCACAGCATAATCGCATGCCCTTCATCTCAGAGGGTTTCTGGGAGCAGTCTGCAAAACTGTTAAGGTCCGGGGTTCGACTCCCCCGTGCGATTCCACCTTCATATAAGTGTCGGACAGACACTTTTAAAGACAGTAGAGTATATGAAGCTCCTGTCATCTTACCAATAGTATTGCCACAGAGAGAGTGGAAGGTTCTAAGATAGGCATAGGAATGCCCAACGAATCTTGTAGTGAATACTATTACCACCTGAACCGCAGTCATGTAACGGTTACTTCTTTGGAAAAACACACCGTTGCGATTAATCTCGGCTCTTTCTCAAACCCAACCGGAATGAGTTGATATGGTTGGCTCGTTAAGTAGCCATAGAAATATGGTTTGAACCACCATGTGGTCATACTGAAACGGGTTATTAGCTGAAGTTCCTATGAACAACTCACGGAACTTCCTGTAAAGTGGACTCGTGTCCTAAATGACACTTTATATGCGGCTCCGAGAGTAACGACCGAGATACGAGTTTAGGATCGCGAACAGTTAGTAGAGAAAGAGGACTCTTCTAACCGCATAGACGCTTCGGACAAGTTTTCTATTCTATAGAATACACCCGAAGCTTCCTCATCATGCCCGAATAAGCTAAATAGAAAACTGATTCTTTCCTAAAGAATTCTTCTAGGTGCAAGTCCTAGTTTGGGTGCCATATAGCCGCAAGGCAAATGTAGGGTTGATGTAACACTTACATGATGGGTTATCTTTCCCGTAAAAAGAGTTCAGTGTAATTCATGGTGGCAAGTTAGGTTGCCCATTACTCATGCCATGTGACTGTCCTACTAATTATTACCCATCTGGTTGACCCTATCAAAAAGCCAGTGGGCTTAGAGGAAATGTTACTCCCCCTAAGCCAAAGTCAGGGATCTATTATAGGTAACATCGAAGTCCGCATATCATGGGGTGTATGCAGATGTAAGAAATAACATACCCCGTCTCGTGGTGAAGTTCAATGGATGGACGGCGGTTTCATAAGCCGCTCCTAGTGGGTTCGATTCCCACCACCACGACCATTTTGCCCATCAAGCATTAAAAGCGATGCACTACATTCGTATCGTAGAGAATCTGGAGCGTTACCAGAGATGGGCACCATTCATGCCTCCGTAGCTCAAATGAAAGAGCAAGCGATTCTAAACCGCTTGGTTGTGGGTTAAAATCCCACCGGAAGCACCATGTCGTATTAACCTCAACAAGAAAGGATAGCTATGCGTTAGAACAAAGAGTATGGGTAGCTGATTCGTGGTCCTCCATAAGCTGATTGTCTGTAGTTCGTAAACTCAACAATCAACCTTAAGGAATAAAATCATGGATATAACCCAACATAAACTCGCAATGGAATTTTTCCGCAGCGAAATCAAGACTCTCGCTGAGAGACTTGCTCACAACAAACAGGCTTTACGCCGCAACCAGCGTAGTGCATCAACTGGACTTCCAGGCAATGCCTACCCCTACGATACATCAGGTGAAAAATACTGGTGGTGTGCAGAGAACGCAATCCGCAACGATAAGTACCGGACTACTTGTATGCATATAGCGTATGGACAGGTTCGTGGTAAGTGCCACTTAAACGAAGAGAGAGAAAAAGAATATGTTCAGTCTTCTGAAATCATTCGTAAGAGAATGGAAGATTACGTCAAGGAGAAACAAGATGCTCTCATACCCGAGTGTGCCTGTGGCACCGGAGGTATATAGCAAAATGCTTAAGATGTTCATCCTCATCAGACGAGATATACTTCCGTTAACTCATTGTGCTGTACAGAGTAGCCACGCGGCTGCCGAGTTTATGGCACAACACGGACAGAAGCCCAAAGTCATTGATTGGGTGAACAACCACAAGACAATGATTCTTCTCTCCGCAACGGATAACGAAATTGCAAGCATAAAGGCACTCTATGACAGAATGGAGTTATCATACACCACCTTCATAGAACCCGATATGTCTAACGCAGAAACCGCAACTGCTTTTGAACCCATCGACAACGAAGTGTCCAAAGCTATTTTCGGTAAGCTGTCGCTTTTGAAGTAAATTACAAGACCTCCCTTCAGTGGGAGGCATATGCCCCTAAAGTGTAGATATCGACACACCGGTTTTGTACTCCGGAAAGCCATGTGAGAGTCGTGGTGGGGGCACCATTATGCTACTTTAACACAGTGGTAGTGTATCTGTTTTGTAAACAGAAGGTCGGGAGTTCAAATCTCTCAAGTAGCACCAAGCTTTATTAACAAGGAGAATTACATGAAACGCAGTCGAGTATGGCGCAGATCACAGACGAAACGAGTTGCAGACAACCGTTTAAAGTTTTTGAAGGAAACGGATAAGAAACGAGTTAAGTATTTTGAAAATGAAAAAAATAGGCTTGCCGTCAAGCATCCCTGTGACTGTGGTCGTACTGACTGCGGGTTATGCCACGGGCATAAGATTCCTGGCTGTGCTTCCAAGTGGAAGGATGAGCATGGTCTTCTCGAAGAAGTTATTCGTAAAGAAGTTCAAGATGACCTTTCGGAAAGTTGATGTAAGTCCTTATAAACATTACAAACTACGCAATGGTAAAAATACTTATTGTATTTTTCTCAGGACATGTTAGAATACGCATATAAATAAAGATAGAACATTATGATTAACCTCCTACCCACCCATCAGCCAGTCCAGCAACTCCAACCATCATGGTTGTCGAGTCGCCGTCTCTCTGATTTTATTACTCAGGAGTCAGGTAAGTAAGAGAAAGACCTAAAAATAGGCACCCTCTGAAAACCCTGACTCAAAAAGTCGGGGTTTTTCTTTTTACAACATTATAAGCGTAGTTTGATTATGGAAGGTAGAACCAGTGTGGTACTGGAATTCTTTGCTAAAGAAATTGTTCCCTTTAATGGGAATGGAGTTCGATTCTCCCACCTTCCACCAAAACCAGAGAAGTAGTCATTGTGACGGTTACTTCCATTATAAGGAGCAGGATGTAGGTTCGAATCCTACCCTCACCACAAACGGTGAGGTAGCTCAACGGCAGAGCGGCAAAAACACTGTTGCTCCCAATCTCTTCTCTGGTCTTATGCTGCTCTAGTATACTGGTATTACACCTGCTTGGTATGTAGGGAAACAAGGTTCGATTCCTTGGAGCAGCACCAATTTTATAAATATGAATACATGGATAATATTCATAAACATCTCCAAGAAACTTGGAAGAAACTTGAAGAAGCCAATTTAACACCAACAAATGTTGATTCGACTGCTATTATCCAATCTGGATATTCACGTAAGAAAAAAATATTGTATATTAGGTTTGAAGGCGACCCTTCTGTAGTATATGCTTATAACAACATATCAAGATTCTTAAAAGATAAATTTAAATTTTCACCAAGTAAAGGTCAGTTTTTTCATAAGTTTATCAAAGATAAGTTTGATTTTGATAAGATACTTGGCGGTTAATTTCATGGAGTAGAGAAGCATCGGGGAGATGCGTTCGCCTGGAAAGCGAAAGGTCGCCGCAAGGGGGCAGAGTTTCGATTACTCCTTACTCCACCATTGATATATCATATACCATAGTTATAATAGGTGTATGACACAGGAAAAGATATACATCAAGCAACTCGAAGAAGAAAACGAGAAGCTCAGAGAAAAAAATGAGAGCCTTCTCAAACTCGCTGATGATATCGTGAGCAACAAAGCAATCCGAGCCGAAGAAATAATAAACTTGGATGTTGCCTTTTGTAGCTGGATAGTTCCTCGTCTCAAGATGTATCTTCATAAGATGCATCCAGATGATAAGCAAGACAAGAAACTTGTCAGGGACTTGAAGGCAATGATAGATGGCTTCTCCACTGTTACTCGTCTTCCTAGTAAAGAGAAACCTCAAGTATATCCATCTTTATGTGCGGAGGACGCAAAGATGTTTTTAAAGGCTCAAAAGCTATTTGAAAAAAGATTAGGTAGATTATGGATGTAGGCATGGATAGATGGCAGAGTAGGTCGATTGCGTCGGTTTTGAAAACCGAAGTGCCTTTTAACGGGCACCGGGGGTTCGAATCCCTCTCTATCCGCCAAAGTTTTGGAGTCACGGGAACAAGGTGTTCAATCGGTTTCGAAAGCCGTCCCCAGGCTTGAAGGTCTGGACTGTTCGATTCAGTGTGATTCCGCCAGCAAAGCTTCTGTGTGATACACTCCTGATGTATGTGTGTCGCTCCTATTGTATTACACAGAAGACCTCTTATAGTAGAGCCACGAAGCGAATGCTTCGTTTAACAACTCTATAGCGTAGTTTGATTTATGGGCGATTAGTTCAATGATAGAACATCTGATTGACGTTCAGAATACAGGGGTTTGATTCCCTTATTGCCCACCATGCGTAGGTTTGTAGGCTCGCTTCCACTAACGCAAGCAACCTTCATCTTTTGGGGGAGTACGCTAATGGCAAAGCGACTCGTTGAACAAACGAATTTTCTGTGAGAGATAACGTTACTCACAATAGAGAATTCAACCCACGATGCTCATACGGAGTAATTACCCAACGAGCGTAAGGCGTGGGACTTAACTGATAAGTTCCGATGAGGCATGTTGGTTCGAATCCAACCTCCCCCACCAAGTAGCAATCGTCTAAACATAAAGACACATCAAGGGGAAATAAAGAGCCTAACTACGGGGGTTGAAGTCCCACGATTAAGTTCCCAGGACGGGTAGTTATCTTGATGATGAATGCGGCTTATGTAGCCGTCTTGCTACAATCTTTTTCATGGGCAATGCTCCGAGAGCAATCATCGCTTCGAACGAAGATCAGCGTGGGTAAGCACCACGATTGCCTGCCATTCTCATACCCCGGTAGTATAACAGAAGAACGTCGGTCTACGAAACCGAAGATGAAAGGTGCGAGTCCTTCCTGGGGTGCCAGCAGACCGTGTGGCGGTAGCGGTCTTAAAATATATCCACCACCAAAATCTCCATGTCGAGGGGAGAATAAATCCACTTGGACCCGGAAGGGGATCCTTAACGCCGCTGTTCAGCCAGGGTAGCACCCTGTCTCCTATAAGATCATTCATTTCCTTCAATGGAAGAACCTTATTTGAATGCTCATGGACCGATGCGTGAAGTTGGTACATTTTTGGGCAAGAGTCTAGCTGGTATGCTAGTGCAACTCTGATAAAGTTGTTGAGGTCGGGTTCGATTCCCACCTTGCCCACCAATAAGGAGCATGAAACGGCTCCGCCCCACTCAAGCCTCTCTAAGATGCTCAACCATGAGTGGTCGTTCAGTAGCACCATACCAGCCTCTTAACAATGCAGAAACGGTGTGGTCTTTTGGGTCTAAAATGTAGATAGCGACATATCGGATTGTCGATCCGAAAAGGGGAGCGCAAGTCTCCCTAGACCCGCCATTATGGCTCCATAGCTCAGCCTGGGAGAGCAATTGCTTGTCACGCAATAGGTCGTGGGTTCAAACCCCACTGGAGTCGCCAAGTTTGAAGCTAAGAGTATCTTTGGTGTAACGGATGCATACCCGCTTATGACGCGGGAGGAACGGTTCGATTCCGTAATGATACTTGATAGGGCAATGAGGACGCTCAAAGCTGCTTCACTGTGGATGATCCCCGCCACAAAAATTATAGAGGGTTGGTAAAGGGCATCTCCGTTAGCTACGGAATGCTACACAAGTAGTACCCCAAGCTACTTAAAAGTGGATGATCTTCGCCACTATAATGATAGAAAGTCAGTTAAGGTTCTGCAAAAACCTAGCGGGATTGGTGAAGTGGTTATCACACCGGCAGTTAAGCCGGAGTCAGAGGTTCGATTCCTCTATCCTGCATATGCCTGTCTAGCTTAAATAGTAAAGCACCCGCCTGAAGAGCGGACAAACCCGGAGCGTTACCGGGGGCAGGCACCATTTTTTACTCCGTAGGATAAATACTTATGGAGGCTCTATGAAAGTTGCATTCTTAAAGGGAACGGGAATACTTGACAGACTCATCCAGTTCTGGACATTCTCAAAGTATTCCCATTGCGAGCTTATATTTTCTGACGGTTCCTCATTTGGGACTTCTCTCACTTCTCCCTTTAAGACACAATTTACATATAAGATGTACTTCCATCAGCATTGGGATATAGTTGAAGTTGATGTTCCACCAGAAAAAGAATTGTTGATTAAAGCTTTCTGTTGGACACAAGTAGATAAGAAATATGACTGGAAAGCTATTTTCTTTTCCATGATTCTTCCCTTCAGAAAGGAAGATCCTAGTAAGTGGATATGCTCAGAGATATGTGTAGCTGCTTTCCATGTTGCCGATTACTTCGGTGGCATAAAAGCATGCACAGTAAATCCTGGGAAGTTTGCTAAGTTGATTAAGTCGATTAAGAAGTAAGTTACTGGCACGTAATTCAACAGCAGAATGCGGGTTTCTGACACCCGACGTAGTAGGGGCAGCACCTACCGTGCCAACCATTTCATTGGGGGTTCGTCTAATGGTAGGACGAGAGACTTTGATTGTTATAGGAAACAATGTGGTTCAAGTCCATAAACAGTCGCCAGGATCTCTCTGTGGGGGTTCGAATCCCTCACTCCCAACTATCATTGGCTCATGATGTAACAGCAGCATACAACGCTTTGAACGTTTTAGTCTAGGGGCAGAACCTAGTGAGCCAACCAGTTTTTATCGGTAGGATATATAAATACATGGTATAATATACTACCGATAAGGAGAATATATGACAAGAAAAAAGAGAAGCATAATTTGGAAAATACCAAAAGAAGAATTCGCTAGATTAGTAGCATCATCTAACACTATAAGCGAAATACTAAAATATGTCGGAATGGAAAATAAAGGAGGAAATTACAAGACAATTAAAAATAGATGCATCGAAGAAAAAGTAGATATTTCACATATAGCACTCGGCGTAGGTTCCAATAAAGGTAGAAAATTTAACGCCAAGAAGAAACCATTATCACAGGTATTAACCCAGAATTCATCATACGCTAGACATTATCTTAAAAAAAGATTGGTCAATGAAGGATTACTAAAATACGAGTGTAGTTGCTGTGGGAACAATGGAGTATGGTTGGGTAAGATAATAACTCTTCAATTAGAACATAAGAATGGAATACATAATGATAACAGAATAGAAAATCTATGTTTCTTATGCCCAAACTGCCACTCTCAAACTTCTACTTTTTCTGGTAAAAATAAACAATATCACGCAAAAAGACATAACTGTGACGAATGTGGGTGTGTAACAACAAAAAATAAAAACAATAAATGTCTAAAATGTTCTTGTAAGAAACGCCGTAAATTTGAAGTTAGTAAAGAGCAGTTAATGGATGATGTTAGCAAAATGCCTATGACTAAAATAGGTGTAAAATACGGGGTGTCTGATAATGCAATAAGAAAAAGATGTAAAATTCTTGGAATTGAAATATAACCTGGGCGTAGGTCAACAGTAGACGGCTCCTTTTGGAAGGGAGAAGAAGTTGGTGCGACTCCAACCGCCCAGACCATTTTCTTTTTATGTGATATAATAGTTTCTGATGTGGGTGTAGGAAAGTCTGGTATTCCGCTTGCTTTAGTTACCTAATAGTAACTGCCAGGGAGCAAGAAATCGCAGGTTCAAATCCTGTCGCCCGCACCATTTTCCCTTTGACAGAGTTGGAGTTGAAACTGTCATGTCGCAAGAGGATAAGCGACTTTAAGAAACCTCAAGTTTTGTTGACCGAACCGAAATGTCGGCTTAGAAGCAGCCATCATTTAAAGAGTACGGGCGCTGTATAGAAATGAGCAAGCATACGACTACTACAAGGAGTCTTGAAAGCAAGCCTTAGAGCAAGCTATAAAGACAGCCGATAAAAAGGAAGACCGAGAACCACTTGTAGCCAGCGTATGAGTAACTTGTCACATCAACTCCAAGTATGGGGTTCCCACCGAGTGAGGCGAGTAAGATTGGTTTCGTAAGAAATCCGCCTCTCTTTCATACGCAGAGCAATCTATTGCTCGTCAAAGTCCACACGAGTGGATTATGTGTGATTGTGGGTGTATAATAGATAGTAAAGCAAACCACCGTTTTAGCGTAACAGCACACCGGATGGGTCAACAAAGATTTTATACATGGGTCGTACAATGGTAGTACCTTGGATTCCAAACCCAAAGATGGGAGTTCGATTCTCTCCCCATGTGCCAAAGTAAGTATGTCGATGGTCGCTAGTAGGTTCGAATCCTACCGTATGCAGAGATGCATATCCACGGTGGAGGGGCTGCATGCACCCCAATGATGTCGGGTTCGACTCCCGAGCATACTTATGTTTTCTTGTCGTATGTGCCGCAACGAGCAGACGGACTGGGCTGAAGACCTAAACGAAAGCATGGTCCAAACCTGGGGCTTAGCAAAAATGAGAAGGAAACAACTCATGGACGCTTGAGCGTGTAGGTGCGAATCCTACCATCGACACCACGTTGAGTAGTGGCGGAAAGAGCGGGTTCAATTCCCGTAGTAGACGCACCCTCGTTTTAGAGGGAACTTGGACCAGCATGCATCCAAGTATGTAGGTGCAAGTCCTACCCTCAACACCAAATCAAAGCTGGATAAACAACTCGCCCCGCCAACCTTCACCTGTCCTCGTAGGGGACAGCAGACTTCTCTCCAGCATCCGAAAGGATTTGAGGGGTTAGAAAGGTAAAAGACCTTCCGTAATAGCTGAGCGTGTCAGCGGCGGGGCACCATCTCATGTTGAGTAGTGACTAAATGAAACGAATGATTGCCTATGAAGAGGTAACATCTGTAGTAGACTTCCTATGAATAAAAGGAAATACGGAAACAGAAAATCTGTATTGTGAAGGTGCAACTCCTTCTCTCAACACCAAAACGGCTTTCTTACAATTTCTTACTCCGTTGCGCTAAAGTAACGAAATTGATCATGGGCAAGTGACGTTATAACGAATGGCACAGTTTGCCGTCTCAAACACGGTCGTTTTGTGGGTTCGAGTCCCACCTTGCCTACCAGCGTCCAGCGTATCATCCCAACTGTGTACGAGCGAACTGGACATTAAGCAATATCGCAGCGATTCGCAGCATAAGACGATATAGCAGTGGGACCATCCGGAAGATTGGCTGAGTGGTCTATAGCAGCAAGTTACTAACTTGAAGTACCTTAACGGGTACCGGGGGTTCGAATCCCTCATCTTCCGCCAAATAAATCATGGGGGTGTGATGTAACAGCAGCCATGCAACGCTTAGAACGTTGTGGGAGAAATCCCGTGCAGGTGCAATTCCTGTCGCCCCTACCATTCTATAAATAACTCGGTATAATAAGGAATACATATGGACACCATCTTAGAGTCGCTAAAAGAAACTTACATTGCTATGGAGAAACAGGAAGAGATTCCTCTTGAGTTTCCCAAGGCACCAAAGAGTGATATTAGAACAACTGGCATGATGGTTGTTATGTTCGAAGATTGGAATATGAACGGATCTTCGCCTTATAAGTTTGTTGTTGAGACGAGCAAATTCCGCAAGATTCAGAGTTTGCTTGGCTTGGGTGACTATGGTGGAAAAATGCCTCCTGCCACCATATTGTCCAGCATAGAATCGCTCGTATCCAATGTCGAGTCACAGTCATTATCTGACGGTGGTGACATGGCAAGCATCTATGCTAAGGTGACAAAAGTTGACAATGCTATGAATATACTACAGGCTCTCAAGAAGATTGCCGAAGTAGCCGAAGTAGCTGGAACAGATATCAGAGCAGTCAACGCTCAAGTTGTTTAAGTTAATATTTTATTTGTATTACTGGCATCCTCGTGTATAAATACATATAGGGAGGATGCCAGTATGAGACATCGAAAGTACACCAAGGAAATACTAGAAGAAGTTGTGAAAAAATCAACCTCAATATCAAATGTTTTAGCAAATCTGGGTTTGGCATATAGTGGTGGAAATCATAATCATATAAAGAGTTTAATTAGATACTTCAATATAGATATATCTCATTTTACTGGGTCTGCTTGGTCACGCGGGAAAACCTCCTTGACTGATATGAGAATAAAAATGCAGGCTATAAGAGTAAGAAAATCAGACGAAGATTTTTTCTGCGAAAATTCAACCCCCGCAAGTGGTTATATGATTAGTAAGCGTCTATTGGAAAATGGAAGAGAATATAAATGCGAAAAATGCAATAACGGCGACACGTGGATGGGCGAAAAGATAACATTGCAAGTAGACCACATTAACGGCATTCATAATGATAATAGAATAAACAACCTTAGATTTCTATGCCCAAACTGTCATTCACAAACATTGACATGGGGTAATAAAGGAAAACTTCAGAATACTAAACAAAAAAATTTATTAAAGGAAAACGACCAGAAGTTACGCTTCGAAAAAAAGTGTAAAATGTGCGGGTGTGTGGTGTCGAAAAAAAGTAAAGGAGTTTGTGCAAAATGCTACAATGAAAATAGAAAATGCGGTGAATTTATAATTAGTGAAAATAATAAAAAGTTTGATGTTTCTTCATGTGATTTGACGAAGTATATAAACGAAATGCCGTTAACCAGCGTAGCTAAAATGTTCGGTGTTAGTGATAATGCAATACGCAAAAGATGCAAAAAACTAGGGATTGATATTCCAAAATTCCCTAGAGGTTATTGGCTAGAAAAAAATATGTGCGTGTAACCCAATTGGCACGAGGTATTACGTTGAGGGCGTAAGTGTTGGAGGTTCGAATCCTCTCATGCACACCATTTTATGGGGATGACACAGATTCGACAGGATCGTGGAAGTATCTCTTGCAAGTAGTGGAACATGTGGTCACTTAAAAAACATGTAAAAAAATAACTGATGACTCAGTTGAATACGCAATGGCAGCTTAATCGCTCCTTGCCAGAGTCCCAAGGATATCTCGACTTGGAAACTCTGTAACATAGGGGTTGCTTCTTGGCAATGTAACTGACAGTTACCCAAGATTAAGACAACTGTGAGTTGCGGATATGCGTTATTATCCTAGTCCCGTGCCAGGACGATCAACAAGAAGCATCTTTGGAGTTTAAGTCTAAACTTCTAAACTTGTAGACGGAATATGAAAGTGATTTTGGACTGCGGGGCAGCACCGCACATCTCCACCATTCTAAGCACGGTGGGTATAGGTTATATAGTAAACTGGGAGACTGTGAATCTCCATAAGCGATTGCAAGTATCGCTATCCACCCCATTCATGGTGTACGAGGTCCAACGGCAGGACATCAGATTGTGACTCTGAGCGCCTTGAGCGCAATGCGGGTTCGAATCCCGTCGTATACCCCACTATTTCTTTTTAATGATGACTGTTGTTTTCTCGCTATTTGGTCTATTATCGACTCTAACGGTTGGTTCGAGTGCCTCATCTCGCTCACTTAAATACTCAGAAATTTTGACCATATGGGGAACATCAATCTTTCTTAGGGCACTAATAACACACCTTGGGCATAGATCATCAAATGGATTTTTTCCAAAGATGGCTCTAAGTGACCGCAAACTTGGCATATATAACCGCTACTTTTCTTACTAATAGCTGGCAATAAATGCGACGGAGTGGCTGTATATTCATCGGTCCCGTACTTTCGCGATGAATCAGTCATAACATCATTATTTATAACCTCTTATGTAACAATTGAAACACTCTTGGGATGTCGTGGAATTGGGAAACAGGGACACATTATATGATTGTGCGTCAGTAGCAGCTTTACATGGGCTGGGTGTATTTGACACCTTATGTCTTCGTACTGAACCCCGTGTTGTCTTCGAGAACTCAATTTAGCGACAACAAAAACTCGCCTCCCTCTGAAAGAGGAAAGAAGCCAACCCAAGTATCTTAAAATCAAACTACGCTCACATACTCCTATAAATAACACTATCAGGGGTATTTAATATGCGTGATATTGTTCTTGAGAATCTTAAAGCAAAGTATGCTGCTATCAATGGGTCAACTACTCTAACCGAATCTAACAAGAGATACTTGACAGAAGCCAAAAAGAGATACTCTCATCTTACTGAAAGCTACCTCTTAGAAAATAAGCCAGTTATTGATAATATACGCACAATGAGTGTCTCTACTAGAGACATCATGAATACTCTACATATTAGCTTTGCAGCAGCTAGAAACCTCAAGAAATCATATGACGCTTTCGCCATCGCAGAGCATTTCGCCCGCGTTGAAACAGACCCGGAAACTTTTAATAATAAGCTGAACGAGTCTTGCAAGGTAATCCTTGAGCTTGAGGGTGAATTCGACCCCAACAAGACTTTGGGTGGCGGAATGGACTTCACATCTGGCGCAGACCAATTTGATCCCAACGCTCGTATTGGTGGCAAGGGTGACTTCGGCGGCGATGCTAAGGCACAATCAAGGGCTAAACCCGGTGAAATAAAGTCAAAGGAAGAAAAGAAAAAAGGATTCTTGACCAAGGTAAAGGAATTCCTAAAGAAGACTGGTGAGATTGTCAAGAAGGTTGCAACCACAAAGGCAACCTATAAGGTTCTTGCTATTGGCGCTGTTATGGTTATTTTGGGCGTTGTAGCCGCTGCAATCGGCGGCTGGGTTGCTGTTGGATTTGGTGCCATCAAGGGATTGCTTGGTTTGTTCTCAATCTATAAGGGATCTAAGGAACTCATCAAGACAGCAGATTTCGCACAAGGCAAGAAGGGAATTGCTGGCGTTGGCGAATGGATTAAGAAATCCAAAGACCCAAAGAATGCTGCTCGTCTCATATTAGCAGTTTCCCAAGTTGCTCTCGGGGCATGGGGAGCGTCAAGTGCAGTAAGTGGGATTATGAATGATATTGCCGTAATGGACGCCATGAAGATGTATAATCCCGAAGGCAGCGTTGATTTGAATCTTGCACGCTCTGGTGATACTCCGGTCCAAGGAGTGTCTCCTGAAGCAAAACCAGAAGTGGCTCCAGAAGTAGCTCCGGAATCTCCAGAGGCACCAAAGGCACCAGAAGCCCAGGTAGCAGCCGCTCCTGACCTTAATAAGTTCACTAATTATGGAGCATCGAAAGCAGAGGCACTCCAGACGACTATTCAAAAAGCAGCTATGAGCGGAAATGTCGAGGAAATGAGCAAACCATTCAATGCTCTAGCAAACCAAGTCGGTGAAGCAGTTAGAGCAGGAAAGATAACATCATCTCAGGGAGAAGCTATATTCAAAGGGTTTGCGAACCAAGTTCATAGCGATAATGGTGGAATACCAGCAGATTCTATCTTGAAAAAGATGTTATCTATCGCTAAGATCTAAGTAACATCATGGAGTGTATATCCACTCCTAATTTTGTCACGATTTCCAAATGCAATATAAAAGCTCGCAAGCTATAAACAAATAGTTTCTTCATAGTGTATCATACACTTTTTAATAAATGATTGACAAATAATAAAAAACATACATAATATATAAATGGATTCCAATACTTTAAGAAAACAAAAAATAATCTTTATTAAAGAAGAACTAAAGAAGTTTTCTATAATAAAAAGAAAATGCAAATATGCCTATAAAAATTGGTATAGAACTGCCAAGAATATAGTTTGGAAATCGCCAAAATTCAAAGAAATGAACGATAATTATTATTTTAGCCACTATGGAAAATTTTATATAACATGTTTACATATATTATATAATAAAATAACACACGAAAAGAATTACAAACAACATACAATTAAAGTAAATGAAAATGTATATTCAGATTCTATTAAGACAATAGATATATGGATTGAAGAGAAGATTAAATATAAGGAAGATATAAAATAATATAATTTGTTATGTTATAATATTCAACAACGAGGTATTAATATGTCAAAAACTAATTTTGTCATCTATGTGCGTGAGGATCTTAAACCAGAGATTAAAGAAAAAATATCTGGTTGGAACTTATCGGATGTTATTAAGCAACTTAACATTCCAGATGGAAAAATCACTGGATATGGAAAAGACGTCGTAACTATAACAGAAACTACTAATGCAGTTGGTGCATCTTTAAAAATGACTATGGGGCAGTGGTGCGTAGTAGAATCATTTGTCGAAGTACATCCTAAAATAACTGCTAATCTTGGTCCAGTTGCTAGGGGTGGATAATGGTTGATATTCGGGCATTTGGGAAAAAAGAACTTGCCGATGCTGGGATTAAATTCATCTCTATTCCAGTTTTGTCGATTCCTTATCTTGATAAGACATTTTACGCAAAAACTTTATGGTGTAATTCGGTCGATGATGTGAAGGCAAAATTATCGAAATATACTCCAGTTATCATATTTGACCATACTGGAAAATATGGCACTGATTCAGTAAGAGGGTTTGCCGAAAAACTCCCAAGAGACTGGAAGAGTCCAACGGCAATATTCGTGAGAGTAATTCAAGATCTAACATCTGATACATGGTCCAAGATAATGTCAAATATTTTGGAACCAGAAAATATAAATTTTACTTTTAAGTGGGACTTTGAAAACTATACACATCCTAATATTGATATATTTAATAAGAAAACAGAGAACATAAAAAAAGTGCAGCTTTCTTACGATGAAAAAGAGAGACTTGAGTATGCCAATGCTCACAAAGCCCATAAAATATCCTTTAAAAGATAGTGTGTGATACACTGTTTTTAACGGAAAAATAACTCTTGATTTAATATAAATAAACTGTATAGTTGAAAAATACAGAAGAGGAATATAGTCATGGCACACATACCAAGCTGCCTTATACTTAACGCATCAAACGAGTTTCTTTGCGTCCGCAAGTGGCGCAAGGCTCTAAATCTTTTGAACAAGACCTACATTCCCGAAAGCATTGCAAACGATGCTTCTCTCCCACAGTATGCCAAGGAAATGAAGAGACTTCCAAAGATGGAAGTACTGGCATGGTTTGACGAGTCGGAAAATGTCCGCTCGTTCAGTGGGACACATCGTATTCCTGCCGTCATGCGCCTAACCTACTGGACAAAGACGAAGAAGAACTCGGCTAACCGCCTAAACGCTCCTTCGCTTCGAAATGTCTTGATAAGGGACAATTTCACCTGTCAATACTGTGGTGCCAAGATTGGAATGCGATCCGGAACTCGTGACCATGTTATACCACGAAGCAAGGGTGGAAATGACGTTATAGAAAACGTTGTTGCTGCCTGCCGTCGTTGCAACAGCGCGAAGGACAACCTTTCTCTCCGTGAATTCGAAGAGAAGTTTGGATTCAAGCTTGCCAACAAGCCTCGCGCCCTCACCGAAGAGGAAAAGATCATGGCAGCTTTGAAGGGATTTAAGTCCAGAGAAAAGAATGTCTGGATAAAGTGTCTCGAAGAAAACGGAATATCCCTCTGGTGAAAACAAAGGCTACTACAAAGTAGCCTTTGTTTTTTTATAAATGTCGATATAATAACATTATGTCAAAACCATTTCGCGCCAGAAATCATTATGGGATTCCCCCATCTAATGTTCCTAGAATATTTAAAGCTGGGGCACGTCATTACTTACATCCAAAATTAGCAATACTTGATCAGATAGATTGCGTCTTAGAATACTATCCAGATATGAAGACCATGGTTGTATCCTACGAGCCATTAATGGTTAAAAAGGACTATACTGATTACGAAGAATTGATTTATACGAAATCAATCATGAGTTCAACTGTTGATTTCATCGTGGAGATTATCAGTAGAGACTGCCTAAGACCGAAAAATAAAGAAATACAAAATTCACTAAACGGAGATAATGAATGATATATTATTGCAATGAAGATGAAGATTTTGTTGTTGGGGTTCACAGTGTTGATAGAGATGAAGATAATATTGCAAGAGTTCTTGGAAAGATAGTTGAAATGGATCTTGTAGAATGTGAATCAGACCAATATTCAGATTTCGAAGAATCTTCATTCTCACACGACACCATCATCATAGAATGGAGCCAGTTAGAAGCTTTTTCCGATATCGTGTCCTCTCTTTCTCCCAAAAAAATAGCTGTATATGTAGTATTTTAAAATGTCAAAATACCAAATAATAGAGAAATTCGGAAAGAAGCAAAAAGAAGGAATAACTCTTTCTACTTCATCTATTGATACGATGGAAAAATGCCACTATCAATACTATCTTCAATATATAGCAAAGATAAAAGTACCAGATGACCAAACAGCATTGGTTTTTGGGCGCATGTTACACATAATAATCGAAAACTATAAAGGCGGTGCTGGCGAGGAAATAAAGGGATTATTAAAATTATTCAAAGAAGATGAAAATCTTAAGGAAAAATACTGGAATAAGTTAAATCCCGAATATAGAGCTAAGATTGCAAAGGCAGCATACAACACTAACTTTTACTTGACAAAAAGATACCCACAGTGCAAGGGAATAAAACACGAAGAGCAGTTTGATCTATATGATATTGACAACGTAGATGGAAAGAATATTCATGTTCAGGGAAAAGTTGATGGTATATATGAGATAAACAACAAACTATTCATAACAGATTTTAAAACAGGAAAAAAGAAGAAAGATCACAGCAAGCAGCTTGGATTTTATCTTTATGTTATTAATAAGACAACCAAAGATAAAAAGATTGTAGAAGCAACGGGGGAGATTGTTAATTTATGTCTCGAAGACCAAACGAGCGTAGATGAAGTTTTGGAATACTATAACCTAGAAGAATTTGACATTATACGCGCCGAAAATAGAGTCAAAAGGGCTATAGAAACATTAAAAACAAACGGCATACAGCTTGAAGATTCGAATAAATGGGTCAAAAAACCACAAAGACTATGCAATTGGTGCAAGTACTATAAATCCGGTCACTGTGATGGAAAATAGGGTATTGATTAATACGATTAATATTGTATGATATTGTTATGAATGAAAGGTTCATTCGGTATTATAAAAACACAGGAGAAAAATATGTCTAACACTAAAGTTATCGTCAGCGAATATTACATTGTGCGTGACCGCACCAGCGGTGGAGCTTATCTCGCCCGCAGGCGCAGCAGCGTCAATGCCAACCAGCCCAAGTATCGCTGGGCAAAGGGATTCCGCAATCAGGCTATCAGAATGCAGTCTTATGACCGCGCTCAGAAGGCTCGTCTTCGTTATGGCGGAGAAGTTGTCCGTTGCGTTAAGGTCACATTGCCAAATGTGGCATCTGCGACTATACAGACTGTAGTCGGCGCTGAATAAGTAAAAATAAAAACTAAAATTACAGTTCCCACCCAGGTTTAACTTGGGTGGGTTTTTATTTATTGTTATAATATAGTGATGGGACAGACAATTAATCCAGAAATACTAGTTTATATTCGTGAAAATATAGCGTTCAGACAAGATATAATAGCCCACTTTCCACAGCTTAGTAGTTATGTTGATTCATATATTGCAGATAATAAATGTAGTTGTAAAAATACCATACTGAAGTATATGTGGGATAGTAGAGACAGCAAAGAATTCTATATACTCCAAAGTAGCTGGCAGGATATAATGTTCATCGTTGGAGATGATCCGACATCTCTGTTAAATATAAATAAAAGAGAGATGTTTGGAGAAGTTGTAATAATACCCTCGACAAAAGAGGCTTACCGCAACCTTATCCGACGAGCAAGAGAAGAACAGTGGATATTCCATGGATTCACTGTTACTGAGTCAAGAAGAAAATGGAAGGTATATTTTTACTAATGGGGAATAAATGACGCCAAGCGAAATAGATGCAAATTCATTCGGGAAAGAAGACTACGACTTTCCTGGCAACTACAGAGCCATAGTAGAAGATAACGAAGATCCTCTTCAGCTTGGTAGAGTTCGCGTAAGAATATCTGGAATTCACTCTCTTGATGTTAACGAGACTCCGGTCGATCATTTGCCGTGGGCAGAACCATGCTTAGCGATGTATTATTCTGGTGGTAAGAACCTTGACAATAAAACAGGCAAAGATTCTGATAGATATAAACCGGGTGGTGGCAGCAACTTTATCCCACCGCAGCGAACATCTGACGATCTAACTATATCTTTCGTAGATCCTATACAAGAAAGCGACGGAACTGGTGGAATATACACTACTCCCCGTAAGGGATCACAAGTATGGGTATTCTTTGAAAATAATGATCATACCAGACCACAATACTGGTCTTTAGCACCAAAAAAAGATGACTGGGTGAAACAGAAAAATAAGCTCGTAAATGAAATAAAAATCAAAAAGGACAATGTTAAGTTTTGGCAAGACAACATTGACCCACTTATTGATAAAGAAGAACATAAAGGAAAGTTCACCACAACTCAAAACGCTAAGATAAAGACAATCAACGAAAAACCAAAAATAGAAATTTTCAATATTGACGATATTGAAAATTATCATATAACAAGCTATACATCTCCCGGTGGTGTTACGCATATTATCGTGAATAAAGACAACCTAGAGAAACATTACATAATTCACAAGGGAACTATTGAATATATAGAACATAACGGTCAACGTAAGATAATGGTGGGGAATAATGGATTCAAGGATAGTAACAATGCCGGAAAGGCAAATGACTTAGAAAACCTAGTAGCCAATAATTATGAATTACATATAGGCGGCGATTTTGAAATATTTGTAAACAAAAGTAAATCTATTCAAGTAGAGGGCGACTATCAGTTAAATGCCAATAAAAACATAGGAATTGTTTCCAGAAACGGCAATGTTAACATTGTTGTAGAAACGGGGGATGTCAATATAGATACAGGGGGCAATACAAATTTAAACGTCAAAGGAAATGCCCAAGTTCATGTCGAAAAGGATTTAACTGCAAAGGTCGAGGGTAAATTGACAGTTGAATCAGTGGGAAAGACCTCTATAAAATGTAATTCGGATCTTTCCGTAGAATCTTCTTCTAATATAAGCTTTAAAGCTGCTGGTGATATAAACTTCGAATCCGGCGCATCCCTAAACATATCTTCATCATCCGACACTTCTTTCAAGTGTACCCAATACAGCGTCACATGTACCCCAAGTGGATTCCATGTCAACGCAGGATCCACATTCAGAATAGATCAAGCTGGATTTGGTGGTGACAAGATGTGTAGCTCACATACGATAAATGCCCGCCACCCAGGAGCTTTCCCTGGACCAATAGCCGGATTTGCAATGCCATACCCAGGAACACCAATACCTCCTAAGCCGCCTATACCTCCGGATCCGGTCAAATTTGTAGCAGGAACAGAAACAACGCTAGAACCGCCAAACCCGCCAGCCTACGAAGACAAACAAGGAAATTCTGTATCGCGACCTCCACCGCAGCAACCAACTATTAAAAATGATACATTCCTTGGTAGAGAAGTATAATATATAATTTGTATAAATATACTAATGAGGAATAAATGGCAAAAAGAACGCAGGATAAAGTCGGTGTATATTCCGATTTACCATTTAATATGAAGTTAGATGCCACTGGTGACATACCTGTGACGAATTTTAAGGATTCGATTAGACAGTCGATGTTTAATATCTTACATACAAGACGCGGATCCCGTCATCTTAACCCAAGCTTTGGTTGTATGATAGAGAGCTACTTATTTGAGCCATTTGATGAAGAAACTGGAAATTCTATAGGAAACGATATTAGTAATTCGCTATCAAGATGGGAACCGAGAATAAGTATTAATAATGTAAATGTCAACATGTTTTTAGATACTCAAGTTTATCAAATAGACATAACATATACAATATTAAACCTACAAGAACGAGATTCGATTACTTTCACATTGCAGAAAATATAGGTGACAAATGGATAAATCCAAAGAAAAGAAGACTATATCATATACTAATTTCGATTTCCAAGAAATTATAAATGAGATATCTAATAACTTGCGAGAGACAAGCACCTACAAGGACTTCAACATAGAAGGATCCAACATCAGTGTTTTATTGGAACAAATAGCTGCCATAGGATCGCAAAATAGCTACTACAACCACGCCGCCGCAAATGAAATTTTTCAGCCAACTGCTAAACTTTATAAGAGCTTAAATAAAATCGGCAACACATTGAGATATAACGCTCGTGGAAGACTGTCTGCCGAAGTAGATGTGGTAGGGTCTTTAAATCCAGAATATGTTTTTGGAAAAATAGGAAAGTATATTGAAATACCAGCATATTCTATTTTCCCCTCTGATACACCAACAAAAGATGGAAAATCGTTTTCATTTACCAACCCAAAGCCAGTTGTATACATAACCAAGGGCTATGGTATAAGACAGCTAGAAGATAGCGATCTTAGATATGCCGGATATTCCATGCCAACAACAGCAAGGGCAAGCTTTTTCGATATTGGTGGAAGTGTCATTGGCATTGACCCAACCAAAATTTCTTTGCCTCTATCTCTACTTAAACCACTATCAATAATAGTAAAAACTTCAAGTGATAATTATAGACCATTTGACGTTGAAAATTACCCCAAGTCAAATCCAGCAGACAATCAGAGCATAGGGCAGCCATTCGTAAGAACTGTCAATACCCTTGAATATGCCAATCCTCTCCTACCAAACATCATCTATTCTCTTATATTTAACTTTGACATTTCAACATCGACGCCATATATGACTGTCGCTGAGTCGGACAATGTTATTAATGATAAGCTTGACGATGTTATATGTACTTTTAGATTAGTTCCAACCGATAATACTAATACATTTTACAGATTAGAAGTTGTGGACATGAATTCGTACCAAAGATTTATGGTGGGAGTAACTGGAATTCAAAATCTTGAATCATGCAGATTGGAATATGATACACTTGGCGGAACGACAAATTCTGTCGAAAGAATAAAGCTAGTTATTAATAAAGACGGAAGCTCGCCGCCTCTTGGGGTTCTTGTTAATGGAAAAATATTAACTTTTAATAGTGGAACAATACAATCTCAGAAAATACCATCAAATTATTGGGACTCTGGTATATCAGAATATAATGTAAATTTGGCAATAGGTGACGAAAACTCCCCAGAAACAAATTATAACGCCCAACTCATAGTTACTTCACAGGAGCCAATAAGTAATCAGGTAACTATAGCTAAAATAAACACAAAATATACGGACGGAGCAACCGGAACAAAAACACTTGAAACTACATCCGGCAACAAGTTTGGGGATCTTAAATTTGTTGCAAATGATAGCGCACTAACAACAGAACAAAAGGGCAGCAGGGTATATTTTGAAAGAGACACACGCTTTCAGCGTATTATTTTTGATAAGCCATTTGTTTTACAGCCCGGCGAATCTCCAACCGATTATGCAATAAATATTACGCCAGAGGGAAATGTAAGAACATGGCACTCGAATAAAAGCGAGCGTTCGTTTGACTTATATGTTGAGCCAAATACACAATTCGAGGGTTACATTAGCTGGACAGCGACTAAGATATCAAGATTAAAAACTACTAGCGTTGATGTTTCATTTAACACCCCAGTTCCGCTTGGTGTATCGGTTGATGGTGATGTTTCTAACTACATGATTCAATTGACGCCAAATGATAATGTGGAAGTTTGGTACGAAAACATTACGGAAAACGGATTTACCATAGCCACCGAAAAGGACTTTTTTGGAAAGGTAAGTTGGAGTATATTCAACTACTATGGCGCAGATTCGGTTCCAGTGGAATTAGCATCTGCTTATAGACAAACAGGAAAAATAACTCTTTCTCCTGCCCAGGCACAAAGCGGAGTTCCTGTAAATTTAAATGTCCCAATTAACGATAATAACTATGCTATTCAACTCGTACCAAATAAGAACGTTAGGGTATTCTACTCAAACAAATCAAGTAGTGGATTTACAATAAAGGCAGAACCAAATACAGATCAGACAATTGATATTGATTGGTATGTCGATAGTAATGCCGCAGACTACACATATCAAAAACACGGAGAAATTGACTTCAGTGGTCAAACCAGTACAGAGCTTCAAATACCGGGTCTTTACTTCAATAACATTCCCGAAACATTTGAAATAAATGGGTTGATGCAGGGAACAATATCATATAGTTATATTAACGCAAATACCGTTGTAGATGATAACAACAATAAGCTTAATATGAGCGTAGATCCAACAAGAGTATTTCAGAATGACGTTAGATTAATTATAAATGACGATACTGTTTCTACGAATTCTATTAGGGTATTTGTCAAAAATACTGCTGGAACATGGGATGAGTGGGATAGGGCAGGGGCGGGATATGATGGCGATCCGTCCCCTGGTAATGAAGTATATTATGTGAAGGTAAACCCCGACAAGAAGACTATGATTGAATTTGGTGATGGTGAAGTATGGGGAAGCACGGTAATTGATAAAGAAATTTTCGTATTTGGGCTTGTATCGGTTGGCAAAGACGGAAACATAGCAAAAAACGCTTTAAGTAAAGATGTTGTACTTTCTAAGTACATAATTGGTGATGATAATACCAATATTAACTTCGAGAAAAACTTCGTAAGCCTAGTCGGACTAAAGTCATCTCTTTACTTCAGCGGAAACGCACCATCTTCCAAGATAATAGATTCTGAAAAAACGCCGTTGCGTACAGGTGATATTTCAATCATTCAGAATAAGATAGCATTTGGTGGAAATGAAATAGAAACTGTTGATGAAATACGCCAAAACATTACAAATACCTTTGTAACGCAAGAAAGAAACGTCTCGTTGGCAGATTATGAAAGATACATTCGAGAAGTATTCAGTAACTATCTCCAAACTTCAAAAGTACTAACCTATCAGGAAATTAAAGACGCTGGACTAATTCCTGAAAGCGAGCAATCAAAGTACTGGTTCAATCACATATTTGTCGTGGGGTTAAATAAAGACGGAAGTAACATAATATCAAAGTCTCTTTCAGACGCTATGATAAAAAAGTTAGATAACTCCACTTTCAAGATGATAGGTGCTGAGCATGTAGTGACCGCTGCTAAATGGATACCTATAGATGTATCAATAAGATACAAAAAGTCAAAATTCGGAAGCGGTGAGCAAATAGAAACAGAAATGAGAAAGAATATCCAAGATTATTTCTCACCAGACAATCATACTCTTGGAGAAACTATTAGATCATCTGATATAATCTTCCTTATGCAAATAGATTATGTTGAATCTGTGGAAATCATGTTAAACAAAGACCCTGATAATAAATTTAATGCGGCTGATTATGATATAAACTTCCGCCAATCTGATGTAGACGTTGACATTGCAAGAAGAAACAAAATAATGTCTCTTATAGCAAAGGATCCGTCTCTTGTCAAGGTTGTTCAGCCTCTATTCGACACGCTTAAGATAGACGGAACACGAGAATGGAACTACACCTTAGATATTAAACTATCTGAATTTGAGTTCCCAAAACTTGGTGATGTAATAATTGAAAGAGAAGAATAATATGGCAACATTTAAAGCAATACCAGAGATATCACATAATCTTCTTATATATGCAAACGAATTATTCATAGTATCGAATAATTCTACGGTTGGGTCTTTGCCATCTGATTTCGAAATAGACGGAAACGTTGAAAAAAGCGAAATAAACCCAGAAGACTATATAGTAACATCAATATCCAAAATACAATGGGACACAAGTGACGGAAAATCATTTTCGGATGATTCGCTTAGCTACAAATTTTCTGATAGCGGAATATTCCAAGTTTACTTAACGATATGGTCAGAGCCATTTTTAACCATAGACGGGAGAGTTTTCTACTTTAAAACTCGCGGATATATTGATGTTACCGTTCAGTCTAAGTTTCTTAAGCTTTTCTATGATTTTAATCCAACATGGTCATACACGCAAAATGTTGCAACGGATGATTTTTACAAATCAGCCGCAAAGTTATTCGAAAGAATTTACAAAGATACCAAATCATTATATAGCTTATGGGATGCTAATGAAATAAATCCTCTTTACTTCGAATATCTAGCACTAACTCTTGGACATGATTCACTATATTCGTCCAAAGTGGGATATAAAAATGAAGAAGAATCTGGAAATTTCGAAGAATATGATATATACGATAGAATTTCAAGAAATAAGGCAACCGATAAGGAAATCAATTATTTTAGAAGATTCCTCATTCATAGCTCTGAGTTATTTCGTAAAAAAGGAACTAATCAAGATATCAGTTCTTTCTTAAGTTTCTTCAGTATAGATGGAAAGGCAATAGAGCTTTGGACCAAGAATTGGGGACAGACTCCAGTTGGTCTTATTGACGAACTATTCCTTGACTATGATGTGGAGAACAACAAACACGGGTTTAAGTGGAACGACATTCGTGTTGTTGGTAACTCCAATGATAATGGAATGATAAAGAAAACACTAAACTCTATAATAATAGACAACTATCACCAAATAGAAAAGGTCGAATTTGATGTTGATCAAGTAGCTACTGTTACTATGTCCGGTAGCACAGAAGGTTGGTACGAGTTTGAAATTGAAAAGAAACCCGTATATGTTACCGATGTAAGAAACAATAATGGAAACTTACTAATTGAAGAAGAATCATATCAACAAGAACCATTTGTATATACACTTGATGAGAATATTCCTGTAAGGCAAGACCCATCCAATCTCGGAATACTACAGGTATCTCCAGATGTGATAGATTATGGAGATAAAATAACTCTGTCATATGCTTTATCTGAAGAAAATACTATATCATCTGTAATAGCAAACACAAATCGTAGTGTTAAGAACTTTGATGCCAATGTTGTATGGTCATTCAAAAAGATAAACGACCCAAACACCATAGAAAGCTTCAGATATTCTGAAAATGAAATTTTCTTTATTTTCAGGGGTATAAAAAATTCCAGTGATTTTTATGCAAATATTGGAGAATACTATAGATTTAGTATCAACACAAGAAATTCGTGGGTGTCATTGTCAAGAGTTGTCAAGAATCCTTCTGATGAAACAGCAATAATACAAAAAATAAATCTTGGGACTGCTGATTCGCCACTCTACAATAAGCCAGTCGTTAATAACTGCGAAGCATATGTCTTTAATGATGACTCTTATTATGAATTTAAGTTACAAGTATCTGGTAGTTTAGTATCAGCATATGTTCGCCTCAACGACATGGAAACAAGAATATCCAATAACGTCAATAATGAAACGGGTGGATCTGTTTACGGTCAACAAGCCTGCGGCGAATGGATAACATTATTTGAAGGCGTATCATTACAAAAGGATTCAGTCAAGATTCAGACTGTTGATGAAGAGGGAAACCAAGCAGTTACTATTCAATACACCGAAATAGAAACGGGTGGTAACTATGGCGTAGGATGCAAGAATGGTATAATGGAATTGAAAGATGTAGCGGTGAATATTCTTGATCCAGATGAAACTCTTTGGACTACGGCTGAAAAAGAACTTGACATAAAACCAAAGTATCTGGAATGGATTAAAGCAACTAATTTAAGATTTAATAACGATATAAACAATCACGAAACATTTACAAAACAGATAAGTCAGTCGTATGATCCAGAAGTTGAAACATATACCATAGAAGAAGGTGGATCCGCATCTCTTAACTTCTTATATATGAATAATATAAAGGTAACTGAAGATATTGCTACAAGGTATATCGTTAATTTCGACAGTGAATGGTTGAGTAGATTTAAGGACTCTGCCGAAGTATCTCGCAAAATTATTATTCCATTTGGAAATCAGAGAAATTGGTTCTTAGCTGATATTCGCGCAACTGACAAGAGTATTTTCAAGAACTATTATGGGTCTTCTGATGTTGAGACAACACCAACAACAGGATCAGATGTGATCCGCATACCGGGTCTTTTCGCCTACAACGAGTCAGTTCCACTCGACAACTACGAAACCGAACCAGACGATGCATTTTCCTCGCTTACCAGAGAAAATGATACCTCGCTCACTTTCACGCTTAGCGACAGAATGCAGCAATACATGCTGTCAAACTTTGAAATTCCTCTCCGTGGAGTATTTCAAGAGGTCTGCCCAGACTCCGGAATTTTCACTTCTATAACCGGAGCAAGGACTATTAAGTATAATACCAAGTGGGAAAATCCAGTATTCAGTCCAATTGTTTATAATGGAAGTTCGAAGAGAGTCACCGGAGTAAGATTTAAGAATTGTGACGACATTCAGAGGCTAATAGACGTTAATTCATTAGATGGACAAATACCCGTTCTTTTGTGGGGACATTATTCTCTGGAGATGGATAAGGCATACTTCAAGTTTAGACCAGATGACACAACTTTAACTGAAGGAAGTAATAATTCTTATATAGTAAAGATATTTCTCCCAATTGGAGTCCTTGATTCTACTCGTAGAACCTATGGATTGTCTACTACCTTCTTACATGATGCCATCAATCAGGGCATGTGTAAAATAAGTATTTTGGGCATATATGTAAGAAACCCATCTGTTATTTTTAACTCGGAAGCAAAGACAGTAAAATTACCTGATAATTGCTTAAATCCTTACGAGAACCCAAGACTTGATTTGCTATGCAAATATCACTTTAGTACCAACATAAAACTTGCGGCATCTGTATATCCACACCCAGGATCTTCCAACATATATGTTCTTGATTCAAACTCAAGGAAATTGTTAAATGGAGTAGCCGAAGCATGCAGAAATACAAACGACTGCACAAATAACTCGACTTTGGACTACGATGCAGATTTCTCTTGGTGGGCACCAAATCAAGTGTGGATGAAACGCGACGTCTCAAAAAACCCAGTAGAGATTCAGAAAGATATTCTATCAAATATAAACCATAATGCTCTTTCGACCATAGAAAAATATTTTTATAATATAAAGCTTTCGGAAGGAAGTAAACCAGCGGCTCTAAAGTTTACATTATTAGACGGTGATGTGTCTTTAGATACGATGTATTATGCTAAAGTAAACGTAAGACTTGATTATTCGGGGTTCAATTTCGATGATGCGTTCATCACTAGCAACCCAGATAATGCATTGACAGAATCGGAAGCTAATAAAGTAAAAATAAACGAAACTTCTCCGCCAGCATATGATTATAAACAATCCCCCGTAAAGTCATGCCACACATTTTATATTCCTATTTCATGGTATCCTTCAAATGAGGTCAAAAACAACAAAGAATTAGAATGGGCTAACTATATAAATGGAAGCACTGGAGATGCGTCTATAACATTCACCCCATATGGATTAATGACATATTTAATAAATCAGGCAAGCGACCCAAATAATGTCTATGCCGATTCTGCTGGTCAAATTATAATTGCCACAAAGGGATGGAACATAGAAGATTGGAACACGCTTTTCGCTTCTAATATGGATATTGAGTTTATTGCCGAAAAAGTTCCTACATCGAAATATAAGCTTTTTAATAAATTAGTGACTCTTGATGGATTGACTATAAATTCGGGAGCTAATATAACCGTCACAAGTAATATAGCTGACGAAGATTCGATGGACTGGAGAGTTCTTGATGACTCAAGAGTATTTGTAAAGTCAAATTCATCTAGTGTCTTTGAAATTCCAGAAAATGTAAACTTACTAAGAAACTGGGTAAAGAGCATTGATAAAATAACCCTAAATAATTTTAGAATTAGTAACGAATCTTACACAATGACTTCGGACACTTCAATTACTATTCCAAAAACAGAGAATAGTAGCATATTTGCTGGAGCAGAGCTTCGTGGAAGTTTCTTCTACGATATATTCTTTGCCGAAAACCAAAAGAGAGTCAAAGAAGATAATTTTAATCCTGATATAGAGAGATTAAAGTGGCTGCCATTTGAGTCGGTAGACGACACAGTATTCACCGCATCGCTAAGAAAACCAAGTAGCTCTCTGGTATTTGAATCAAATGACTTGACATACGACATAATTAACTTCAAGGGAAAAAATAGCTTTAAGTCAATTAATAGCAATACTTCTCTTTTCCTCGACTACAAGAAAACTGGTAAGGTCACTAAGAACAATAACGAAATAGATGTAACGAAAACCGAGAAGCCAAATGTCAATAAGCTATACATTATTGATGACAACAATTCAATATTTGATTTTACTACTGATTTTATTTTCGATGAGGAAATAGGAAAGAACAAAAACTTCATTGGTAAGAAATTTGAACATATAGTTAAAGCATATACTATATACGACCCAATAACAAACAAGGTAGTTTTGGGTGGATATTACTTTGTTGGTGTTGGAGTATATGGGTTTGATATAGGACTTGGAATTGCAAGATATAATGTTGAAACTGGAAAAATGGACAAGTCATTCCTAGCAGGATTTGGGGACTATGACACCAAAAATATAAAACTGGGAACTTGGTACACATTGAAGACAATTGTCGGGTCAGAGTATATTCGTGTAACTTTTAACGAGAAAGACGATCCTGAGAGATTGGTTATAAATTATTTCACCAATCCAATATCCCAAACCGATTCCAATAGATACTTGGACGGTGACTTTGAAGAACTTGTTTATCTCGTGACTGGTCTTTCGAAGATGGACATCACCTACCCAAGTACTCTTGGTGGGAAAACGAACGCTTCATTTGTCGCAGAAAACTTCAATGAGGATCTTGTAAAGAATTTTAGAGCAACAGGAACAATGACAGGAATGCTCTTTAATAACGAGTTGACATATGTTGGAAATGCCAAGTATACTTCTACAATTCAAGGAGAAGTTGTATTTGGTGACACAACTCAATCAAAGGATCTTACTGATATACTTGAAGAAATTTCAAGAGTATATGGGGAGAACGGTGAAGTTAGAAGTGTTAAGAAAACAAATAATGGAAATATTCTTGTATTGATAGGTAATAGCTTATTCTTTAGAACAGTTGGCGGTCCTGTCGCCAAATACAATGCTGTTGTCGATAAGATAATAGTCATAGAAGATAAAGTTATTATTAAGACAGTAGAAGACGAAGTTGCAAATATGTTAGTATGCAATGAAAATCTAACGTCTTATAACTCTGTTTATGTTAGAGACTTAACATTCAATAATGACCATATATACAGATACCTTGAGCATACAAGTAGAAAGATAAAAAATGTATGGGAAGGTGAAAATAGAATACATGTTGAGTTTGGCGAGCATTATCCAGAATTTGTTACTGTTTGGGACACCACACAGCCAGGATCTTCGGCATCAAATCAAATAACATTACCTTTAATTGGTACATATATTGATTCTTATGCTGGCGAGCCTTTGGCACCACAGACCGAATCTGTTCCTGCGCTCGTCTCTGGAAAATACTCGTTTACTGTAGATTGGGGAGATGGTACATCTGAGCGTATAACAGAATGGAACTCATCGGCAAAAACCCATACCTATGCTTATCCGGGCGTTTATATAGTTACGATAACTGGACTTATTGATGGTTGGAGATTTAACAACGGTGGAGACAGAAGAAAGTTGATTGATATTTTACAATGGGGTCCGTGGAAGTCGGGAAATGCAAGTGGTGTTTTTTATGGTTGTAATAATCTTATTCTTACGGCTGAAGATCAACCAAATCTTTCTGAGATAACTAACGGTACATCGTTCTTCCGCTCATGCTCAAAAATGATTGGAAATGGGCTACGAAACTGGACCACCACTGGAAACATAAACGATTTTAGATTTTTTTTTGAAGGGTGTTCGATATTCAATGCTGACATAAGTAATTGGGACACCACTAAGATGGGATCAACGGCATTTATGTTTCGGAGTTGCGGAAAATTCAATCAACCAATAGGAAAGTGGAATACACCAAAAATTTGGAATCCATTTAACATGTTCTATGGTTGTAGCGACTTCAACCAAAATCTCAATGGATGGGATACATCTCTCTTAAAAGTATGTGCGTATTGTTTTGGCAACGCAGTAAAGTTTAATAACGGATATCCACCCGGAGTGAAGGCTCCATTTACTTGGAATATGAGTCAGATAGGCACTAACCCAAGCGTCGGTATGCAAGGTATGTTCCGCATGCTAGGGACATCGAACTATGCATTTAATGCTGATATGACTGGGTGGGATGTTAGTAAAGCAAGAAGCTTTCAGGGTACATTTGAGGGATGTGTTGCCCTTAAACACGATTTCTCAGCGTGGCAGATACCAAATGTAACTCACATGGGTGACTTTTTAAATGGAGTAGATATTAATGACCCCAATAGCTCAGCCAATCAAGACAATTATGATGCAACTTTAATATCTTTTGCTGCCCAAGGATTAACTCCCGCTGGCATCCAATCAAATGTACCATTAAAATCCGCATCAAAATATAGCGCAGCAGCAGCATCGGCTAGATCGTATTTGACAGGAACTAAGGGATGGACAATAGTAGACGGGGGACTTGCGCCATGAGTATAAAAAATCATATTTTCACCGCAGATGCTTTATTCTGGATAGCACACAATAATAACGATATATTTCATTATGGTGTAGCCAACGAGAAAGAAACATTATCAACTGGTCAACCCAACTTAGAGATTTTTACCAATAAAGTCGAATGGGAGTCTCGACTTTTGGAGTTTGGGGTTGCACTAGGAGATGATAGTTCTATTCCACAATATCCCGAATAATGTGTCAGTCATTCCAATTTATCATTTCCATTACTGTTAAATGATAAAAAGTATAAATATAGTATAATCAACATTATATGGAGTCATAATGGCTATTGCCTATTTACCGTCCGAAGGAAACATTGATAAAGTCGGCATTACGTCTGATGCTATTTGGTACGGTGAGTCTATTGGTGGATCGGCAATACCAAAGATAAAAACTAACGATACAAACAATAGCGGGAACTATTACTCTTATGCCTATGGAAACTTAAATTCATCATCAAGATGGTTTTACAAAGACATAACTGACTATAATTTCTTAAATGGCATAACAATATACCGCTGCATGTATATTGGCGCAGACGAAAGATATAACGAAAACGAAATATTAGGAAACATTTCAGCATCAATTTCCCACAACGGATTACCCGCTGTAAATGGAACTGTATCTGTAAGTCTATTTGCTGAAGGAATATATACTGCCTTCACTTCAACGTCCACTCTAGTTCTATATGATGAAGAAGACTCCACAAACTTATTGAGCGATGCTACATGGACCGACACTCTAACATCAAATACTCTCCTAACACCGGGTCAGTATCTTAAAGTATGGATAAAGATAGATTTCATTCAAGATCCGGCTTTACAAATATACACCAACTATGATTATTTCCTCACTATAAAGGATCTAACCATTCCTATTAGTAGAACGTCAGGAAGAATGTCTTTAGCTAGATTATTCACCGCTACAATATCGGAAAACAATAAAGAGATAGAATTTGAACAGAGTTTACCACAAGAGTTTCAAATCGAAAATATATATAAGGTTATAGAACATAATAATTTAACAAATATATTTTACTTTTCAGAAAATAAATTTAAATTACTTGTAGTTCAGCGTGATAAAGTAATAACAAATAACAAGTATATTGACATTGATATATCAAGCATTCTTCCAAATATAACGGCTGCGCCAGATAATGTATTGTCCAATTTTTCGGTTTGCTACAGCGATGCTGTATCGGGAACGGATTCTAGTATCGTAGGAATTACATCAAATCCACCATCAGCCGTAAATGAATATCCCGACAATACACTAAACTATGATTCGCTCATCGGAACTAACTTCATGACAGATGTTTTTAGTTCACAAAAACCAAACAATAACAACTTCTATATATTTTATAATAAGTTTTTAACTGATACAAGCGCCGACGATATAGAAAAATACGGATATAAAAACTACTATTGGGCATCATACGTTTTACATCTAGACCTTGACTTTATCAACAGTAACTTCTTTTCTCTTATCAGTTCAGGAATATCTAACACAAAAATAGTTCATCTTCCAGACCAACAAGATATTCTTATTCGTGATCGTTTCTATATCAACACAGCAACACAGCAAGACGACTTGTTTACTCTCATAGGCTATATACCAGAAGATTGCCGAATAGTCAACAATGTTTCAAAGATGATATATTTGTGGGAAGGTGACATTAATAAGAATGATATAAACCCCCAAGATTGTGACATACCAAAAGTAAACAATAGTACTGTTCATGTTATAAAGAACAGATGCACAAGCAGGAATTATTTAACTTTTGATCCTCTGTTAGCAAATGAAAATAAATTTGATTTTTCGAGAGAAATAATCACCTTAGACAATAGTGTTGAAACAATCAATATGGGTCCACCAACTCAAAAAATATTCAATCATGGATACTCAAAAGTTACATACGACATCAGCGAAGATTTAGATCAGTTTTCCACGAGTTGGGGGTTTTTCGTTAATTCTGACAGTGTTTCTTCAACCCCATCAACGACAGGCATAGAAACAGTAGAGACTACTGGAACTTCAGCATCCACATGTTATTTTGATGAACTTAATCAGTTACATCAACATATTACGATGCAAAATATATACGATTCCGCTAAATCCCTAACCACACCCGCAGGTTGTGAAGTCGATGAAACTGATTATCTCGACACATTTGTTGAAATATTTAGAATTCATTGCAACGGAAACATGCAACAAGACGCTGTTAACGCTAAGTACAACTTCAATTCAAAAAAGTGGAATATAACAATAAACGACGAGGCAGGAGAAAAAATTACATTTGAGTTTACAACGAATAACCTTAGCACTAAAACTGTTAATGTAATTACAGTTAATACCTTCCGAAAATTGGATTTTGGGTGTGCGAAAAAATATACCTTGCAGTACTCCATACATGTCAATGGCAGAGAGCTAGTTAATGGCATATCATATACTAAAGACACTTCCGACACTTATGTTGTCACACACAATCCTTTGAATTCTTTCAGTGGGTCGTTAACATACTGGGAAGTTAGGGATTATATCTCCCCCAATGAAGCCGAAATGTATGCGGAGGCTGTATATAGAATTCATTCAAATATCGCCTGGGCAGAATTAGAAAATGAGTTTTCTAATATTAGCACATCAAAGTATTCTAATTTTGCCTATAAGAGAAATATCCTCATTAATAATCTAAACTATAATATTAACGAAGATATATTATTCCCCATAGTCCTCCAAGGAACTGGCTATAACATTTCTAACACATATAATAAAGAAGTAAGAAGATCTGTATTTGATTTTTCTAAGATAGACATAAACAATAAAACCTTTGCTTTTACTTTAGAGGGAACAAACACGGAAATAGAATGGTATGCTGATACATTTAATGTAGATAAAGACACACTAACAATATGGGTCAGGCTCTCACAGTGGTCAGGTCAGAGAATAACTATGTATTATTCAGATATGAGCATTGTATCGGATAATAAACTAGTAAATGTATTTGATAAATTCATATCAGTATGGTTGATGGATTCTATTCAAATAATAAACCAGAGAAGGCACATACTTCAAAAGATCTTCAGCAGCGGAGAGTCTTTTGTGTACACCGAAGAGGAAAATGGAAATAGATCCATGGTAGAAATAACCAAACACACTCCATTCGGTGTCACGACGATGTACAAGAGTAATAAATTTAATGTAGAATGGGACGATTCTACTTATGGTACTGATAACACCGAAGCTATTAACGAGTTCATAAAATCCGAAGTAAGAAAGATAAAACCAGCATACATGGAAATAAATAAGATAACAAGTAAGTATCCGTACAAGCTTGAATCAAACAACAACCACAAGTCATCAGATGGTATCACATCCATCTAACGGAGATAAAAAATGTCAGATCCAATAGATAGCATTAAAATAAATGGCGGAATCGTAGCTACCGCAGGCGTAAACACAAATTGCTGGTATCAGCGAGACGACTTCAATAAATTTTCTTTAAACGGGGCGTTTTCTGGTCTGGAAACTGTTTTTGACTGGGTTATGGTAAAAGACCTAAATGAAAGACTGTTTAAGTCTGGTGTTATAAATTTTTGCTCAACGCAAACATCTCAAGTTGTTAAGTTTAAAACACCATTCCCCACTAATGAATACTTTGTTTTCTTCACTTCCAATAATAATGTTAATTTATTTTGGGTCGATAAGAAAACATTTAAATTTGTAATCAACGGAAGTTTCACAATGGGTGAAGAACTATCTTGGATAGCAATTCATAAGAACATGGCAGTTATGACAGGAATATCAAACCCAGGATCTATATATGCTGGTCAAAGAGTATTAACCACCGCTAGTCTCCCCCTAGTTCCTGGCAAAGATACCCTTGATATAACACTAAATTCAGATTCAAATCTCAACGGATGGTATAATAACGAGATGATTATTCAACCTAACTTGGCACAGGATGGGATTACGACAGACATGGATCTTGACGATTATGCTGTTATTCTGTCATCTGACACTAATATAAATAACTATTGGATAGAGAAGGGAACAGATAGGGTTAAGATTGGAACAAGTTACCCAACCACTTGTGTCATTGACTATATGTTCATAAAAACTGGTATAAATTGGTGGGAAGAGATATAAAAGGAACAAACTCCGATGCCTAACTATACAGAAAACATACATCTAGTCAATACAACTCAGTTTGTAAATGATACAAATATAAACAAGCCACTCTCAGAGATGGATGGGAACATTAAGTATATTCTTAACTTCCTAAACGGAAACAAAGCATTGCTTTCTGGTGTTTATGGAAATTTATGGGACTATGATGGCGAGGGAAGAAGAGTTATATACAACGGTGGATTAGCAGACACATATAAAAAAGCCAATACATGGAAAGCACTTAACGATCTTCAAATAGCCAATGATGATGAAATAACTTGGGATAGGACCAACTCAAGAGTTGTTTACAGGGGACAATCGCCACTCACTGTGGATCGCCCTAAGTGGATTGAGCGAGAGATATGGATACCAGAAACTCTTCGCGACCAAAACTTAGTATTCGCCCTTAAAGCAGCCGGATCCACCGAAGAAGTAGGATGGGACGAATCAAATTCAGTATGCGAAACAATAGCCATTCAGATACTTGGTGGAAATGAAGATGTTCAGGCATTCCGTAATGTTGGCGAATGGGTAAATCACCCCTACTATTCCAATGTCAGTTATGATTCTAACATGACCACCGTCTATGTTCCATTCAGAGCGGCGAGGGACACTAAGAGCGTCAAAGTCAGAATCTTCAGAACATTGAATACTGGATATCTCCATATAGATCGCGTTTTCGTTGGTGGTCTTTGTCTTCCATATAGTAATACTGTCGAAGCATATAACCTCGAAGGATTAGATATTAACGAGTTTTATGACTTCAAGAATGTCTGTACAAAGGTAGCAGCAACAAGCGTCCTTGGTCATAAGGTTTCTGATACTCGCGATAACCTCAAAGGAAACGATGTAATTACATGGTATCAATTTAACTATGTTATGAGAGAAATTCTCACTTATGGGTCAGTATTCACTACGACCGCCGGTATTTCTGGTAGTCCGGTAGATAAGAATTGGGAAGATGTTAATGTAGTTCCTATATACAGCAACGTGCAAGGTAAAATTGCTTGTAACCAAGTCGATAAGAATTATAAGATAGACCATCCTATTCTCGAAGATCCATCAACACCAATTATAACTTTAACTATTCCAACAAGCTCATCGCAGTTGTTTGTTCAAGGTATTTTTGATGTTACCCCAAGTTCCTTTTATGTCTCTCTTTCTGATATACCAAGCGAAGATGGTTATATTATCAATTGGACTTTAGGAAACTCATTTAATCCAAAACAAGCCATTGATGCTTTGGATTTGCCAAATGAGACTCCTGCGATAGAATGCCCAGTTCCATCTTCATATCCAAACATATTTAATTATGAGAGTAACGTTTAAGCATGACTAATTTTTTCTTCGCAGACGAAGCGCATATAATAAAAGGCAATAATGATGGTGTTATTGAAGCCGATGGAATAGTGTATTCACAGGCTATAACTGCAACATCTAGTCTAACTTTATCTGACGAATGGGCAAACAGCGTTAATAAATTCAATGGAGAAGGCGTCGTTGGCAAAACAAATATAGAAGAACTTTATAATGTTGATAAAAATTTCATAGAGGACGATGATGGATCGACCCCGACAAAATACATTTATGATACTAATAATGGCGTTTTAACTTTTAAAGATCAAACCTTAACGAAATACGATCTTCTTGGGTGCCCATTCCCACAATCAGATGAAGTTACCCTTCTGGAAATGGTAAGGGATTTGGAGATACTTTCAAGCTTCTCTCGCATAGCTGATTATGGTCCTATATTCGATGTCAAGTTTCGTCAAGTAAGTTTTGGAGATTACAAATACTTCAACACTTTTGTATGCTCAAATATCGCAAAGACCATTGGATTTTTATCTTTCGATAAAGTCATTAATGATGAGCAAGCCAGAAGGAAGTATCAAGACGAGCTTTATGAAAAATATAAAGATACCGACAAAAAAGATCAGTTCCCTCCTTATAGTGGGTTCTTAGTTAGCGAAGATTATCTTAGTGGTGGTTGGATATCTGTAGATCAGGTTATTCACTCTGAGGCATTTAATCCATGGGCTTATGACCAAGAAGCATCTTTGGCTATTCGCACAAAGAAAATAAAAGACAGAAAAAGAGCAATCGTACATATGTTAATGACATATGCTTCGAGTATATGGGAATTAAATTCCGATAATAAGATTGTCGATTTTGGTATTAGAATAAAAGACAGAGCAACTGGCAAGATTCTTGATTACTCCGACGCTAAAAATGGACTTAATGGGTTTATTGGAAATACTATAGTCGCTCACTTTGTTGGTGATTTGGGAACCGTCGAATCTGATTCCGGTGTAAATACCCCTTCAGAATTTTCATGCGATGAACAAACCTCTTGCAATAAAGTATTCATCGACAAGTGTGATAACACAAATTTCAAAATAAAGTGTGACGAGAATGATGGTGATGTTGATGGTGTTGTTCATGAGCTTATGCCTCAGTTTAGAGTAAACCCGATAATTGAAGATATTGAAAAGAAACCAGACGTTTTGTATACTGTTGATGCAATCCATTGGACAACTGGTATTGATGAGGTCATGACAAGAGAAGGCATCGACCTGTCATGGATAAACAAACTAATCAATGAATTCGGCAGAAATAGCTATCTATCTACCTTTATGGTAGAGAACAGATCGTTCCATTATGTTGGTGGAAATTACCTTGATGGATTTGCTGCGAATGGGTTTAACTATAATGTCACAAACTCAACGACATCTACGCCAGATTTTTATTTGTGGGGAGATAGACTTAGCAGTGAAACATGGAACGGAATAGCTTGGTCTTTAAGAAATAATGTTCCTGTGGGTAGAGGGTTGGGAATAGGTGGAGGAAATAGCGAGTTTGCAATAACAGCCTGGGGATGCAGTACCGGAGTCAATTCTTCCGCAAATGAGCCAAGCATAACCTCACTAACACCGTCTGTAGTATCGCTTAATTCCAATTTCTACATTGCCAATGAAGAAGGATACGATTTCACATGGTCATTATTATCCCTTGATCCTATCGTTTCCAAGCACTCTGTTGCCGGAACTGCGTATGTTGAAGTAATAAAGGATAGTAGCGGGGACGGAGAAGATACTTTTGGCAAACAATTCATTTCAAAAATTGACAAGTGTCTTGAGGGATGCTTCACAACAACATCTTCAGTAAATAATTTCCTTGATCCAACAAATACAGAGACTAAATTATCTATATTAAAAAATGCAAGTGGAATATGCTTTAACGGAACAACGGCAGCGAATATTTCTTTCTATGATATCAACGATAATGACTTAGATTATAATTTCATTTATTTCTCTTATGCAAATGTTCAGAAATTTAAGTCCAATCAAGAAATGATATCTGAGCAAAATGCCAACCCAAGTTCAACTATATCGCCCTATAACTCCCTCGTAGCCAAGTGTTCGTATGTTGACAACAACAAACGATACCCAATTAAAACTGTTGGAACCTGCTACGTTGGAACAGCAACGCATGGAATAGCAACTGGTGGAAAGACATCTGCAACAATATCTGGATGTGTTGGTGTGGGGAATGTAAAAGAAAGCCTCTATGATAGATATTTTAACCCAACTTACTGGAATCATAATAACGATTCCATAATAAAATATGCCTATGAGTGGAACAATATAGCATGGACACGTGTACAGGATATTACGGAAGATGTATCACACCACTGTGGAGTAGGTGATGAAAAATGGGCAATATTTTGGGGTGGTCTACATGGATCTTTAGAATTGGCTAATATCAAGAGCCAACTTGATGACTGTGATGACTGGTGCGCCACTGCAAATATATTCGGTGGGGTATGTCACCGAGATACCTTCTGTTCTCTAGACGGTTCGATAAGGTACACGGATTTTGCAACGGAAATCACAGACGCAAATAATAACATACTATTTAAGATAGGAAACCCAAAGGATATTTGTAAGATATCGGCACACTATTCGGAAGAATTTACTGATTCTCTTGATATTACTTGGAACTCTATTGGTTATGTATGGACTGTTTCCGGTGGATCGACTTATGGATTGTGTCCAGATTATTATGATAACTGTCACGAATTCGACCAATATGGCTCTCTGCTAGGAATCTTTGAAGACGGGATATGGAAGCCGTTCCGCTGCGATGGTTATGAAATGGACCCAATGAGTCCAGATGCGTTTTACTTTGATAGATGGGAAACTGAAGTATATCACCCAGGTCACTTTAAGCAATTCGCAACTTCCATTTCCGGCGACCAATTACAAGTTAATGTATTTAAAGACGGAACTACAGTCATATCAGAGCCAACCTTCTTCACCCTTCCAAGCATTTCAGCCGCATGTACATATGACGAGGATTATTCCGTATTATGTGATGTGACGGGAACTGTTGGTATAACTGGTAATTTTACTTTAGCAAGTAGAGAAAATGTTATATATAACACTGCAACTGGATATCGTTTACATCCATCAACTGGTGGCTTGTGGCTATGGTCCCGACCAACAAAGGGTGAAAACCTATTCCACCCAGACAACTTTACCCCATTAACATCTGCCGACGATTTCCACACATATAACACCCCAACATCAGGTGACATATATACTTTCTACGTTACGCCAAGTAGGGGCGGATTGGTCCAGGCATTCTATGGCGAAAGAAAAGATAGTTTTATTGAGCAATGGAACAATCCTTACTCCACCAAGATAGCGGATATAACTGCATCAACACTATGGGACGGCGAAATAGTCGAAGCTTCTTCGATATCTGGTTTCTCTGGAACTACATCAGTAGGTAGGTTTATGACCCCAGCATTGACTGGAAATATAATATACTACCCACTCCCCGAAATTCTATCGGAAATAGTTGACATATCTTTCGATAAAGGAACATTCGAAATAGACGGAATAGACTATATTAGCTTTACTGACTGGTTCTACTCAGCCAACACTTCGGCATATCCTATCAGATCCTATGACAGCCATAGCATGTGGTTTAATGATGAAAACAATGTGATGGTTGACGGAATTTCTGGAAGTTCGATCCGTGACAGGGCTGCACTATTCCCATGGAATGAACTCATATGCGGCAATACAGACAATCATGCCCAGAGTGGAACCTACGCATGGACATGGGGCGACTCTGGTAGTATATACTTGGCTGAGTGTATATTCGCAGATACGGTGTCAATCTCTGGAGATGAGTTTGTAGATTCCCTTGGTAGGCTAGTAGCCATTTCTGCCTCCAATTACACAGATTCATTCTGGAGAGAAATATTTAGAATAAGGCATATATTAGCTAACGGAAATATAAGATTCGACTACTATATAACATACGACGAATCAGCGTCAGATGATATTGCATTAACAACAGTTGACTCTATAAGCGGAGCATTTACTCTATTTGGAAGAAACTCTAAGTTTAGAGAAGTTGAATATGACCTCTGGAATGTCAAAAACTTCCACGACCATAGTCAAGTTTGGATATCGGGCGGTCCAGAGTACAAAACCACAACATCATATGAATGGACAAAGGATTCGGCAGTTATACCATCCGAAACATATAACTATTCCTTTAAGAATCTTTGTGACATAACAAAGTCAAACTTTAACATCTCCCCATCCCCAGAAGGAATGTTTGTCGCTGCAAGTATATCTGGTAGTATACCTGTTTGGATGTGGTCAATACCATATGATACAGATACAACCAGCGGAACTAATTTCTTCATTCATGGTAGCAGCCTTGTCAACGGTGAGAGCGCAGAAATAGTTAAAACAAAAGTAACTTCAAGTAAGACATATGTAACAAGGGCAGTAGCCGCAGGATTATCGTCAAGTGGAATAGGATTCTTTGATATTGGAAAATCTTTCAGTATAAGCGGTCAACCATTTGACTATACAGTTGATAACTCTACTATCGTTCATCCTTCATATGACACTATAAAAAACTTCTTCCCATGGTGTGTTCTTGCTGATGGTGGAACACATGGACCAACTGCCATGGTTGACATGTATGACATATCAGGAAATTACTGGGTAGCAATCGGGGACACTTATAATAAAAAGAAGTCTACTATAACCGAAGATTACTATGTCAACAACTATACTATAGTTATGGTTCCTTTGGATAACCTTTCGGAGTTCAATAAGCTTGTACTAGCCAAAGAGAACAGAAGAATTGCTGAAGACACTTTTAATAATTACCCACAAGCAAATGGGCTTAATACTTCGGGAACATTAGCTAATAATAAATCCACAAGAAATAGAGAAGCTGTCATTGAACTTATTAATACAAAGAACAGTCAGAATATTTTCGGAGCATATGTAAAGATATTCGAGTACATATCCAATAACTCTGATACCAGCGACTATATGGATCAGCAAGTTGCTATTGTTAAAGATCCAACAGTATATGTTTTGCCATGGTACAATAACATAAGCGGGGACTTGGATAAAGTTCAAGAATTTGTTATAGCAACAGATAAAGACAATGAATGTATTGACTGCGATGTATGCCTTGGCACAGATGAATCGACTCTACCTCCGTGGACAGAACATATCCACGATGAATGGGTAACGAGAAATCTAGAATCGTGGGGCAACGGTCCATTTGGAAGATCTAACTTCAACGCATGGCTTGCTGCTGGATGTGACACTAAATGGGGAGTGTCACTATGGTCCACCTTCCAAGAAGGAAGAATCTGGTTCAACTACAAAGCATCTGATCTAAGAGTTGATATATCAAGGAGAATAATTTCTTACTCGGTAATAGTCGCTTCTATTAAGGTTGACGATCTAACAAACGATGTATATGAAAATGTACCAGCAATTGTTAGATATGACGAGTTCCATTTCAACATGGACGATTATATTGACACTCCACTTGTCCAGACTGCTCTTCTTAACAACCCATCCGAGATTGATAATGTAAGTTTCTGTAAGGCACCTTCGACCATATTCGTTCCTGAGTCCACATGGGCAACATGTGTTTATAGCTTCGACATTTCAGGAAACCCAGCAACATACATAACTACTGAAGATGTTGATCCAACCGTTGGGTATACTGAATGGGTCACAAGCTTTATTCAGGAGTATAAGAAAGACGAAGAAATAAAAGACAAGACGAATGTTGAGAAATACTTCAACAGATATGATATATCCTCACCGGGGTCTAACTGTTTAATAACGAGAGAAGAAGTCTCTAATCAAGAATGGGTTGGAACATCGTGGAGAAGATTCCAAGATAATGTGGGTATGGGAGGAAACGTCCCAATACTCAATACTCCAGTTGGTCCAAACAAAGATTATTTTGATTTGACCGCTTATAACTTCGGTCAGAAGGCTTTTGGTGATCCTGACAAGGCTATTATATGTGGCGGATATTCCATCAACAAAGACGGGGACTTGCAATCTAATAAGGGACCATGGGGATTCATGTCAAATGGTCCAACCTTCAAATGGAATCGCACAATAATAATGCCAGAAGACACTCTGAACGCAAATTACAAGAAACGTACTATTTCGCCATTCTATGATAACGGCAATAGCACCTTAAGTAATACAAATCTAGGAGCTATAGTATTTGATGTAGCTAAGCAAGTTAATATTGAAAGATTTGGAACAGCAACTTTCGATGGAAGTACAACAAGTGTAACAGTTACCTTCGATGCTGTGCCATCTTATATAACTGATATTACTAACTATAGCTTATCTCTAACCCCTAACGACAACATAAAAGTATGGTGGAGCGAGAAAACAGATTCCACATTTATAATAAATACAGAATTAGAGGGATGGAAAGGTTCTGTAGACTGGAAGCTAACCTTGATAACGGATGTTCCAGTTGATCAAATAGATGGAACGGAAAATGAAAGAAAAACATACGATACATTTGAGGAAGCATAAGTTATGACTATAAACACAAAAGCATTTCAGATAGATGGGCTGGTATTTAAAGGAGATGCTGCGGCAACCTCAACTGGTGACATATCAGATGTAGATGTTGGCATCTTCACAGACGAAGACGGCAATCTCATATTTAAAGATCAATGGATAACTGATATATTAAATAAAGATTATTTGACTTTTCAAGAAATATACTCAAGAGTGAAAGGAATATACTCTAAGAGAACTGATGATGGGGTTGGCTTATTTTTTAAGGACCAGACTGTTTCCAGAGAATATTCCCTTAAAGAAATAATAAATTCCTGTCAAAGCTGGAGAAAGTACCTAACTAACGGATCGCTCTGGTGGATGGGGAAATCATCCCTAGATCATAGTAAATGTGCCAATCTTCCACGCGAGTCCGATCCGTCTGGTCCGAATAGAACATGGTCAATAGACAAGTTTCTTGCTGAGTTTAATAGTTTGCCATATTGTGCGACATTAGTATCCCTTTCAAATTTCGAAAAGACATTAGATCCACAGACGGGAGAACCAAGATGGTGGGATATACAGAACCTTGAATTGGTCCTCCCACCTTTCGAAGAAGAATATAAAGCATCAATAATAATGTCAAAGATAGCATTCGCTGGATATAACGTAACAGAACCAGTTCTATTCAGACTTTATGATGCTTCTACCGGAGTTGAATTAACAAGAACCGCCGTTGTTCAGAACAATGGTGGTAAGGTGTCTTTCCCTGTTTCATTAAATTACTTTGGGACTCTTCCAGGCTTTGCTTCGACTGGAAGATTTGACACCACGGGACAGCCAAAGAGCAACACAGATTGCAATGCAGATTGTGGATGTCAAAAAGTAGAATGTGTCAATAACGATCTAAACTGTGTCAGTCCGGTAGTGGAGAAGCTACCATATGAAAATCGTTCACATTTAATCAAGGTGCAATTTAGGGTCATAGATTATCACCCAAATCACTATGAGCGTACTTTGGGGATAGAAATAAACAACGGTTCTGGTGGCGCTGAGTACTTGACAACATCTACTCTTGATGCTGTTTTATTTAACATAGATCCAAAATCTAAAGTACCTAGATTACACGGAACAGTCAACTTTAATCGTGACTTCACTGAATATGAAGTATTGTTCGAAAACGCAACTGAAACTCCAGACTATTCTATAAATCTAAGTTGCTCATCAAACATTAACGTATGGTGGACAGACAAAAAGACAACTGGATTTAAAATAAAATCCGAGTTGCCATTCGTCGGTAGTGTCGATTGGACATTAATGAATGTTAATGGTGGAGTTATTTAGCTATTATTGTTTTTAGCTAACATCTTTCCCATTCTTTTTTGTATAAATGACTTTAATGTGTCAAGCTGAGATGAAAGTATCTTAACGCTTTTCTCGTCCTTCTTTTCGGCAGCCGCAGAAATTTCGTAAGAAATATACTTTAACATTGACTCAACTTCGTGCTGAGCATATACATTCGGACTGTGCTTTAATTCGGTTTCCCATTCTGATGAGATTTCATTCCAATCTCCTATTTCAACAATCCTATACTTTATTTCCTTTTCTACTGTCTTAACATGAAGCTTTATTTCTGCAAGTTTCAACTCAAGCCTAGCTATATCACATTCGACAAGAAACGGATGTTCTGCTGTATCTTTTTTTGCAGTTAAATCTTTTATTTTATATGAGCATTCTTCTATATCAACATTTAGGGCTTTAAATCGCAACATAGCCTTTAATAATTCGTTAAACTGTACTTCTGCTTCTTTCTTACATTGCCAGAATTTTGCGTCTGGGGTTGGAAACCTAGAATTTGTTAAAACTCCCACATACTTTTCCATATACGACCTGAACGCAGGAACATCCGTGTAGGTTGATAGCAAAAACACTTGAGCCTTTTTAAGAATAGCAACTTCGGCTGGTGTGACTAGAGATATTTTATTTAACTCGTCAGCTACCTCAAATGCATTACTTGCTGATTGATCAATAAGCTTGTTAATAGAATCCTTATTGAATACGGTTAATTTATTGTCTGTCATTTCTTATTTCCTTTAGTTTTCTCTTTTTTCGGTGGCAACGCAATAAAGAAAGGCGAATACTTTCTAAAATCAATAACATGATCACATAGCTTAAACTTTTGCGCCTGTTCTGCGGTCAACCAACAATCATCGCTTAAAAGCTTCTTTCTAACAACTTGACTAGATAGATTCGTATTTCTCTTGTAATGTTTTTCGAGTCTAAGATATATGTTACCAAACTCTTCTTGAGTATGGACAAGATCCTTATATTTTCCCTCTATTCCCCAAGTATACTGGTGAGACATGATACTTGTCTTATCTGATAATATTCTATGTCCCCGTTGACCATTAATAAATATTGCAAGTGCAGCGGAAGCAACTGTACCTACTCCTATAGTATATACTGGCGTTGATATACAGTCCATTATGTCGCATATCTGCCATGCTGCCGTAACAGATCCACCACCAGAATTAATCATTAAGTGAATAGGTTGCATTATTTTAGTTAAGGCATTCTTGAAGTCAAATGCTAAAAGCAACTCCGATACTTCTTTTCCGGTTTTATCTGTAATTTCTCCATTAAGCATTATAAGGTTATACGGAAGGGTAAATTGTACCTCATTTTGGGCGTCATTTCCTTCTGGCTTTTCTTCAGCTTCATCTACCCCTTCGCCCTCGTCTTGCATTTTTCTATTTTTTATTTTACTAAGATACTTATGGGAGTCTATGTAGTTTAATTTCATTATTATCCTTCGGTTTGATTCTGTTGATTGATGTCATCGTCCACAGTCCCAATAACATTATCGGGGACTTGGCTAAAATTTAAAATAGCAAGTTCCTCAAAATCCACTCCACTTTTTCCACTTCTTTTTAACCACGAATTTCCTCCGCCTATTTTCAATTTTCCACATGAGCAAGTTTCTTCTTTTCCCTCATATTTCGATATCAACACATCTCCACATACCTTACATCTAGCCTTATTTAATTTAACTATTTTATAAGCCATATCCCCTCGCTATTGTAATTATTTCGGTTTTCATTTTATCTTCCCAATGTGGCGATTCTTCATTTATTATAACATGATCCCAATATTTTTTATCAATATCTGGTAGAAGATTGTCGGCACCATCTTCTCTGAATATGCCGTTTGGTCTATGGACCAGCACCTTGACTACCTTACATGATATATTTTTCTTTTGGGAATAGGTATATTCGTTTGGATATCTAAAGTCAGAAACAATGCCTACTGATTTATTTGAAGATGCCATTTCGTCGTAGACACCACTAGCCCAAATATCGTACCATATCTCTCGCGATCTTTGTCCTTCTTCAAGCAAAACATCTCGCACTGTTCTTTTTTTCGTTCTTTGTTCTATTTTAAGTTTCCCCGGATCCATAAAAACCCATTGAGGGACTTCTCTATTATTTTCCACATCCCAATATATTATCTTTTCTTCCAGCCAGTCTGGACAAGACATTTTATATTCATTATCTTCCATTCTGGAAAAATCAAGACCATACTTTTCAGCACATATCATCTTAAGTTTTTTAGCAAAATAAGTAGATATGTAACTTATATTATTTTCCCTAAGATACCCTTCAAGTAACAGTGCCGCTGTATTTTTACCGTGTTGTTGTCTATGCCCAAATAAAAATATTACGTTTAACATATTACCTCCATGTAAGCATTATATGCTGTCATGGGGGATTAATCAAATGATAACAGACGATTCGTTAATATTTTTCTTTACATATATTCCGTCGCCCATATGACGAATGGAATGGGTTTTTCTTTCTGTCATTATTATGTTTAGACCGTTTTTCAGACAATGTGGGCAAATAATTCCCTCATTAGTACGGGTAGGCAAAACCCCAAAGGTCTGCTTACCACAATGTGGACACTTGTACGACGATTCTATCATGATTTTCTCCTGTCTCTAGTTAATTCATCAAGCATACTCATTTTTGTATGCGCCTTTTCAAATATATTTTTTTCAGGCTTAAACGGTGACACTCCAATTGGATTGAAATGCTTATTTGTAGCGGTTGGCATCTTAAAAACCGGAGTTAGTTTATTATTGTCATTAAACGCACTAATAGTTGCATTTGGAACCTTCATTCCCGTTGGCAATCCGTTAGGTTGCAATATACCCAACTTTACTTGTTGCTTCATTGCCTCAATATGTTCCTTTTTCTCATTATCTGTTTCACCCAGAGATATTTTTACATCAAACCACGCCAAGTCCCCCAAATTAATAGGTTCATCTATATAATCATAGTTTTCATAAGTTTCTACCCAAGGAGCATTTAGCCATGTTTCAGTCATATATACCTCTATTTATAAAAAAATACGGGAGCCATAAGCCCCCGTATTATACCATCTACAAAAAATGTAGGTCAATTATCTTCTAACTTACCTTCGCCAATCTCAGGATATACACGGCAGATGTTCCTAATATACTGATAGATGTTCTCATATCTGTTGATAATCTCATCAATATCAGTTTCCCTTGGAGTGCTGCTTACCTTCAAATTAAAATCAGCAACTTTCTTAACCTTGAGGAATCTCTTGGCATAGTGAAAATAGTTACGAATATAGATTACACCCTGAAGAGTGCGATTGATCTTTTTCATCATCAAGCGTGCTTTAGTCAGGTCATGGTTCCTCAGAGAATCGCTAAAATCTTCCTCATCATATTCGTACCACACCTTTTGTGGGTTTGACAAATCATCACAGTACTTGACATCGTTGGGGATATTTCCAGCCTTGTAAGCCGAACTTCTGAGATTTCTAGCAGTGTTATACATATTTCCAATTGACGCCGATAGCGAATCCATATCATCACTAATCAGTTCATCCGACCCACCGACAAAATATACCGAATCCCTGCTTCCGCTATCTCCACGAATCTTTACAACATAGCGCACAGGGATGGGCTTAATCGCCCACTTAGAGCATACCATACCCCTCCTTACATTCTTTCCAATACACGAAGGATCGGCAAACTCCTTGGGAAGAATCCTATCATCGTCTGATCCACCGTACCACTTGAAAAAAGTGCAGAACGTTGCCAAAATGTCATCACTGCGCGACTTGAACAACTGATCAACAGTAACCAGTCCAAACTTAAACATGGTGGTTGCGGTTGCCCTCGTAGCATTATCGGGATCAACCAAGGCACGGGAATGTGGGATAAACCCATTAATCCACAAAGAACCCATTACACGCATGTCTTCCTTGCCGCCATTTTCTCGTTCCGCCTGCTCAATAGCAGGATAAATGAGAAGAGCATTATTAGGGCAATCTACAACTTGTTCTGGACGCCTAAGAGCGGACATCTGCCAGCCCTTTGTGGTGTATCCCGCGTCCTCGTCCACATCAATAATAGTCCCACCCATAACTGCGGTCTTAAGATGATTGACTCCAAGGACTTCGCTTGCGGTCATAACGGCTTGAGAAAAGTTGTCGGTCATTTTTGTTTCCTTAGTTTGATTCTATCGTGTAAATTTTATTACTCAAGGTATATGTTTAGTTTTTCTGTGTGCTGTGTATCACTCACCACACAGGAATGCCATCGTCGTTCCAAATCTTTTTTTCTCGCAAGAAGTTTCCGACCGAAACATTAAAGTTGACATCGGTAAGCATCTTCTCCTTGATATGCTTGTTAGCCTCGAATACGCTCGCAGCGTATTCATCGTCAATGATCGGGTTGTTGAAAAACTTCTTCATCCAATTAACATCTTCCAGGGTGATTTTATCCTTCTTATCCTCAATATATTGCTTAATCAATGCTACTGCCTTCTGGAGAAGATCAAGTCTAACCGTCTTCTCCCCATCAATCTCGGTCTTCAGAATACCCGTGATTTCCTCCTTGTTGTTATCATAGTCGATAAGCATGTCAAGGGTGATGGACTGTCCCTGCCGTGAGAAGTGTTCCATCCACGCATCACGGAAATTCTGACCAAGGTAGCACTCAATAATATGAGAAGCATGTTCCTTGACCCAACCGCGACCCATCTTACCAATGACCTTCATAACATAGTCAATAGAACGACGGGAGGGGGTAATGGTAAACGGAAGATCGAACTCTGGAATCTTAGTCCACGCAGGATCTTCCTTGAGAACCGACAGAGTTATCTTATCCATGCCAGTATTCTTGAGGTAGTCTACATACTCGGCATGAGTTGGGCGCATGATAACATGTCCCATACGGTTGAGAAGAGCCTTGTCAATCAAATCGTTAACCTCATAGTCCTCGGTGGGCGGGTTCATAGCCGCCATGACCGCATCCTTGGGTCCAATGCTGTGGGTGTGGAGAACACCATTGATGAGGAACGGCAACATGGCAGCCAGAACCATACGGTTGCCACGGTTCATCTCGTCAAGGAAGAAGATAGTGGGGATCTTTTTCTCATTCCACAACTTGCGGGCAGTGTGGAGCCAATCGGGGCAAGACCAGATCGTAACCTTGTCAACAATATTTCCGTCCCCGTCCTTCACTTCCATGTCGCGAGGAATACCAATCAAGTCGGCAACGTCCTGTGTAGCAAGGTGGAGAATGACTAGGTTATACCCCATCTGCTTGGCAACCTCTTCCACGGTTTGGGTCTTACCGACACCATGAAGTCCCCAAATAGCAATTGGTAACTTGATCTTTTCGGTAGAGTGATTAACCGCAAAGTGGATGCAGTCGATAATCTGCTTGCGGGACATTTCCTGTTGAGCCATGGTATTGGTTCCTTATGGGGCTTATTGTAGAGGGGATTTATGAGAAAGAAAGGGGTATGTGGTCTGAGGTTAGTTTGAGTGTGTGATACAAGTTAAAGAAAAACAGGTCCGGAGTCATCGTCACTAATATTACCACTATCATGTTTAGTGTCAATATGTAACCCATACTGCCAAAGATCCTTTATTTCGACACAAAATAGTTTCTTGACAGCCTTTTCAAGTAACTTATAATCACTTGAATCCATTTCGGCAACATAGTTGCTAAAGCTTGGCTTTTCTTCGGGATAGTATTTAAATCGCCTAAGCACGGCTCGCATATCACTTGCTAATCCACCAGGAATTGTGTCATTTTCAACAATGAAATACTCGGCAAAAACGGCAGCAGCACGCTCTCTGCTCATTTTTTCTTTTTCGAGCTTAAGTATCTTTCTTTCCTGCTTGGCAATGATCTTCTCCAAGTCCTTGACATAAATCTTGTCATTCATATTATTACTCCTGATCCTGACTGATGACCTTGAAGCCACGGTCAATCAGAGGCTTGGCATAGCATCCATTGCCCCTGCTCAAGAACATAATGCTCTTGAATCCTGGGTAGTCTTTCTGGAGGAAATCATCAATGCAACCATCAGTGAAGAGAATAAGCAACTTACGGTTGCCCTCTTTCTTCAACTTCTCGTAAACGACGCGCATGGTCGTTCCGCCAGTTTCGCAGATGGGGATTCGCTTGATGCGGCTCAAGATAACTTCCTTGTCAAAGGAAATCGTGTGGTGGCACTGAATAAGGCGAACCTTAGTCAAGTCACAGTCCTTGACAATCTTCTCAATCTGCCCAACGAAATCATTGTAGTCGTTGTAGTTGATAGAACCACTGGTGTCAACCGCAATGATAACATCAAGCCCGCGCTCACGGCGTTGTCCCGGGAATACCCCAGCAATGCGACGGTTTTCGCGAGACATGGTGTAGTCCTTTTCCTTGGCATTGATTGAGGTAGCCAAGTAGTTAGCAAGAATCTGCTGCCAGTTCTTGGTGGGAACCTTAAAGAACTCGCTAATGACGGTTCCAAGGTTGCCCATTCCAGGGATGCGCCCAAGGGCGCGAGCCAACTCTTCTGGATCATCTGGGTTAAGACCAGCACGCTCAAGAGCATCGCGAACGGACGCCTTTATTTCCTGACGGGAACATGCGGTAGTTACATCAAAGCCAGCATGCTCGGCACCCGCTCCCTCGCCCTTACCTCGGTCCTTGACATGAGAGCCATTCGCGACAGATCCTTCGCCGCCTTCCTTGCCTTCCCCCTCTCCACCGCTGGAGTTGCCACCATTCTTCGCCTTACTACCCTTTGGTGCTTTGCGAATCTGATCAATCTTACCCCCCTGTGCCTTTCCCTTAATCTTATTGAAATCGGAGTCTTCCCCCTCGTCTTCGCCATCCTTGCCCTTTCCTTTGCCCTTACCGTCCTTGCCTTCGCCATCTTTTTCTTCACCGCCACCTTCACCCCCTCCGTCTTCACCGTCATCGTCAGCAATTTCATCCCAAGTCCCGTGACCATCATAACCACGGACGCCACCATTGCCCTTACCATTGCCCTTACCATTTCCGGATCCACCCTGGAAGATCATAGTCTCCATGAGGACACGGTAATAGAAGTCAGATGACTTTCCTGCGGTCTTATCAGTATGGTTCCAGTTGTCGCCCTGAAGCATGTACTTCTCGAAAATCCTATCGACCTGCGGAAGTGCCTTGTCAATAAAGGCTTGCAGATTCGCACGCTCGTCCCCACCAGGGACCATGACCAACTTCAGTCCAAACTTGTCCTCAATCTCTGGACGAAGGTCGTTCTCAGTGATCAAAAGGTACTTGACATAAGAAATAATGAAACGCTGGAAGAAAGTTTCATTATCGCAGGTAATAAGAACCTTCTTTACTTCATCTGACCAATCAAGTTCCTGATTGATAGCATAGTCCTGCGCCAGATTCATCTGGTACGGGTCGCGCTTACCGTTGCGGTTCAAGTGGTTAAGAATAATGTGCTGCTCTTCGTGAATCATGATAGCAGTAACGTTAGTGAAAAGAAAATCACAACTAACAAGAGAGACACACCACAACTCCCAGCCACGATCAGTCCACTCACCAGTCTTTTCTGACTCTACAAGTTCCTTATAGAGATTTGGACTCCAACCATAATTTGCCTGAAGCTTAGCGCACTTGGGATGGGTGTTGTTAAGAACAGATTCCCACTCCTTCTCAGCCTTTTCGTTTTCCTTCTGAATGTCCTCTTCACTTGGAAGAGTAGCGTCTTTAGCTACTGGTTTCCTTCCCCTCTTACCACGATTCCCACCCATCTCTCTTTCAGTTTCCTTGTCAGAATGAAGATCCAAAGCGGCTCGCATGAGCAACTTGTAAGATTCAAGGGGGTTGAACCAAATCTTAAAACGGTGGGCGTTACCCAAAAATGAAGCAGCAGCAGCACCGTGAAACTTGAAGTCATCAAACTGCCAATACCTAGTTGATATATTTTTCCAAAAACGAGCAGTGGTGAAGCGATTACCCTCAAACTTCCCACGACCATTCGAGACTTCATAGACACTGGGAACTTCCTCAAGAGTCCCGTCCCGCTTCCTTTGGTAAGCAGCGCAGTTACCCATGATAAGCTTAAGAGTAGAATGTTTAGCCATATTTTCCTCGTTATAAACAATATAACAAGAAACCCGCCCCAATCAAGGGCGGGTTTCTTTCCCGTCTATCTGTGTATCACACAGACAAATTACTTCTTTTTATTAATTTTCTTGACATTGTTCTTAATGTCTTTATCCTTCCACGATGGTGCTTTAATAACGGGAACAGTATCCCAATATTTCGTCCATTTTGAATCTTTAGGAGCCAATTTTATCTGCTCCCCAGATATCGCTATACTTTTAAGAGACTTATCAGGAACTATGGTGTAAAAATTTTCTCTCTTATCGGGACCGCTAACATAATATACAGTTGAATCTTTCGATCCTTTAAAGACAACTAATTGCCCTACTTTGAATTTCAACTTAGACACATCATCGTACCACGCCGGGGCTGGTGGCGGCGATAATCTTATAGTGGAGAGACTCATATGGTCATCAGAAGAAAACCTTTCATCGTCCGTCATAGTCATAATATCGCGATAAACGGTAACTTCATCTTCTTCAACAACTTCTCCATTAATCTGATCGGGTATAACTTCAATAATATCTGTATTCAAAGCATCGGTTTTCTTACCAATGATATCATCATCTTCTATCTCTACTTTTTTTGTTTTCTTGGTAGATTTACTCTTCTTCATTTACTTCCTCGTCCTCTTTTTCTATTTCTTTTAAAATGATTTTCTTTAAGTTCTTTGGTGGTATTTTAGAAATATCAACGCTCCTATAAATTCCACGATCCCCGTTAGACCAATGAACCGACCACCGCCTCCCCACAACATCTCGCGATCCGACAGCCTTAGTACAAGACTGTTTCCATACTACCACTCCTTCGGTGAGATTCTTATCGGTAACATGTCGAACCCGACTACCAACGGACAGCGATTCGGTTTTTAATTTCTTAGACATACTTTTTCCTTTCGTAGTTAAGATAGGTTAGTATCTTAGTTTGGTTGTTGAACGCAGGCTCATCTATGATCTTCTGATGTGCCATCTCCAACAGCTTACCAACTACTTCCGGGTTTTCAATACCAAAAGCTGCCCTAATGATTCTTTCATCAATACAAAACTCAGATGATATAACGGGGGCGCTCTTTTCTTTCTTAATAATCTTAGCTAAGTTCTTGTATCCTAAGTTCTTAAGTAGTCTAACAGCGTTAGGTATCCTCTTTTTTTCTATTGTTGACAGAAACTTACGAGCCGATATTTCTGATTCATCTTCTATTTCATTGATAGCCTTCGATAACTTTAATACATGTTCTGTGTCTCTTTCAGCAAATCCGCATTTTTCAATCAATATAGGCTTCAGGTCTTCAAACTTGACTTCAGACAATACCACAGCAAAAAATTCAAAAACATCCAATGAATTAAAATGATTAACAATAGAAGTTTCCGTCAACTTAAATCCAAACAAAGCATTAGATAGCCCAAGAGTATTAAGAAATGATATGACTTTACGTGTTCCTCTTAACTTTACAGAATCAACCAAGAATCTATAGATTTCTCTTTTATCAAGGTCTTTAATTTTATCCCTATTGTTAAATATAATAGTTATGGTTTTGGGGTCTAAATGAAACCCGGTTACGACAGATAGCTTTATAGCTTCAAGAAGATATTCCGGTTTAATATTCTCGGCGGCGTCTTTTGTAAATTTTATACTTGATTTATTAAAATCCCTCAAGCCATTCTGCTGGGAAAGTATATTAATACTTCCATTGAGAATATCATTAACATCCAAATATAACATGTTGACAGTAAATATGTCAGGTATACAAAAATTAGGTTCAATAGTATATTTGATGTTTTTATATGTTGGTAAGCTATTTCTTAGTATCTCTATATCTTCACTTGGTGACGATTTAATAAATATATTAAATATCTTTGGTTTCTGTCTATTTATTATATCCCGCACCGCCTCGCCGTAGAGATAACACCCACGATTGTTGGTAACAGATTTTATTTCTTTAAGAAAATCGCTTATACTTACACTCATATCTCTATTATACCCACTTACAAAAGTTTATCAACAACCTGTCCTTCGGTCTTTTCCTCTAGTTCTAACTTGAGTTGATTTACAAGAGTTTTTAGCTGCTTATTTTCACTCTCATACGCTTTTAACTTAACGAAAACTCTCTCAAGCATCGCACTATATTGACCGAAACTTTCAAGTCTAGACATGCGAATAAGATCGTCGGTTGTGTAAAAAGCACCATTTTCTCCGTATTTTGCCATATTTTTTTCCTATATTCTTGTTGATGGGTAATCATTGTAACTCGCCGTCTGTGACCCCCACAAAAATCCCAGACAGAATGCAACTGGATAAGCCTTTCCGTTGTGTATTATAACAGATATTGTTTTAAATGGTGAAAACTTACCTTCTCTTCTACTCTTTACATGGGTAGCATATAACTCCTGCATATGTTCGGCAGGAATCTTATATATTATTATCTTGTCTCTTTTACCTGTCAACTTTTGCCTATCCATCCATTGAATAGTTTCATTTTTATTCGATGCGTAGTATATAAAATCGCTTGCTGCTTCGGTGGCATGTAAAGCCTGTTTCTCTTCGGGAAAATCTTCGTTTACGAAACATACTAATGAGTATGAATCGTGGACATTTATTTCTAGCTGCCTTTCCGCATCAGCAGTATACGCTATATTGGCTAACTTTTCGCGTATAAGTTCTTTTTGCGTCTTTTCGACTATCTTATCTTTTTTCTTCCGATTCCAGAACATTGGTATTGGTACTATCCTTGGTGATTGTGTTAAACACCATTATAGCATTACAAACTAATAAAACCAATAAAACTAACGATATGAAAAATCTAAGAGTAAATGCGGTTTTATCTTTATCTTCATCCTCACTAAATAACTTATAATGACCTATACCAATCCACGCAAATGTGGCTAGTATTAGCGCGGCAAGTGAAGATATCAATATTGTTATAAGCATTTTAGTCGTTTAGGTATTCGGGTGGTTTAAACTTAAAAGAAAACTCTTGTGCAAGTTCTTTTATTTTAGGCACCTTTTTAACAATGTAAAGAATTTTCTGATTCTCTGGTAGCTCAAATACTGGTAAAGGCTTGCGATTAGTATACTTTATATATGGTTTAATATGCTTATTCAAGGCTAACCATGCAATAAAAGAATTAACCGAAGGGACTCTAACAGACACAACCTCAAAGAATAGTTGTTCCTCTGTCTTTTGTGGCGAAGACTCTTGCCAGTTATTATAAAATTTCTTAAATCCCATACTTCTATTTATACGTTTTGAATGCTCTTGGACATTTCTTTCTTTTTCCAGAATATTCTTTTCTTCTTATTATCCCACATCATCATTAAAATTCCAGCGTCAACCAGCTTATTCAGTATCTTTTCGCATAGTTCCTTATATAAGCAAAGACGCAGCCTGTCCCTCTCTTTTAATAAAATATAGAACTCGTCATTGTTTCTTATTATACAAAAATGAGAAAGCCAGAATTCCATTAGCTCCATTGTCAATAATGAATCATCATAAACTCCAACAAAATCTTGAGACTCAGAAAAGGAGGATAAAAAAGTCGATATGACATCTTTCTTAATATCTATGAGAAATGCTCTCTTATCTGTTATCTTCAATATTGCTTCGGATTTATTCATACTATAACTCATCCGAATCTAAAATGCTTTTCATATCTTCATATTGTCTCTTAGCAAGATTGAACATTTTTTCTGCGTCGATATCAGAAACATTATCTATGTCGTATTCTGGTAACTCAATGATTATCTCGCTTATAGAATCAGAAAAACAGTTACCGACTTTGTATAGTGTAAGACAATATGTGTCGTCCTCTACCAATACAGTAGTTCCCGCCAGAGTTTCTGATGATCTTGTTATTTTCATTTTTGTATTATACCGCTTTTAGTGGTTTTATACGCCACATAAAATCTTCTTTGTACCAACAGATTTCCAAAATACCATAGTCCGCTAATTTCATCATCACAGAATCAAAAGTATCTATGGTTACATCCCTTATTATAATATCAATATGCTCCGGTCTTATAAAAACATCATCCTCGTGCAATGTTGTTGAAAATATATATTTTTCTATTTCTGCTTCAATAACTGACGATGGAAGAAGAGACTCGACAATTTCATCTTTATCCAGTATTTTTTTAAATTTGCCGGGTGTCTTATAAAAAGTAGTCGATAATCCGCTAAGAATATCTTTAACACATTCCATTCTAATAGATGAAATAAACTCATCTATGTCAGTAATATGAAAAACCTTATTACTTAAAGGTAGGTCGCTCATATAACATATTTATCCTAGACCCTGCCCAAGACAAGGTTCAAATCCTTAAAGTTAAATTCATAGGATTTCTTTGTTTTAAAGTTGGTAAATGTTACGTGACAATAATCCCCAACTCCCGTTTTCTTGGCGAACCAAATAAGAGTATTCTTGGCATCTTTGGCATTTCCCCAAAATTGAAACCCAAGATCACCTTTCCAGTAGCGAATACGTATAAATCCCTGCTTAAGAGTATATATAACTATTTCGTCCCTATTAATAACTGGATTAAGATGAGCCACCTTTTTAGACCTGAAAACCTCCGGTCTTTGCGTTGAATCGGTTGCATGCTCAAATATTCTTATTAGCTTTCTTTTCCTTCTATCGTAAAAGTAACCGTCTCCCAATGGCATAAAGTATATTTCCTATAAATAGTGTAGAGGGTATACACATGGATTATAACGGATATTGGATGAATAGCAAGAGCGGAAAGATAATTGTTACAAGCGACCACGGTCAGACTATAATAGATAAACCAGAATTATTTGGTATATCAAAAAAAGAAGTTTTGTCAATAATATCTAAGAAGGCGTATAACCCTCAAGGAACTAAAAAAACTGACAGCAGGGCAGTGCTTCTTAATAAGGCTTTTGATGCAGGGTGGGTTCGTATAAGGATAGTTAATTCTTCGTGGACTTGCGAATTTTCCGGAAACATGTCACTTGTAGTATCTAAGATTATAAAAAAGTTTGGCGATGACATGGGTCCATTTACAAGAATCAACCTCCATGATATAAGAAATAAAGATAATAGATCTTTTACCTACACTCAATTACTTGATTCGTATAATAGCGGAGAGTTTGACGATGAGCAAGCCAACACAAGAGATATGATACGACAGAAATTATTTCCATCTGGATCTATGGAAACTCCTAATTTTAGTCTTGAATCTTTAAAGAGGATGTTCAAAAAGAATCTTCTTAAATCTTCTTAACGATATCAAGTTTATTAGCTACACGGTGCCATATATTGTCGCACGATATTCTATCATAGTCTAGCCTCCAGTAAACCTCGCGAATTCCAACCTGCATAATTCGGACCATACATTTGTGGCAAGGTTTATGAGTAACGTATATTCTGCATCCCTCTTTGGGAAACGGGCAATTTAAAATAGCATTTTCTTCGGCATGGATTACCATTTCATATTTTATTGATCGGTCGTTCCAATCAGTTTCAGTATCATCAAACCCACTCGGTGGACCATTATAACCAACCGAACATTGCTTGTTATTTTTTGTAACAATAACAGCGCCAACTTTGGTAGAAGGGTCTTTTGATAGCTCAGCCGTTTTAATAGCTAAGCCAATCCAATGTTGGTGCCATGCTTCCGCACTAGCCATTAAATGATCCTTTTATGATATTTAAGGTGGTCTAAAGACCACTGGTTAAACTCCGTAGCAGAGTTATGTGGTAAATCATACTTTACTGCTATTTTTTCCCATACAATTTTTGGGTTACATTTACTTATTTTATCAACACTATCTTGCCATTCCTTTATAATCTTATTTCGATACTCTAAAAAATTATGAGTATATTGTTGTGGAATGGGATTAAATAAATTCTTACCAATCTCCTTAAATCTTTCAACATGTGTAGTAAAATCCATAATAAAGGCGTTGGAATCTTTTTCTTTGCATTTTTTAAAGCAGGCTACGGCATTATCTGATTCAGTAGTTAATAATATAGGACCGCTGTCTTTAACTACTAAGTATCCTTTTACTATTTGTCTAAATGGCTCTGGTTTGGTGACTTCTATTTTGCTTTTTTTCATTAATATTCCTTTAATAGTAAATGATTATTATTTTAAATAGTCCAATATTTCTCATTGAAATAAGGATGTATCTTTTTATCAACACAATCAAGATGATGAAGAAGAGCATCCCAATCAAAGAACCAGCAGGAAGGTTTGGTTATAATGGTAAGCCACGGGTTCAGAGTTCCATCGGCAACACATGTCTTGTCTATATACAGAAGTATTGGCTTTCTCTGATCATGAGCTTGAATAAGTTCATGTATAGTCCCAAACATATGGACATGGCTTGTGTAGGACGCTATAATAAAGTCTGCCTTGTCAACACATCGCAAATCTTTTCTACCGATTGGCTCGAATATCTTTTTCAACTCATCGAACTTGTTTTCTTTAATAAGCTGAATAAACAACTTCTTATCGTCTTCTACTTCACCCATTCCATTTGGTAAAGTCTTCTTTACTGGATTTTCTACGCTAATCCCGTAAGAGACAAGTTTTGGTGTTATAGTATCTCGCCACCCCGCACCATCATCATTACATGCGAACATCGGTCCCGCAAGATACACGGATTTGCCTGCTAAGTAGTTCATAGTTACCTCTATAAACCATTATACGGATTATATTTTGTAAATCAAGCAAAGGAATATTCTGTAACCCACTGATCGTATATATCAAGCGGAAGTCTTCCCTCTATAATGGCTTGTGTATTTAACATAATATTAAACTTATTAATAGCCTCAATATATTCAACCCCATACTTCTGTAACATAGTTTTGCCCCTTGGTCTATATGGGAATCTGAAGGGTTGCTTATACACCGAACTTGGATTTAGCTTAGTGTTTTCTATCTTAGATTGAAGTCTCTCAGGTAAACAAAAATACTCCCATCTCCTTTTTGTTTCATCGACTTTTCTTTTGGGCATTAGTTCCCAACCAGCGTCTATATAATATTGTATTATTTTCGCAAAGTCTATTGCGTCGATAGTCGGGTCAACGACATATATCTGATACGATGCTCCTGCTATCTTAGCATAATGCTCTAACGATAACTTCAAAGCTTCGTTTTGCTTCTCAATATCTTTAATATAGTTTTGGAGGTCATTAGACATTCATCTTTTCTTCTAGTTCTTTTTCTACTGATTTCTTTCTTGCCTTTTCCTCGGGAGTCAGTTCGCGATAAAAGTTAAAATCAATGTCATCAAGGTTATAAGGTGTGTAACCATACAATGGTTCAGAAGCCTCGTAAACATAACAATCAAGGGGAGCCTTTTCGTCTTTTATTAATCTACGGCGAACCTCAAGGATTTCCTTCTTTGCATCGTCAACAGAAGTGTGACCTTCGTATCTAATATGGTATTCGTTATAACTCTTGACGTCGTTGTGGGTAACTATAGCAAGCCAAATTGTCATGCATTCTCCTTGTTGATGTTTGTTTTGAATTCGCCATCCGGAAGCTTCTGTTTCTTCATCTTTCGGGCTTCTCTAAGTATCTTTTTTATCTTCTTCACTGACTTCTCTACGCTATTCCTAATATTGTTTGTTTCTATAAATTGTTTTTCGTCATTATCCCAATCCTGCTGAAGAAAGTCAACCAACGCATTAAAGCCAATTACTGAATCTATTGCTTCATCATTATAATGTGACTCAAAAATATTAGCCAATTCTGATGTTCTATATACTCCCTTTTCGCCTATCTTGAATACAAGCCAAGTTCCAAAACAATCTGCGAATTTATATTCTGGTTTCTTGCTTATTCCACTTCCATAAAGCATATTAACCCATTTTATAAAATTTGGGTGGTCGCTAAGTATGGTAGGAAGTGTGTCTTTTTGAAAATTTTCGTCAAAGATTTCGGGATCTAATTCTCCCTTCTTATCTACTGTGTTATCTTTGGTTATAGTATATGTAATTGGCATGAGTTTATTATATCACTCATTGCGAATTATTTCTTTTAAAAAGGCATATGACTTATCAGAATACTTATCATGAAATCTACCGATTTCTTTAATAATATCTTCTATCACTTTTTTGTCAAAAGCAACCATTCCTTGGGTTGGCTCGTCTTCGTGTGATTCTCTTTTAATAATAACTTCAATTCTTGCTATCTTTTGTAAATCCTTAAGAAGCTGATGAAACAACAAAAGATATCTTTTGTTGTCTTTAACGTGATCACAGCACTCTTTTTCTAGAAGACCCTGGAGGTTTTCTATTCTTTCTTCAAGCTCTTTTTGGTGACGAGCAATCTCCAAAGAATCAATATCGTTTTCCATAGGTTTGCCTTGGCTAATTCTTCTGTAATTATTTCACGACTTGTTACAAGATACTCTATATCTTTTTTTGTCAATTTTATTCCACATATATAAAACTCACTATCATATTGACTCGAAATATAGCATTGATTTGGGGATATTATTTTTGGTGATCCAATCGTAATACTACTCATAACATTATTAGTAGTAGCAGTAAATAAATTCTTTTTTTCTTTTTCTTTAATCTCATCTAACTCAAGACGAACTAATGAAAGACTCTCTCTTAACCTTTCATTTTCATCTTCGAGAGATTTTACATACAAATCATCCATCTTCGTCAGCCTTACTATACATATTTGCTTCTTTTATATGCTTGATATACCTTTCATACTCATTCTGCATGTTTGTAGCTGATGTGCAGATTGGATTGGTTAAGGTTGATGTCGTATAAATCTGCCAAGTTGGTACGCCACTGCCATGTCCTGGCGCAACCCACGGACCCGATCCTGGCAGAGTCTTGGTCCAATCATTGTCTTGATGATCGCGGACAAAATCATGAATATTTTTAGTTTTTTCCAGGGTATCTATGGTTTTTCTCAACTTTTCCACCAGAGCCAAAGCCTCATCAAGTTTCTGCTGGGCTTCCGTAAGCATATTTCTAAGAACTTCGTTTTCCCTTTCTACATTCTTAGTATAATTTACATGTATTTCACGAACCAATTCAAACATCTTTTTAAAATCTTCTTCGGTTATAGTCATTTTTTCTCCATTATGTATTTGTATTCTGTGGATGTAAATTCAATTTTATCATGAAAATTGGATTTGCTATTTTTTTTCATTTTTGTTCCATCGGGACGCTTTCCTATAAACTCCCACTTTCCATCTACCGAAAGACACTTATCAAAGTTTAAGCTATTATTAAAAGTAACTAATTCGCTACCCACCATCATCTTAAAAAATTCTTTTCCTTTCGGAGTATCTTTATTTGATCTTATTGGTTGATACTGCGAATCTCTAATGCCAAGAGTTCTAGCTACTTTTTCTTGGTTATTTTCCGTATTTCTTATAATGTATTTAACGCCTGGGGCTGCGTTGAAATGTATAGAAGATACTCTTCCCATTATTTTTTCTCCTGTATATATTTCAATTCATAAAATCTTACGATATTACAATCACGACGATTCATCACATGCAGTCTCCTTTATATCACCAGTGATAGTCTCGTAAATAACTTCTAACTCACCTTTTTTGTGGAGACGAGCCAAAAGCTTGATAGCATCTACAATTTTAGCGTGCATTCCTGACTTCCTACCTCTTGGATCCGGACGCAAATCCCTAACATAAATCTTGCACTTCGTATCTCTATGTGGTGAGTAATAAGATCTGGTCAGATACCGCTCGTGTATCTTTTCGTAGTTCAGAGTCCACCCCAACTTAGTCATATAATCACATAAACTTGAAGGATCTACCATTTCCCCGACGCTTATGTTTTCAATATTTACTCTAGTAGCTATGATATCTCGTAGAGTGTTGTAATGAAGTAGCTTCTGTCGAAGCGACTCATTTTCTTTCTCGACGGTGGCAATATAGTCCATGCCTGTATTGGTAACTCCTGTCATACTTGGTCTTACGCTCCCACAATTTGCATAATAGGAAGGTAAATAATGGGAAGGTATAGCCATATTAGACCTTTATAATCTCGGTGAATCCCTCTTCCAGCGAAGGGGGGGCAATGCTTGCGAACATGCGGTCCAGAACATCCTCGGGAACTACGCGGGTTCTTGCAGCGTTTCTCTGCTTGGCAACTTCCAGAGGAACCTGAAAAAATACAGCAATGACATTGTAACCATTCTCCTTGGCAAGACTTACCAGCGGCTTGCGGTACTTGACCGAAAGTGTGGTGTTGTCCCATACAATGTCCCTAGTTCCACACAGCATGGACTTCTTCAAGGCTTCCATTGCCTTTGCGGCGACCAATCCATTCTTGGACTGATCCGAGTGATTTCCAGTTACCTGAAACCTGATGTTGTCCATGTTGATAACTTCTACCGACAACTTATCCTTGAGGAAGTTTTCGGTCCAAGTGCTCTTCCCACACCCGGGTATTCCAACACATATGTATAAGGTCTTCATGTCCCCATTCTAAGGACAGAAACCCAAAAAGCAAGTGTTATTTTACTGTCCGAAAGTGTCAAGCTTCTGCATGACGCCGGATATTTCTTTAGGAACACCCTTCATGCCACTGTTAGGGTCCGAAGTCATCTCGCTAACAGCCGTTTGTATAAGAGAGCGCAGAACTGTCAACTCTTGCTTGGTAAACGAAACACTCACCATCTCGGGTTCTTCTGGCGGCAATCCCATTTCAGCTTCGAATATTTTTTTCCAGCCCTTAGCAATCTTGATATGGTCAGACATTATAGTTCTCCAAGTTTCAGGTTGCCTTCAGCGTTGTTGTCGCCACCACCTTGATTTGGTGCTGGCTTTCCACCCCGTGAAGCTTCAGGAGCCTTGCCGCCTCCTTCGTTATTAACCGCAGCGGACAGCACATCAAGAGCGTCCTTCTGTAAGCCAGATGCAAACTTAGCAAACTGGTCAGAGTCCATCGCCTTTATTGCGTCACCAACCTGGGTTGGGGTAGCGAACTTCAAGATGCCCTGCATTGCCGAAACTGAAATAGGATTCTCACGCTCTCTAATAGGAGATTCATAAGCAGCAGGAGGATCTATTACTGCTGGGTTGGCACCACCAAGAGTCTGGACATCGTTTCCCGGGGCTTCCGCTGCCTTGAGTGGTTGATTTGGTCCTGCTCCCGGCTGTCCTTCCTGATTCTGTTGATTTTGCTGTGGTTGATTAACTCCCTGTTGTGGAGCCTGTTGCTTTTTAGCAAAATCAAGGACTTTTTTATTAATAGCATCAACGCCATTAGTCATACTCTTCTTGAAGGCATCTACATCACCCTTAACAACTGCGGTAGCCACTTCAGTGGACATCTTCTTCAGGTCGCTATCTTTCAGACCGATTGAAACTCCGGATCCTATTTGATTGTTGGTCTTGATGACATTGCCCAAAGAAAGAAAAAGTCCCTTTACAGACTTTTCGACATTGGCTTGGTTGACTCCAGATCCACCCTGTTGTGGATTCTGTCCTGGCGGATCAACCTCGGGTATCATCTTTAGACCTTGCTTGCCAGCTTCCGATCCAAATGATCCACGAAGCTTCGAACGTATCATCTCTCTAAAGTTGGCATCTGGTTCCATAATAAAAACTCCTACGACTATTTATATAAAATCGTAGGAGTATTATATCAGTCCTTCCAGACGCCCTCGAACTTCTTGTAGTTGGCTTTCACCCACCAAGTAAAGTCCTCGGTTATGCCCTTCTTGGCAAGAACCGCTTCCTTGTTCTGGAAGAAGAATCCAGCGAACATCGGAGGAACATTCGCCTTGACCCACAACGCATAGTCCTTCTGGGAAGCTATGGTCGAAGGATCAATGTTCTTGGAAGCCGCAAGCGCCTCGTTGGTCAACTTAATGACCTTATCCTTGAGCTTCTCGGCAAACTCCTGCATCTGAGGGTGCAAGACGCCCCAAATGTCATCCAGCGTTCCAGCGAAGAACGAGTCAATGACTACATTCCTCGTGTGCTTCATGTCGCCTCCACCAACAGCGTGGAGAGACAAGTAGCGAGCCGTCTTCAACTTAGCGATAGGGGTAAGCCCATCGTAAATCACAAAGCCTTCACGATACACAGCGTCAGCCGTGTCATCCGACTGCTTATCGACCCAACGCTTCAAGTCATCAAGCGTCTTGATGTTATCTTCCCCAGCGAGCAGGAAGAAGTCAGGCTTGTATGCCTTGAAGATATCCCACCACGATGGAGTCTCATAGACGCCCGTCTTGTTGTTACGAGCCGTCAAGAGGAACACACGATCCGTGATGTACTTGGTGACAATACGGTTCTCTAAGCAGCAAAGCTCAAAGAGGTAGGTAACATTCTTGTCGCCCTGCGACTCAAGGATGTTCTTGTTCTCTTCTCCCAGCGTCTTCCAGAACAACGCATCGAAAGTAATCTCGTAATCACCAACCTTGAAGGGGGTGATTGCGCCCAGCGTTGAAGCACGCCAAACCGAACGAACGGAGTCGTACCAGACAGCAATAGCCGTTCCGTCTTCCTTGCGAATAGCCGAAAGCGCCGAAAGCTTCTGAGAAAACTCATCATCGTTGAAGATAGGGCAGTATCCCTCATGCTGGTTGAAGAACTTGTCGGGAGGCGTACATACGCGAGTCCAAGCCCCATCATAACGCCAGATATGCCCACGACACTCCTTGACGAGCGGGAACGAGAACTTGGCTGCCAACTGGTCGTACTTAAACTGCCAGAGGTCGCCCTCGTTCTTAACGTTGACTCCAAACTTCTCGAAGAAGTGGTCAACAAGGTTTACAGAAACTCCCTCAAACTCTCCAACGGAGCCAGAAGAGAAGTACTTAGAAAGGTAATCGTGTAGTGACATGGTTACATCATATAGATGTGCCAGAGAAGTCAAGAATCTTTTTGTATCAAATTGGTCGAGACTTCGTAAATGTTATTGACATCTCCATTTACGACTGATACATGAAATCTACTCTCCCAAAGACCCATCTCTGTAGTAAAGTTTTGCTTTATGTCAAATTCAACTGATTCTGATGACGGAATATCATCGAAAGAAAATCCATTTTCCTGTAATATTTTTTTTACGAGCTTCTTTTCTTTGGTTATTGCATAAAAGTCACCCATACGAAGAACTGGTAACTGGGTAGTTGCAAATCCATTATTAAGACAGTAATCTTTAGGTAGATCACACTCTACTATAACTTTTTGTTTCATTTATATCTCCAAGAAACTTATTATACAGACGGCTTTTCTACTGTCTGTGTTTTTTCTTCCTCATGTGACTTGAGAATTTCGGCAGTTATCTTATCCTTGCCCTTAAGCAAGTGATCGTATATTCTACGAACAAGTGCTGCTTTCTTTGGGTTCTCTTTCTTAACTTGATCGCGCAGTTCCTTAACAGAGTTGAGGACTTCTGCAATGGTATCGGTTGCGAGGTCGTTAAGATCCTCGGCGGTCAATGTAGCTTCTTCTGATTCTGGACCCATAACTTCGGTGCTACTAACGGATTCTGGCGAATCCTGATAGGAGTCCTCTGTCGCTACCCCGCATGAACTCTCTTGAGCATTAATAGGACCAAAAAGCTTCTCTCTGAGAGAATCTAATACACCAGAATATGTAGCTTCCTTGGCAACCGGAGCAACTGCTGGCTGTGGAAGACCCATATCGGATTCTTTGAGCTTCTTGCGAAGTACTTCACGGTAGCTATTGGCATTCAGTGTCATAACATTTCTCCTATATCAATGTTATTTATATTATAACAACATTCTTCCTTTATTTATTGTGGATACATGGCATTACCCATATAAATACTAATATGACTTATAGAAATCAAACTACTCTTGGTGTAGATGCTAATGGATTCATAAACTGCACAACACCACACCACGCATATATCTTAGGGTTTGCGTGGGCTGATGGTCATTTGCTGTATAAGTATAAAAGAAAAGAAATAAGAATTGAGATTGTCAAAGATGATATGGACGCAATAAAACCAACCATTGAAGCAACTGGAAAATGGTATCATGCATCAAGAAAGAGAAAAAATAGAAGGGAGCAGTCTATTGCCTGTGCTAATAATTCTATGTTATGTGACTATCTTCATTCAATGGGGTATAATGAGAAATCAAAAATATCTCCTACAAAAATACTAAAGCAGATACCCGAAGGATATCACCGATTCTTTTTACGTGGTTGGATTGATGGCGACGGTTGCTTTTATAAAAGTAAAACATCTAAGCAATTTAGTGTCGCTGGAACTCATGATCAAGACTGGTCGGTATTAGAAAATATATTTTCCTCTAATGGCATTAAATATACAATACAGAGGCGACAAGTAAAAAAGTTCGATGAAAAAATAACAAGATCATCGTGTGTCAGGATTACCAACAAACCAAGTTTGGTAATCCTAGACACATTACTCTATAGCAACTCATATGATGGAATAGGTCTTTATAGAAAATACGCAAAATGTAAAGATATTATATCTCAATGATCTTCTTTCCGTCATAGTTGCTCTTCTCGTGGGGATATCCCCGTGGATTGCAGACAAACCGGGTGTCACCAAGGGTAAACTCAGTTGGTTCATGCGTGTGCCCGAAAATCCACAAAGGAATCTTTGGCTGGAAGATTTCTGAGCAGTCGCAGGTAAAGTAGCAGTTAAGCTTACTTCCCATGAACTTCTCATGGATCGACTTCGGGTGTGGGCAGAAGTGGCTAATGACTACCGACTTCCCATCGAAGCTTTCCACCGATTCCTTGATGAACTTCCGTGCAGCCAAGTTGAGGTCAAGGCAGTGTTGCGGAGTAAACCACCCATCACCGTGCTTGATGGAGAAGAAGTCGTTGATGGCAAACGGGAGCCGCGACATAAAGATGTCAAGCGGAAGACCCGAAGACCGAACGAGGTCGAAGTTACTCCACAGAGTTGACCCAACAAACTGATATCCACCATAAACAAAGTTTTTGTTGTTGAGAAAGTGGAAGTTTGGAGTCTGCTTGGCGAAGTCCTCCCAGAAGTCATTGACGGTATGGAACTCACTGCCGTAATACTCGTGATTACCAGTGATATACAATACCGGAACCTTCCGGGTGATCCGACCCAAGATGTTCTTCATCCGACCAATGAGCTTGGGTGGGCAGATGTCCCCAGCCAACACCAATACATCGGCGTGGTTATGGAGCTTGAGGGTGTATGGCTGATGCTCCAGATGGAGGTCAGAGAGAACTTGGATCTTCATTTTTTTATTATAACCGCCGATAAGAGGAAGTCAACTACTTATTCCCAGTAGCTTGCCCAACTATCCGCATATACTTCCTTGAGTCTCTTTAAATAGGCATCAGTCTTAATTTTTGCTCTCCATATCTTATGTCCAGATCCACCTTTACAGACAACGCCCTCTACAACTGGATACTTACCGGATCTAACATCGGCAATAAAGGACGCATTAAGGTTTCCTTCATATATGACTTCGGCGGCTCTGTTGCCAAGAGCCTTACAGAATACTTTGACGAATTCTCGTGGACTAACAAATCCCTTCTTATGAATATCTACATCAATCAATACAAGACGCTTTGTAGCATCGTCGGGTTTATGTTGACCCGCGAAAGATTGGTCGCCAAAATATTCACAGAACACCACAACCTCTTGCGAATCGCGATATTCTTTCTTGAAAATAGCTTCAAGGTCGCTTGCCAAAGTATCACGAAACATCTTGATTGCGGGACCAAAGTCAGGGTCCGACTCGTCAAATAGACGCTTGCGGGTGCCGAACAAGTGCCACCCTCGTTTCTTAATCCACTCGAAACGAAGATTAGAACCGTCGTACTTGTAGAACGCGATGCATTGGTCATTCGGGGCTTTAGAAGAGCCTTCAATACTTGGATACGATTTCATACAGTTTCCTTAAAATTAATGATAAGAGAGACTGTACGGAAGTCAACTACTTATTCGCCCCTGATAGCGTCTGGATCTACCTTGTCAAGCGACCCATCGCCCACAAAAAAGTCCCGATAGGAGTAGTCGTGAGTTTTTCCGTTCCAGATGACTCCCTTTGGCATGAAAGCGACATCATACTCGGGGTTCATCCTCTGCATCTTGGCAATGGTCGCTTCAACCACTTCAATAGACACGGGAGTAAAATCCCAACAGTCAGTGCCCACATCGAACGAATAACCCCAAGGCTTAGCCGTTCCGTGACAATGACCAAACAGATGCCTTGCCCCGTGGACCGAATAGTTCCATGAACGCTGGGGATAGTGATACAGAACATAACGAAGATCGTTGACCTTCAGAGTATATTCAGTCTTGACCCAGTTCCACTTTAGTTTCTTGTGAGAATCAATATCATCGTGGTTGCCAAGAACCAGATGCTTCTGACCGTTCAGACGATCAAAGACGCTCCGGATCTTCTCAGCATTGCCCCAAGAGAAGTCGCCCATGTGATAGACGACATCCTTGCTCGTAACTACAGAGTTCCAGTTGGCAATCAGCTTCTCGTTCATTTCCTCTACGGAGGCAAATGGACGGTTGCAATACTTGAGTATTGAAACATGGTGAAAGTGCGTATCACTGGTGAAAAAGATAGTCATGCTTACTCCGCAGGCTCTATTGAGCAACCGATGGGTCCATTTGAAGTCTTTCCCATATAGAACATAACTTCATCGGCACCATAAGCAGTTACCTGCTCCTTGTAAAGCTCCGCTCGCTCCTTGGAGCAAGTCTTGACAATCGCCAAGCCCATCTGATGAACTTCAAGCGTCAGAAGCTCGGCATCTTGCTCGTTTTTCGCAAACACTTCACGAAGAAGCTTAGTGACATAGACGAACGAATGCTGGTCGGAGTCATGGATGATGACATTCCAGTTCTTTGCGTTCTTCGTCTCAACGCTTGTATCTTCAATGGTATAGGTGCCGAAGTCTTGCTGTGCCATGGTGTGTTTCCTTAATCCACATTATATGGAATATAACCAGAAGTCAATAGTGATCTTTGACTGGTCTTATGACTGGAATTGCCCAGTGTTTTCCAGATACTCTATATTCAGAAGGATCTGAATTTGAGTAGCTACTTACAGTAGCAAGCGAATTAGCATAACTTTTAAGTTCTTGGATAAGTTTATTTTTTATAACACTTCGTATTGTATCAAGCTGCTTATCACTTCCAGAAGGATTCTTGGGATTTGCTAGTAACTCAATATCATTACAAATATCATGGGTTCCTTGTATTATTTTCCCAAGCATCTTTGTTATGTTCTCTCTATCCTTGAGGAAGTCTTCAATAACTCCTTCTTGCTTTGCGATAGTCTCTTCGAGAGACTTGGTGTAATCATCTGACATATAACACTTTAAGAGTGGTGGACACGGCAGGGTATGATCCTGCAACGAAACAACTTTGATTAGAAAGAGCTTTAGTCATAAAGAGCATTCAAAGTTACTTCCGCTTTACTTTAAGCTACGTGCCCATAACACTTGTATTTATCGCTTCGACTTTGACTTCTCGAATTCCTCGGCATACTGCGAGTAGTCGTAATCCTCGCCCTCGTCTTCACGATAGCGGTCGCCATACTTGGCACGAAGGGCTTCTTCGCGCTTGCGCTCGGTATAAGATCCGGGGTAGTAGCTGTATGGCTCGCTGCTGGCGGAATTCACCGAAGTGTCGCGCTTGAGGATGTAATAATCAAATACAATCCTCTTTTCTTCGTAGTTGACCTTTCGGAGCCAATCGAAGTAGCACTCATCAAGTGCTTCGCATGCCTTGTCGGGATCAAGAGATTCGGTAAGCCAGCCGCGAGAGCGACTATATACCGAATAAAAGACATATCCCTTCTTCGGTGGCTCTACTGGAGTATCAACATTAGCTGACTCTACTGGAGCCATCTTCTTATTGATGCGCTTCTTGGGTTCCGCTACATTCTGGACAGCGGATTCGTCCTTATTCTTTGCAACACGGGGCATTGTATTCTCCTTTGTTGAGGTTATGTCCCTGAGACTTTATTATGGTGAGTTTATTCAATAAGTCAAGAGCCATCTTATCGGATGGGCTTGACATTGGAAATACGGCAACCCTTGGGGACGATGAATTCGGTTTCATCGCCAACACCAAAGACCTGTCCATTGACCATGAGAGTGCAGCCAGTAAAAGTCTGCTCCTTAGTCAAAACATATGACTCGTCAATAGAAGTAACCATGGAGGTCTGTGGAAGCGGCTTGGATGGCTCGACTTCCTTGATTTTCTTTTCTGCCTTGGCAAGACCAATCTTCTTGACAATGGTCCCCTTTGGAATCTTTATAGCATTGCCGAACTTCTTGGCAATCTCTCGCTTAGCTTCCTTGGTATTGGCGGCAACGATCTTGCCACTATCGCCCTTGTAGGTCCACTCGTAAATCTTCGCCATGGTGTTATCCTTGGTTGGTTATAACACTAGTATATGGATGAAAAATTATTTACAATCTGTATTCTTAACAGATGAACTAGCGTGTGATACACCACCAGCGGGATCTTCTGGACATGACTTAGATGGGATTATATTCCCAGTTTCCTCTCCAATATTGATATTCGAATCAAACCCGTTTGGAATGTCCCCACTGTAGTTTGATATACCATTGTTGAGAGCATTGAAAAATGCAACAGCCCCTATTGCGAGCAACCCAGCGCCAACCGCTGCTGAAGCAAGTGCCGCTGAAGGGGGTGGTACTTTCGGGGCACCGCACATTGGTGAGAAAGTTAAAGTTTCATCAATAGTAGATGTTTCTATTGATTGATATCCCATTAATTTTAAACAGTGACATTCCCATGGCTTTTTAAACTTGATAAGTGAACCGTGTCCACCGACAGGTACAGCACATGTTATCCAATCTGGTACAGTGATAATTCCCTCTGGATGCCAGCACGCTGAACACACCGGAAATGCATCAGCAATTGGACTAATAACAACGGAGTCATCGGATAATACTATACATGCAGTATAAGGATTTCCATTAATATATCCAATATCTAAAACTTGATACACATTACCATTAATTGACATAGTTCTATTGCCATTTGGGTCAATAGAATACATAGGCTGATCGGAAGCAGGTTGTGGAGGTAAGTCAGCCATCGGCTATAAGTTTCTGTATAAGCCCCATGGCTTCTGGATAATCTTTATGGCTAGAGTTTCTCTCACCAAGATTTTTTTCGAGCCATCGGAATTTAATTGGGTTCAGGTCTTTCTTCCTATTCCAAGGCAAGTCCATAGAGTGAAGTAATTTTTCTAACTTACGCAGAGATTCGAAATCCCTCATTGTTTATGTCATCCTTCTAATTATATTATATTGGGTTATCATAATTTATCAATACCACGAACTTGATTTGTTTGCCATTCCCCCACAAACTTTACATACGGAACAGAAACCAACCTTGCCATTTTATGACTATTGCATTTTTCGCATATTACTTTTTCTGTCGGACCAGACATAGGATGTAACACTTCTTGTATATATTTACACTCTTCGCATTGATAGTCATAAAATGGCATAGGTATATTTTATCCTAACTTAAATTATTTATTTGTCTATTCGTTTTTCTTTTGTTTACTTTCAATCTTTAATACAGATTCAAGAGAAGATTTAACTTCTTTCAGTTGCTTACCTGTTACTTCATATGGTCTATTGTCAATATAAATCAGATGAATTTTCTTATCTTCCTGCTCTGCAATGTTAGCTTCCCAAGCTTCTTTAGTTACTTGCTTACCTTCAATCCAATACTCGGATGGAGTCTTTTTATCATGATAAGAAACTTCTCCATGAATTTTACCATTTTTATATGTCTCGACCTTTGTTCCGTCGTCATAAGTTCTAATGTCTTCGTATCTGCTATACGATTTAACCGAAGGAACAGAGACATATGGTAGTGCGTTTCTTAGTCCATGTCTATTCTCCACGTCACGAAACGCTGTGTCAATGACAGCGAATGTTCTATTCACATCGTCAAAGATTTCTTCGATAAGTGATGGGTAGTATCTCATTTTGTTTTTCTCCTTTTTATAGGGTTGATGTTAAGCTTCCCACAATGGGAAACATATACATCATATAGGCAATCGCCGTGCCAAATAAAATATGCCAGAAAACAAAAAAAGAGTGTCAAAAAGACACTCTTTTTTCTATATTATGTCAGTATGACAGATTATCAGCTATTCTTCTCTAACCCAAACCCTCACAGTAAGATATGATATTTCAATTTTCACTTCTGTGTTTCCGATATTATTATCACGAAGTCTCTCACCAAAAGCCACGGTTTCCTCTTGAGTATCAAATGAGAATACTTCCTTTCCCCCACATATTTCCTTGACATACCAGAGAAGATCCTTATCGGCTATAATCTGCTCGGGTTGGGTGGTGGGCTTGGTGGGTAAAGTTTTTCTCATGTGATTCCTTAGTTGTCGGTTCCGGCGAGGTAGATCGGGTCACGCTGCTTCAAGATAAGTCTCCCACCAAGAGTCTCGTCCTCTTGTTCAATCTCGGGAGAAATAACAATACCCTCTCGGAGAGTCTTGTAAATCTTTGACTCTCCGTTAGAAGCCTGAACGATGGTCTTGCCGTCGAGCCACTCACGAAGCGTCTTGCCGTGTGAAAGGATAGGAGCATGACTGTATTTACCAGCCCCGAAGTTTTGGTCAAGAAGAGAGAACATGACACCCTTGCTGACAAACTTGCTTCCAATCTTCAGGTCGAAGATGAAACCAGTAGGTTCGGTCAGCTTATAGATGTTGCCCTGGATTGCGGGACCAGCTACCTCGAAGTAGAGGGTAGCGACTTCGCCGTAGAGACTGCCGATGGTCTTTACAAAGTCAATGAACTTCTGCTTGCGAGCAATAGCCCACCAAGCATGCTCATGTCCATCAATCTCTTCAATGGTGTGTCTGCGCTGGTTGACGAAAGTCTCACCAGTAGCAGGGTTGAAAGAAACTGACCCGTTGCTTCCCTCGACCTTCTCAAGAACCCAAACCTTCTGGTCCATGAGCTTCTCAAGAGGAACATAGAAACGCTCGCAACCCTCAATGTCGTAAACACTAAGGTCACATGGAAGCTGCTTCAAGTTACCAGCCTTGTCGGGAATGACAGGAGGCTCGTACTTGGTAACTCCAAGGAACTGCGTGATCATTTCGGGGGTAGGAACTTCCAGCCCCTTCTCCAGCTTCCAGTGGGCGTAAAAATCAGGATCATCAATAAGCGTGATGTTACCGACAAGTCCCTGACTGAGAACTCCCTTGAGCTTAACAGTTTTGATACGGTCCTTGGCGTTTCCAGCCAGCTTGCCAACAACTCCAAGACGCTCCTGAACAGGAACGGGAAGAACAGAGTCGATGGGGAAGTAAAGGCACTTCTGCCCGACTTCAAACAGACCCTTGCCAACAACGAACGAGAACGCAACATTCTTCAAGGTAGCCTTGACGATTCGATCAGCGCCGACGATAGGTTCGATTGAACCTATCTCTTCAATAGTTACTCCAAAGAAAGCCATGTCATATCTCCTAAGTTATATTACTATCATATCCAAGACGGCAAGAAAGCAAGTTTTATTTTAGTTGGGAATAGAACTCAAGAGTAGCCTGATTATGAATATAATCAGCCCACTGCTGATTCACTCTTTCAGCCATTTCTCTCTTAGCTTCCATAGCCTCGGCATATTCCATAGACAGTATCGTTTGCTCTTCGCTAAAATTTTTATGATGATACTCAATAGACTCTGGAGATATGGTTGGATATAGTCGATTAAATTTAGTTGACAATTGTTTTAACCTATGTTGAATTAGCGGTAACTGCTTAATAGTCTCTTCAAGACATGCGAGTATTATCCTCTCTTTTGTAAGAGGCTTTGGCTTTACAATACTCCAGTCTTTGTCAGGGACGCTCATGGAACATCGTGGACTATCTTGTTAAGGATAGACTCTTGACCGACCCTATCAGTCATCTCCTTGGCATACTTGAACTCGCCAGGAGTCATGATGCAGATTTCGGGCGCAGTCTTGTGATCATATACCATGAAACCACGAATGTCCCCGGGCTGGTCAATGCCTTTAGCCGCACACTTGGAGCATACATGGGAATCCAGTAGCTCGACCCTATCAACCTCAACCTCTGACTGACATGAACGACACTTACGCATAATGTCTCCTTCGCCATATTCTAGATATATGTATTAAAAGTCAAGACTTATATTTCTTCTTGACAAACCCAGGAACAAGCCTAATTCCAAATACTTTGTATATGAATTTCTTCCATGCGGAGGACGATATATCAGCCAGAGTGTGTGACATGCTGCCAGCTTCTAATCCTATGATGAAAACAATGATATGAATCCAATACTTTACAGTAAACGCTGTGATGACCCCAATTCCAATAGTAAATGCTATAAACAAAATAAATCCCAATATCAGTGGACTTACCCATAATAGCCTTGTAGCAGTTCCTCGTATAAACCCATGAGTCCACTTGGACCTATGTCCAAACTTCCTATATGGCAACCATATCCATTTTAATATATTCCAACGATGATACGGTGTGCTTTCAATATCAAGGTCGCCATTAAACATAAGTCCCGAAAACAAATAAGCAACTGCAAAAGTAACGGCAATTTGACTACCAAACAGATAACCAACCAAAGATGCCAACGGTATGACCGTGACATATGTTATGAAATCGTGGGTCTTTCCGTCTGACATTTATATCTTACTCATCTTTTTTCTTTACATCCAAAGACACATGTAGTCTTACATGAATGTACCAGCAAACAGATGCTACGAACGAACCGATTATAGTGGCAAGTACCCACCATAGAGTATTCTTTGTTTCTTTAAGTGGTGATTCCATAGTTGGCTGTTCTGGTTCTGTTGGGGCTGGAGCAGAAGCAGCAACGTCCATTGGCTTTTCGGGGATGTCTTCCGCTGAAGGAATCTCAACTGTCTTGCTTATACGAACTCCGGGCGCTCCTTGAATCTTTTGCTCAATCGTCGCTACAGGAACAGGCATAACTTCTTCTTTCTTATCTTCTTTCTTGAAATTCCCGACAATATCCATAGTCGTATTAACAATACCACTAAGAGCCGTCAGTATTCCACCAATCATGAGAAGATAATTAGAAATCTTTTTTAGTTTCTTCATAAATTAATCCTTATGAATAGTTGCCAGTTTGGTGTAATATTCCGGATCCTCCCATAAGTGATCCAGGGCTATCTCTCTTGCCTTGGTGGGGTCATCAGTATGCTCTTCTCTACTTCCAGCCCCATTTCGAATTGATGCTTGAGAATGTAATATAAAGTTGTATACTTTCTTCCTGTTGAATTTCCAGCATGATGTGCTGCAATATCCTGAAGTGTCTTTCCGTCAGCCTTACCGCCACTTATTTTTTCTTTCTCTAAGATTTTCTTCCAAGACTCTTGAAGTTGCTTTAGTTGCTTGTCCATATATACCCCAATGCTATTTATAGTTTTAGCAGAGGTTCTCGAACTCGTCAATCACCATGAACAAAATAGCAGCAAGTTCTTGTTTTGTGTAAAGTATAGTCCCAACATCACTTAAAAGCGGATAATGTTTAACTATATACACACCATATTTCTCTCGGTTGACTATTGTGCTTCTACGGACAATACTTTTGTAATCTTTATCAGTTGGTTCGTTAGGATCCTTCCCGCCAACATAACCATACCGTATCATACTGTTTCTCTTGGTGTGTAGCTTTTCCAACTTGATAATCTCATCAAGAGACTTTCCCTCGGTTATTTCCTTATTCCAACCAACGACGCCATGATTAAACAATTCCCACATACCAAACGCTCTTATGGTTTGTGTATCAGTTGGGTTAAATTCTCTGTGTCGAGTCAGGTAATGCATGGCATTCCCCGATTCTCTCAGGATTTCTAAGGCATAATCATTCGCCGTCTTACCCTTGTTCCAATCTGATAGATGTAGGTTCTTAAGGTTATCACTTCCACCCATGGTGTTAGCATATACCTCTTTTTCCCCATACGGATAATAACTGAGTATGGGGAGATTCGAGAATTCTTCGTCTACTTTGGCACTGAAATATTCTTTCATACATCTGCTTCATAAGGAACTTCGTAGCACCTTACCTCAAGATTGGGAAGTCCCTTCTTTTCCAGCCAACCCTTAAATTCTTCAGCCTCGCTCTTCATCTGAAAGAAACAAGCACCAACTTGATGGTAATTTTCAAATACCTTATTTTCCTTATTCAGCAATTCACACTGGTCAACAACCATGCCACCAATGATCTTGGAGAATCCTCTTTGATTCTTGTTGATAACGTAGTAAAGATTATAACCTTCGAGGTCATTCATGGCTTCTCCATTGGAATCATGTCTCGGGTGCCGTCAGAATAGACACGGATCTTCGTCATAGCCTGATTCCACCCGTTGGTGAATTGCTCGTCGCCGCCCGTTGGAGCCAACTTGAAAGCTTCAAGGGTGGACATAACATCCTCAACCCGGGTGTAAACTGAGCATTGGAGAAATTCTTCCGTAGTATCGTAGTCACTTCTCATGATATGCTCATGTTCCTTGACAATATTCTCAACGGTGTCCATGTATCCGATGAATTGGCGAAGCTCGGTCATTTGGTGTTCCTTATGGTGTCATTCTATGAATGGGTAAGTAAAGTCAAGCAACAAGTTACTGACGGATGCTCGCCAGTAACTTTTCTTTTTCATTGACCAGCGTTCCAGCCCACAGAGCCGACAGCATCGCCCTCTGAGCCTCTCCTATCCGCTTGCCATCCTTGGGCGACTTGATATCCAGAGCAACTATAAGTTCCTCTCCAGTGACATCAAGTTCTTTTGCAGTCAGTGGCGTGGCTATCATCTTCTCGACTTTAGCCGCGAATCCACGGAAGCCGTCTCCTTCTATCTCACGGGCAACTGCCAGCAGAACTGGCAGCAGAGGCTTTACATTGCCTATGAAGGTATGGGGCATCTCGAAACTGAAAGCAGCTTTACGGGCTACTTCCAGAAACTTGACATGAACCGCTTCCGGCTTCATAGCAGCAACATTGCCGCCTCGCAGGAAAAAGGCTATCAGCATACCCAACACACGGCTTTCATCATGCAACCCCCCGAGACTCACTTTCAGTGGCTTGAAGTCTCTACCAAACAGCGTCTCACCGACACCCGACAGCTTCAGGACCGCCGCAAAGTCACCCGAATCGGCTGGACCCTTGAGCCAAGCCTTTTTGAATTCCTCCAGAATACGCTCACCTGAAACCGTCTTCAGGCTGTCTCGCATGTTGAGAATAGCTACTGCCGTCTCTACCTCCATCTTGAAGCCCATTCTCACAGAAAATTGCAGCCCACGCAGCATACGCAGAGGGTCTTCCGTAAAGCGAGCCACAGGATCACCAACGGCTCGCAGGACGCCAGCCTTCAGGTCTTCCATGCCACCAAACGGGTCTATAAGCCCCTCAGAGCTATCAGCCAAGAAACTCCGCAGCGGAATAGCCATGGCGTTGATCGTGAAGTCTCTACGACCCAAGTCACTCTCGACAGAAACCATAGGGTCCGTTTCAACCGCAAAGTCGGTGTGTGAGACACCCGTCTTCACTTCCCGGATCCGGGGTATGGCAAAGTCGAACACTTCGCCTTCTATCGTTCCCTTGACAACGCCGAACGACTTGCCCACTTCATCAGCCGAACCCAGGACACGAATAGCAACGGCTATCTGCTCCAGCGTCAGCTTACGAACCAGAAAGTCTATGTCTTTTGGCGTCTTGGACAGCATGCGGTCACGCACGGGTCCACCGACCACAAAGACTTCCCCGCCAGCACTCTCAAGTGCCGTCAGTATCTTGACTAAAGTTTCTTTCGTAGGCATATGTCACCATTATAGAAGCAAGAAGGAGAAGTCAAGTTACTTCTTTAAATCTCCTTATACATTCTTACAGCAGACGGTTTATATCCATACGATTCATATAATGTCTTAGCGGGTATATTCTTATTTGCAACCATAAGTTGTATCTGGTTGCATTTCTTTTTCTTTGCTATAGCGTGGAGTTCGTAAAGCATCTTCGACCCATGACCCCGACCGCGACAAGCTTCATCAACAACCAAATCAGTTATGACAAAAGTTTTTCTTTTAGGAGTCTTATGTAGATAATACATTGCCATTCCCACAAGCTCTCCATCAATCTTATATTCATATAAGAAGCTATCAATCAGCTTATCCATAACGATTTTTTTATAGTTTCTTTCAAGCGTATAAGATTCCGGAGCTATCTTTACATGTAGCTCCATCATTTGCTTGTAAAGAGATTCAATCGTCGGCATCTTTAAGTTTCTTCCACTTTCTTCCAGTTGCCCCATTCTGGATGATCACCACCGGTAACGACTTTCCTGGCTGCTCCCGTAACAGGATCAGTTGAATCAAGGAATATGATGAATCGTTCACTAGCCCATTCATAAGCCCACTTGCCCGTGAGCTTCTTTTTCCCGTTCACCCATGTTGCTTTACGATATACCATCATGGTTAGTTATCCCCATGAACCTTATAGTAGCCGTATTCTTTGATATTGTCTTGTATTTCTTTACGCTTAACATCGTCTGGTTTAATCAGATGCTTATATGGTTCTCCACGAAGCATAGCGTCGGTTGCTGCTCGTCCTATTTCAGCAATAGACAAGTTGTAAAGATAGGTATCGTAATCAGACATGGTTATCTCTTATTCTCAAAGTTAATTTTAATGTTGTATTTTAAAGTATCTGAATAGAATTTTATTCTATTTTTATTCGTATCTTTACATGTAGATACTTTTATTATTTCTTCTGTAAATTCTCTTTTCATTGAAGTGTAACTCATTTCATTCCCTCATTTCCCTAACCGCCTCGGGGTCTATCTTCTCAAGCATCTCAAAGGAAACTGTAACCTTACTCATTATCGTTCTCCATAGTAACTTCCAGAGAGAATATCCTGCTTTATTGTTTCCCTAACTTGGGTCAATACTTTACCAAGAAGGTTTTCACCCCTCCACTTGGTTTCATCAAGAATGTCTGGATTGTCCTCTGACAACCCAACACCCCACACTTTATCATACGGAGATGCCTCCACAAGTATCTTATCACCAGTAGCAAGTAGTAACTCGCGACACTTCCTACTCTGCATAAACCTAGCAAGGTTTCCAGCCAATACTATTACATACTTATTCATATCCCAAACCTCTTGGTTGAAATTCTTTATTTGTCTACCAAGTTTCTGATGATTGGCTGGATTCTTTTCTTCCATAATTATATCGGCTGATTTGAAGTCCTCCATGAGTAGAGCCTTACGATGCATCATATACTGTTCACAACAGTTGTAGGTATAACTTTCACACTTGAAGTCAACTATATGCCACTGGCTGAGACGGTGCTTCCAGAAGAAGAAATATTTGTCGGTTTTCATCAGTGAATCCTATACACAGTTAGAGGAATCTTACCCTCACGGTCATATTGTTCCTTATATTCTTCATAATCCAAATACTCACCTTCCCAATCGGGTTTCTGAGAAACTACTTGGAAAGCATCAACATTGGTAATGTTATTAAAACCACTACCATCAGAATGCCCATTAACGACAATAAGAGCATCGTCGGGGATGCCTTCAAGCAACTTGAGTAGTTCGATTTTGGTCATATGGTTTCCTTAGATATATTATAAGCAACTTTAAGCGGAAGTCAAGTCTGGATCTTTAGCATCAAAAGACCCTTTAAGGTAATAGAAACGAGCATTGAAACTCCTTCGCTCAAAAGGAGTTACAGAAACACATACCGTCTGACTAATAGTGTCTATATACATAGGCAAACCAAGCTGAACCCCAGGTCCATAGACCTTCTCGGCAGCAGCTTTCATAGTAACTTGGTCAATGTCGCAGAACACTACCTCTTCTCCACTTCCACAACAATGTCCAGCTTCTTCATGTATTCCACAATAAGAGCATCTCTCATAGCGGCTTCTTCCTTCATGACAGCATCATATATCTTCTGAAACCGCTTCATGTTATACTGAATTTCTTTCTCACGATCCCCGTTCCGAATAAAGATGTTCTTGGCAGCAGCTACATTGGTCAGATGTTGAGCAGCGTTAGCAGTCTGTTGCCTGACAGCAGCAAGCTCAGCTTCATACGAACGAAGCTTCTGAGCAACATAATCCTTGACTATCTGCACCTTGAGCCACTTATCAGCAAAGGAATCTTCTGCCATAAGACAGGTGGACATACAGAGAAGCATGAGAATGAAGCGCATGGAGAGTTCCTTATACAGCCCATTCTAGGAGCCGTAAGAGGAAGTCAAGGGTTAATATAGGTTAATATACCTCAAATCCCTGGAGAGCCAAAAAAATCCCCCGTAAAATTTTTTTCAGGTAGGGGAAACAGGGGGTGGGGGGCTTTATTATGCCCTTGAGAGCAGCTAAAGCGACATAAGAGTTACTTGAGAGCAGATTAGCTTTTATCAAAAGACTCACCATACCAAGGATACTCCGAAAGAAACTTACCGAGACTTACGAGTAACTCTGTTAGCGATAAAGAGTTACGCTTATGCTTCTCGTGATTCTCCGTCATAGACATCCATTCCAAGTTGTAAGGCATCGCCACTATCCAAGGTGGTATATGATTATCGTACCCGTTGCGGCAGGAGAACTTGTGGTCAATAGTCATTCCTTCCTTTATGTCAAGTATAGAAGAGAAACGAAGAAGGTTCTTTTGGGTTATATCGTCGCATTCTTTCCTATAGGTATCATATTGTTCGTAAAGATGTGGCTTATTTTTTTTTCGGTATATTCCACATTTGGGGCAATCTGTTCCCCCGCTTTTGACAACATCCATAAGTCTATCAAATTCATGACCACAGAACTTACATGTACACTTGAGTCTCTTATGGTGGTTTATTTCATCCATAAAGGCGTTTGTTATAATAAGGTTGGGACATATGCCACTCTTGTTATATTGAGCTACTATTGCTTCTCTCCTGCATTCTGGACATAACTCTTTTATTTTCCTTGTATCGGGAGTTATTGAACTCAAATTTCTTTCTATTGTCTTATTATGTTTCTTACAGGTAATATGATATGACTTATCAAGTATCGTATAAGGTTCTTCCAGAATAAGATTTTGCTCTTTGATAAAAGTAAGTATTTTATGCTTTGGGCTTCTTGCCAGCTTCTCTTGAGCTACTATAAGAGCTTCTTCACGCTTCTTCTGTTTTTCTATAAAAGCATCTTGAGTCTTCCTTATGCGGTGTAATACACGAGAAAGATTTGTAAAGTGCTTTAGGTTGCCGTTAGGAAGCTTTATAGTGACTGGTCCTTCACATGTAGTATATTCTACAAGAGTATACCCACGAAGCTGTAAGATGCTTCTCTGGTTTTCGGTGCCTAATAAAGATTCTTCCATAGTAACTCCTTCGTAATGTTTATTATACCAGTATTTATAAAAAAAAGGTAGGGGTTTATTATATAAAATTCCTAGAAAATCAAAAAACCCCGTGTTTATATTCTAGGTGGGTATAAAAATACCCCCCATATACCCCCAAAAGGCAGTAAAATACCCGCCGTTTTACCCGTAAAAATGCCCTCTGGAGGGTGGCTAAATGCCTGCCTTTTGAGCCTATTCGCCGCCTTCACCAGCCTGAAAAGACGATCCCCTTGTTTTGCTTCAGGACCAGCCGATATGCTGGTGAGATGTTATCCTTCTTGACCTTAGCGACAGGGGCGACGGGCTTGGAGGGGCTTTTGTTGCTCATGCCTCTATTATAGCAACTCCAATCCCATGTCAAGCCCCTATCAAGCCCCTATCAAGCCCCCATCCGACGAGCCTCTTCCAGCCCCTCGGAGTAGCAGGAGGGGCAGACGCAATCCCCATCATCGTTGCAGCCGCTTTCCTGGCACACTTCCGTCTTGACCAGATTGCCCAGCCGCACCAGCGACTCCAGCCGCTCCATCACGAACTTAGCGGGCTTGACCAGCACCACGGAGTTGGCACCCTCGCACTCATCGCCGCAGTGGTCGCACTCGTCCAGCACCATCAGGGTCACATTGCCGTCCGGCTCGTAGCGCACCGCCCGCTTGCCGTGATTGGGCGCGAAGCGAGCCATGACGGTGTTGAAGGCGAGGTTGGAGTTGATGTTGGAGATACGCATGGGAGGCTTGTCCTTGGTTGATGGGTAGAGTATAACGCCTTCCTGGCGTTGTCAAGCCCCCTTCCCAGCCCCTCTTAGCCCCTTAGCCCGTCACCTGTTCGATGATGCCTTCAGGACCGCCCAACTGGTCGCAATACACATCCTCCTGCTCCAGCATCATCTTGCCTCGGCTCGACATGATGCAGACTCGGTAGGTGTCACTCGGCAGGAGCGTGATCATCACATTGCCACCCTGCTTCATCTTCGGGTTGCGCCCCAGCTTGAACGCCAGCCCACCCAGGATCTTGTCGGTCGCTGGGACGATGCCCAACTCGTGCGCCCCGATGCACATCAGCGTGTTGGTGCCGATCTGGTCACGGATGGCGGTGGCGATCTGCTTCTCTTCGGGGGTCGGCATGTCTTGTCCTTGGGTGATGCTCAGAGTATATCAGTCAGCGTCCAGAGTCAAATCCTTTTTGACTTCCTGGCGCAGCTTCTTGTGCGCCTTCTTCTTGTACCACCGGAGCGACTTGCGGGCGCTCTTGCAGTCGATGGCATCGTAGGACTTCCAGCCGCTTGCTTTCTCTTGGTGGGTCATGCTGGAGAGTATATGCGTCGGGAGCCTCTGTCAAGCCCCTATTCAGCGGCTATAGAGCCACCCACCGAAAGCGTCCATCTTCGCATAGCTCTCAGCGTTGAAGATGCTCGCCCGCTCGCCCTTCGCAGGAGCCGCCCAGCCAGCAGCCTTGAAGATGCCTCCAGTCGCCTTGCAGACGAAGCAAGCGACTGAGCCGCCCTCGTCGTTGCCGTTGGTGCGGACCACACGGATGAACTTGGAGCCGACCATCAGCTTGACCTTGCCGTAGTGCTTGAAGCTGCCGTTCTGAGCGTCCAGAACCTTCTGGTAGGCATTGGTGAAGGCGTCGAGAGCAGCGTTGAAGTCGGTCATTGGTTGTCCTTGGTTGATGAGCAGAGTATAATCAGATTCAAGCCACTGTCAAGCCCCTATTAGGCGACTCCAGCGATCCGCTTGGCGACCGCATAGATGGTGCCGTCCTCGTAGACGCAGAACTCTTCGCCCAGGAAGGCTTCCAGCTTCTCATAGACAGCGGCGTGGTTGGGTCCGTTGAACTCCTTGCGAACCTCACGCTTGAGGTCAGAGGGGACGGACTTGGCGTAGTTGCTGATGCTCATGTGCTTGATTGTAGTGGCTTCCAGAGGAAGTCAAGCGACTTTCTGCCACTTCACATGGACTCCAGCGAACTTGCTGAATCGCCCGTTGCCATGTGGGACGTTCTTCTTATCCTTGTAGTAGAGGACTACACGATCCCGACCATATGCAGTGACACCAGCGAACCAGCCCTCGCCGCCATACTTTTTGGTGATGCCGCAGAGAGCAACGGAGATGCTGTCGTTCTTCATGTGCTTGATTGTAGTGGCTTACGGAGGAAGTCAAGCGCGAATCCAGATCCAGATGTCCTCGGGAATGCTGTCTCGCACGATGGTGTCGAGCTTCTCGACCAGTCGCCGTGCCTCTGATACATGCCCAGCCTCGACCGCTTCCCGCTGCGCTTCACGCTGTTCAGCCGCTTCATACGGGTCAGCGTTCTTCCGCTCCCATTCGGTGCAATCAGCACACAGATGCATGCCATTGAACTCGTCGGTAGCGAGGACTGCCCGCCCTTCGACCAGACACATCGCACACGGATGGGAAGGGGAGTTGCTCATGTGTTTCTTTCTTGTTGGGCTTAGTATAGGCAATGGGAGCCGCTGTCAAGCGACTTTCTGCTCGGCAGCCCACTCGTCGTATGCCTTGTAGTAGCCCAAGGCAATCAGTTCCTTGCGGATCCGGTCGTGCCAGTTGGTTTCCTTGTTGAAGATGATGTACTGCTTCTCACCGTCAGCATCCCGACCCAGGTAGGACTCGTCGTAGTCCTCGCCGTACTCCCGAATGAAGTCGTAGAGAGCATCAGCGTAGTAGATGGTGAAGGGAATGCCGTTGATGTAGTCGGCAATCGACCGACAGATGGCAGCGTCATCGACCTTGCCGTGAGCGTTCACATGCTCGGTCAGGATGCTCATCAGGGAGGCAGAGATGACTTCGTTGCTCATGCTCGTAGTATATCAGGTGGGAGCGAATGTCAAGCGTCAATATCTTCCACCAGTACCTTGATATGGGTGGGTGGGATTATCCTATCAATGGTTGCTTCCCATCGCACAGTGTCACTTACAAGCCACTCGTCAGGGACTTCCAGTTGCAAGATACTTAGCCGCTGGACAAACTCATCGCCCAGCCAGTTTGACAGAGCATCTTCTAGGGAAACCATATCAGGGAAAACATAGACACGGGGTATTTTTTCTTTTGCTGACTTGCTCCGTGGACCGACTCTCGGTTTCAATCCACCTTTCAAGATACTCGGAATGTTTCTCTTGGGAGTGACATGAAATACTGTTGTCATGCTCGTAGTATAGAGCCTTTCAGCCGTTGTCAAGCGCCTTGTTGAGCCAATCCCGCAGACTCTTGGCTTCCTCCAGGCTCAGCCAAGTCGGTCCCACGCTACCAGACTCCCTGGCGGAGATGTTGAAGCCATCGAAGGTGCCAGCGGAGTCAGTGGCTTCCAGGGCAACCTTGCCGTTGTTGTCCTCCAGCGTCCAGTTGATGCGCTTGTGGGCGTTGATGCTGATCGTTGCCATGTTAGCAGACTCCAGCGATGCTCTTGGCAACCGCATAGATGGTGCCGTCCTCGTAGACGCAGAACTCTTCACCCAGGAAGGCTTCGAGCTTGCCATAGACAGCAGCGTGGTTGGGTCCGTTGAACTCCTTGCGGATTTCCCGCTTGAGGTCAGCGGGGACAGACTTGGAGAGGTTCTTGATGCTCATGTGTGTGAGTATAGGAGCAGGGAGCGAATGTCAAGCGACTTTCTGATTCTTCGCCGCCTTGATGACAGAGTGGAAGCGTGTGACCATCAGTAGGATCTTCCCAGCATCCTTGTCGCCAGCCATATGCTTCTCATGCATGGCTCCAAGTAGTTGGTAGAGCTTCATATAGCCCGACATGTCAGCCCCGTTGAAGACATCGGCAATCTCTTCAAGTTGCTTTCTCAGGATGGGAGCGTCTTCGAGCATGTCAAGCCCCTTCCCAGTAGCGGTCAGCGTTGGTCAGAGCAGCCTTCATGCTCGCCACCCCGACGCTATTCTGGCTGTGGATATGCCACTCCAGCTTCGGGATCTTGCCCAGGTAAGCCGCTTCCTCAATCCACTTGGCGACCATGTAGCCGTTGCCAGTCTCCCACTCGGGACCAAGATCGTGATCCAGGCTCACCTTCTCGACCGTGCCAGTCTCCAGAGCAGCGATAGCAGCCTGTGCGGTGAACACATGCAGATCGTAGCCCTCGGGCATCTTGCGCTTGTCGTCCAGCCAGAGGTTGATGCCGTTCTTCATGCTCGTATCGTATCAAGCGGGGAGCCGCTGTCAAGTGACTATTCGGGCGTCAGGTACTTGACCAGCGCCTCGACAGCCTCTTCGACACTCTTGGAGCCGCGCATGCTGATCGGTGCCGACTCGCCCTTGAGGCGAACGAACCAGAAGCCGTCCTCTTCCTCAATGTGGGCAAGCGTCACCCAGCCGAGTGACACACGAGCATCTACATCGCTGTCCTGAGTGATCTTCAGGAGGGAGGCAAGGGCGTTGATGTTCATGTTGGTATTGTAGGCGTTGGGAAGCAATGTCAAGCCCTATCCCAGCCGATATGCTTGCTCAAAGCAGCGTCCCAGCCGCCAAGCTCCTGAAAGCGAGCGTTCAGGTACTTCCAGTAGGGAAGCGTGCTGTCGAAGTAGGGGTGAGGCTCGCCGCAGGGATGAAAGCGCATCAGCCGCCCGATTTCCTCTCGGGACATGCTGTTGATGGTGTCAATGTTTTTCTGGAAGTCGGCAGGTAGGTCGGTCACTTCACCTTCTCCGCCAGATACTCGTTGGCATACTCAATCAGGTCGTAGTCGATGCTCCGCTCGTAGGGATCGCTGTTTTCGTAGGACTCAAGGATCGCGCCCAGCAGCGCCTTAGCGCCCTTGAGGTTCTTGGGGTAGAGCGACTTGAGGCTCTTGGCAGCATTCCGCCGCTTGATTTCGGCTTCCAGTTGCTCGGTGGGGATTTCGTTGATGTTCATGAGCGTGAGTATAGAGACTTCCAGAGGAAGTCAAGCGACTTTACCGCCTCGCTTCCAACCACACCTTATAGACCCCAGCCGCAAGATGCTTGGTGCAAATGTCGCAGGATCGCCCCTGTGCCATAGTCCAGCCACCAGTGGACAGAAGCAGCTCCTTGAGTGACTTCTTGTCACAAGTGGTAGTCAAGCCGCTACACAGAGCGTTGAGGATGTTGTGGGTCATGTCAGTATCCTAATGCCTTCCGCCTACGTGTCAAGGTTGGGAATGTTGTGGCTTTCGATCCAGTCCATACACTCGTGGGCAAGGTTCTTGCCAGCCGTGCAACCATCTTCTCCACAAGAATACTTGATAGTGTTGAGGTTGTGATGCAGCGCAATGAGCAGCCCTTCCAGCTTCTTAATGCGAGCCTCTGGTGAGACGCTGTGGAGCAGCTTTTTAGCCGCTTCCACACGCTTCATGTTCTGCTTGGCTTCGTATTCCATCTGCTTGATGCCGCTTTCCAGCGTATGGGCATTGCCTCGGATGCAGGCTTCCTCTGTGTCATACACATGCATGGTGCCGATCCAAAACTCATTGTCGGGGGTTTCTGGACGAGCGACCCATGCACGACTATCAGGATCCTTGCGCTTGAGGATCACTTCAACGGGGGCGTAGGCTTCGAGTATGTAGGGCATGCCAGCAGTATAGAGACTCCCAGAGGAAGTCAATGCCTAACTTGGGCTGATGATAGGGTCCGTATTGCCACCGCACCAGAGACTTATCTTCTGCCAATGCTCATCGTGGTCAGTTTCGGGGTCTGAGTCGGTGGTTCCGCCCCATGCCTGCTTTCTATACACTGTGTCTATTAAATGGGCATATTCGTGTCCAAAAACACGACACAGATACTTCCAGCGTGTCATACGCAGCTTGCTGAACGCAAGTGGGTTGATTTCGATGATCATGAAGTAGCGTCGGTTGCCAATCTTGGTGCTGGGGTGGACGCTTTCACGCAAGTTGTATCTTGTGCGTAATGAGTCAAAAGACCGCAGGCTTACTCCTACGGCTTGTCCAAGGGTATTTCCCCTTCTACCACATACAAACACTAAAGGATTGATGGTTCTGGCGACTTGCTTGAGCCGCTCGGGAGCCGATGAACGCTGGAAGCGCCTCTCAACGGCTCGGAGCGCCTTGTAGCAGTTTTCCTCGTTGATGCAGACAAGGCTACCCATACCTCTATTTATGATACGAGTAGCCGAAAATAAATCAAGCCACTATTCTGCTCGTATGGTGTTTATATTGACCGCATCTATCAGCTTGCCGTCAAGTAGCCAGCCGCTCACGGTCATGGATGTCAGACATTAGTGTCTCCCTTGCTTGCGGTGAAGCTTCTTCCGCTTCTTCTCGGCTTGCCGCTTGAGCCGCTTCTCGTTCTTGATCTTGCCGTCACCCTTGCCCCAGGTCATGTCGAGGTCTGGAATCGAAGGAACGACAAAGGGTTTATTCAGCCCCGGAATGGGAATGATGAAGCCGCTCACGCAGGCACCACACGCTTCCCGGCGAGCAGCCGCGACTGGACCGCCGCATCCATGGACAGGAACTTGCCCTCGAACACCCAGACGCCGTTGCTGTTCACTTCGATCCGGTCGCCACGGCGCAGGGTCACGCCCTCGCGCTTCTGGGTGACAACGGGGATGCCAGCGGCATCGAACACACGCAGAACGGACTTGATGTTGCTGGGCATGGGAGGTTCCTTGGTTGGTTGTTGGGTTGAGTGTATCGGGTGGCAGCGAATGTCAAGCCCTTAACTTGAGCCATTCGTCGTACATGCGCTGGAAGTCGCTTGGCAGTCCCTCATCGATGAACTGGACATCACCCTTCTCGTAGAGGCGCATGAGCCGAGCATTGGTCGGGTCGTGATGCTTCTCGAAAGCACCCACTTCGCCAGGGTCACGATCATCCAGCGAGAACCCCAGCAGCTTGCCGCCCATCACGAACCACATGCCACCAGGGCAAGCCAGCAGGGGAGTCCCCTTCGGGATCACAGCCGCCTCGTAGGTCGGGCGATATACCTGGGAGTTGCCGTAGTAGGAGTTGGTCGGCTTGACCTTGCCGTCAGTGACGAAGGCGTTGATCGGCACATGCGTGGCGAACACACGCCCGCCGTTCACCATGAAAGTGTCGTAGAAGGTAGGCATGGTCAGTCCACCCACTCCACAACATGCATCTCAAGGATGCTGTCATAGGAAACCCAGGAGGTCTTGCCCTGCGCCTTCAGTCCGTCCATGAAGTGGGTCGCCCAGAAGAGGTTGAGGAAGGTCTTGATCTTGCTCATATGAGTGGAGTATAGCGACTGGGAAGAGAAGTCAAGCCCCTAAATCGCAGCTTGCTTGGCAATGCCAAGTTGCCTGGAAGCCCTTGTCAGTCGCTCGGCAAACGAAGGAATAGAAACCATAGCCAGCAGTGTTGTAGCCGCACGTCATCTGGACATCAGCCGCGTCATGTAGCGTGATGGGATGCTCGGAAGTTGCTCGCCAGTAAATGCGGTCCCTGGAGTCGCCCCCAGTGACTTGACGAGTGACTCGGAAGGTCTTGCCGTTGATCGTGAGGGGAGCGATCACCAGTCGCCCCCGTCATCACTCCAACCGCCATAACTCTCATTCTCGCCCATACCAGCAGAGGTCATGGCGTCCTCGTCAGCCTCGGCATCGGTCATGAACTGGTCCTGCTCGCAGTCCATCTGCTCCATGTGATCCAGATCGGCGTTGTCGAGCGCCATCTCGTAGGCATCGTCCTCAAAGGGGAGGTCGATGGTGTCGGGGGTGTCGTAGTTGCTCATGCGTATGATTGTAGCGGCTGGGAGCCAATGTCAAGCGTCAGATTCGTTCCTTCACATCGTCCCAAGCGTTCTGAGCGCGGTCCATGAGGTTGTGGATTTCTTCGATGGGTAGATCCATGCTCTCAGAGAGCGCCATGAGTTGATCGTGGGTCAGATCAACACAGGCGACCATCTCACCCAGCAGGCGGGCAAACTGCAAGTGGTCGTTCTCCCACGGGTTGCCCTGGAGCTTGATGCGTTGGAAGGACTCGATACGACCGGGGGTGGTGATGCGCTTGCTCATGTTTTTCTTTCAGAAAGGGAGGGTTGCTTCGAGCGACTTCAGCGCCTTCGCCACATTCATCAGTTCCAGCTTCGCCATGAAGGCGTTGAAAGCGCCCTCAC